ATCAAAGTTTTGGCCGACAAAGATCGAGGTGTTATTCCAAAACTTATGGATCAAATCAAAGGAGTGGCAGAAAACCTCACAGTTGATCCAGCCAAACTCAAAGCAGCAGCAGAATTGTTCACAGTTATTGCAACTGGATTGTCTGAAATCATGAAAGCTGTAGCTGAACTTATATCCAAGTTTGACTCTGGATTTTCATTCAATCCTGTTTCGCTGTTGGGAAATATGGCTTCAATGTTGGCTAAAATTCATGCATTAATGGAAGTTACCAACACAGTGTTACCTGCTATACAAACTGTGTTAAGATCTATGATGACTGAAGTTATTGCAATGAGCAATACAATAACCAACGTTGAAGGTTTAAAAGCTATTGGTCCAATATTGGCAGCTGTAACACAGCTTATAACAGGTGTTTTGACTGCTGTTTCTGGGCTTATAAGTGACGAAGGTGCTGGCGGTTTTCTCAACGCTCTTAACACCTTGATTAGTGGCGGCTCGCAAACAAATGTTATAAATGATAAGTTGATTGCAGTTCAGAATTTTATTGGAACCTTCTCTGGTTCTATTCGTAGGCTGTTGACTGGAACTGATGGTAGGGGTGGTATTCTTGGTGGAATTAAACAAATTGTTGACAGTTTACCAACAGAGCCAACAAAGCTTAAAGCTCTTTCTACGGTTAGTGAAATCATTAAATCTGTAACCAGTATTATTGCTCCTATTATTGAAGCTGTTGGGAATTTGACAAAAAACATAAAAACCGGTGGAGGTATAAACACAAGTCAAATAAATGCTGTTGGCAATCAGATTTCTGGAGTGATTACTTCGATATCAACAAATTTTACAAGTTTGTTTCAGAATTTGCCTACACTGATAACGAATTTAACACAAATATCATTACCATCTGGTATTGATAGTAAAATCAAAACACTTAGCAGTATTTTTGACATGGTAAAAAATATTGGTAGCATTATCAGTGGATTCAATATTAACGTAGGTGGTGGTGCTCAAAGAACATTGAACATGTGGAGTGAAGTTTTTGTTCCTATATTGACTTTGTTAGCGTTTTTTGGGTTAAGTAGAGGCTCCCGTCTAGTAGATATTCCAAATGCGCAAGGTCACAAGGAAACGTTTGAAGCAGTTTTGAACGGAATAAATTCTATTCAATTTCCCCACGGCATGTCAGACAAAGTAAAAACCTTAAAAACAGTGTTTGATTCTCTTAAGAGTGTAGCAGAAGCAACCAAGGCTTTAAAAGAGCTTGCTGGAGAGAACAACACAACAATTTCCCCAACAGTATTAGACGTTCCACTCCAAAACATTGACAATGTGCTTCGTAGTTTGACAAGAACAGATGCTTCTGGAGGTCGTGGAGTTAATCCTTTGATGGATGAGTCTTCAAACAATCCACTAAGCAAACTTGGTGGAATATCAGAAAGACTTAGAGGAAAACCTGCTAAACTTACTGCTATACAAGGGAGCTTGAGGGAAATGTTCAGTGCAGCAACAGCTTTGCGTGATTTGCCGGATGTAGCCAACGTAAGCACAACACTGACAACAAGACTAAACAGTTTCTTTGGTCAAACAGGTGTTTCAAGTAATTCAGTTTTATCGGTATTGGATGCACGGTTTGGAAGTGGTGCTAATGCACAAGCCACAGGAAATCAAATCGAGCAAATAACCACAAACATTAGAGAACATGCTTTAGTTCCAATGAGAGCAATGGTAACAGCTTACAATGATTTCATTGCAGAGGTGCGTAACCTATCTAGCGGAGATCAACCATTACAAGTTGCTTTAACGGCTCTTGGTACAACTCTTGGTGGCAGACAAACTTTGGCTGTGAGAAATGCTGCTGTCAATGCACAAATCAATGTACAAGTTAAAATTGAAACAAAAGAAATCGTATCTGCTTTGGAAACACAATCACGCAATACTACTATAACAGACACTCCAAGATTCCTACCAGGTTTATTTGTAACTGCACCAGTCGGTAGTGGTTAATAAACTAATTAATAGGCAATAAAACATGTTAACAAACAAAGAACTACGTGAGCAAGTACTAAAAAATCAAGTGATCAAAGGACTTTTAGAGCAAATTGAAGATGCAAAAGAAAGAGAAAAAACTGTTATAGCTATTGAAGGTATGCTTGATCAACTTCAAGGTAAGTTTAATGGTCTTTCACAAGCATACGAAGAAATAGCCAAAAAACAAGCTTCTAAATAGTTATCTAACAAGGTAACTCATGCCACCTATTGTTCCAATTGATGAAAATCTTTTAAATGCTCCTAGCCCAACAACACCAACAGTACAAGGAGGTGCACCTTTAGCTCCAAGTTCAACAACACCATTAGCTCCGAGCGCAACAGCACCAGTTGTAACTCAAAGACGTTTAACGATTTTCTATCAAAATGGAGATACAATACCAGCAGCACCAGTTATTGATCGAGAAGTTGATATAGCACAACCAATACTTGATAGATTTGCTGAGTATGCCTCTGAAAGATCACAGGTAAACAACATTCCTGTTGTTGCGGTACCTGTTCAAAAAGTTGGTTTTGAAAATGATGAAGATTCGAGACAGCCGAAATACATCGATATCAGCGGTATTCCTAATGCCAAAATAGAATTCAATAGTCAACCCACACAGTTTCCCATAATAGCTAATGTAACCCCAGACCCAGTTGGTATTAACTACAAAAACAACAACGCTGAAGGACCAAGAAACTTTAACTTAAACCTATACCAAAAACTTTTCATTAACACAGGCAATGCAGCTGCTCATGGGCGCATAGTTGACAAAACGTTGCTAGCAACAAGAGGTCACAACAGTGTTAACAAAACCGTAACCCCAGAAATCTCTCAAGACAAAAATGATGGTAAAATAACTCTTGGCTCTTACTTTTATAAAAACATAGGAAACAACGTCAACTATGTAACTGGTAGTTACGTAAGATCAGCAGAGGAAACACAAACTGGTGTTCCTTCAATGACCATCGAACAGATGAAAAACATTGGTCTTAACATCATGTTTGAAGCTGTTCAAGGTAGCGCAGGACTTGATTATACTGTTCGCTCAACAGATAGTGCTGCTGAAGTTGAAGCAAGAATGGCTATTCCTTCCGAGCAAAGAATCGGTAAACGTGTAAGTCTTGGCAGGTTCACCCCAGCATATCAAATACAAAAACTAACAGGTGTTTCGAAACCAAACAACGCAAACTTTATCGACAACACAGACGATATTCAGACATATGGATCGTTTTACAACGTTTATTCCCAGTTCGATTCTCTTATATCATTAGGACAAATAGCGTTGTGTGTTGCAATGATTTTAGCTTTTGTAATTTTGCTAAACATTCTTACTGGAATTATAAACAGAAACAGGGATCTTATAGGTGATAACGCTGCAAGTTCATTTGCAAATCTCGATAATAATGAAAAACAAAGACTTTTAGGTGTTTCTGTTTTGCAAGATTCTGGCGTGTATCCTTTAAGCAAGATTGATGGTGGAGATATAGCATCACAGTTTCTTGGTACTCAAGGTATATTTTCTTACACTCGTCACCGAACAGAAGATTGCTTAAATGCAGGTATCCAAGAGTTTTTTGGCTTTAGTTTTTTTGGAGGAAACTTAGCAACTACAGTAACAGCAGGACAACAGGCTGCAAACGCATCATTAAAGGTTCTAACAGAAAGCGGAAGATTAAACGTTATTCTTAGAGAACTTTTAAGAAGCGGAATAACATTGGTTGAAAACACAGCTTTAGATTTCACTGGTGGACCTTCTATTGCTGGTATTGGAAACCTTTTCCGTAAGATTCGTGACCTTAAAATTGTTCGCTTTATAAATGTTTTATTAGGGATTGGTGACAAGATTAGATTTGAGGTTGATATAGCATCAAGAGTTCAGAGCAATATAAAAGAGGGTAATCCAAACAATAGTTCATTGATGGTAACAGGAAGCAACGTATCCTATGTTGATAGTCTACCAGATAATAGATACAATTACATTTCGAAATCTCGTTTAAGCAATCAAAACGGTTTAATCTGGAGCAACAAAAATGCTGGAATGTTAAATTTACCGCTTTTTGGTGCTGCCAATTCGTTTGGCAACGCAGGATTTGAAACAGTTGGTTCATCAAGTAGAGATAATTGGCGGGATATGGGTATTAGTGTCGGTTACCCGGCGAATTATGAAAGCTCTCAAATTACAGGGACACCAATAGAACGTTTCAATTCCGCAACTACCGGAAGAATTGATCCATCCGTTGTAAAGGCTGTTGAAGATGAATTGGAATCCGACTTCATGCCGTTTTATATCCATGACTTAAGAACAAATGAAATACTTTCTTTTCATGCTTTTTTGGAGGAAGCATCAGAAGATTTCAATGTGGAATATACTTCGCAAGACGGTTATGGGCGCATGGATAAAGTTCAGATCTATAAATCAACAACAAGAAATGTTTCTGTAAACTTTAAGATGGTTGCAATGAATCCAGAAGACCACGACATTATGTGGTACAAAGTAAATCGTCTTGCAATGATGATATATCCACAATGGACACAAGGCAGAAAGATAACAGTTGATAACCTTAGATTTATTCAACCATTTTCTCAGATTCCTGGTGCAACTCCTGTGATACGTTTACGTCTTGGTGATCTTTTCAAGTCTAACTATAGCAAAATGGCTGTTGCAAGATTGTTTGGTATTTCTACCTTAGAAGATTACAATGTAGATTCTAGAAGAAGCCCAAGGCCACGAACGGCAGCAGCACCAGCAGCACCAGCAGCAGGAGGAACGGCAGCAGCACCAGCAGCACCAGCAGCAGGAGGAACAGCGTCGAGAGTGCAGCCCACAAGAGCAGAAAAATTGCAGGAAGGACGTGTCATAGGAACCAGCACACAGGAACAACAAGCGCAACCTAGAAGACGCTCAGGACAAAGGCGTAACGCATCGAGTGTAGCAACTTATGCTGTAGGTGATTTATTTGCCCCAGGTGATGAAGTTATGTTTGTTGCACGTAGTTTTCCTAATATTGCAAATTATCGCACAACACAAGGAATAATTCGATCTGATTCTCGAAGCGAAGGTAGAATTTTTGCCACAATACAAACTGTTGATAGAGATCGTATAACTGTCAGACCTGTAACTTATTTCCCTGATTTTTTCATTTTTAATGAAGAGAGAGAGGTTCAGAATTTGCCACAATACAAAATTACTCAAGGAAATACTAATGACACAACAATAACAATTAATCAACTAAACTCAATCCTTGATAGATCATCTACAGTTTTTTTGCTTCAACGTCAATCAAGAAGACTAGAGAATCAGGCAACGTCGTCAGAACAGCAATCTACTCAACAGCAATCTACTCAACAGCAATCTACTGAACTAAACTTAATAACACCTCAAAATTTTTACGACGAAAACCAAAACCCAGTCATGAAAGCTTTCAACTCTTCTGGCGGCAAAGGTCTTGCTGGAGTTATTACAAGTTTTAAGATTGATTATGGCGAAGCTAAAGGTAGTTGGGGTATTGATAGCAGCGAGTTTCTACGTGCTCCTATGTTTGTTACTGTGCAGTTGCAAATGGCTGTTATCCATGACATTACACCTGGACTTGATGCTAAGGGTATCATGATGGCACCAATCTGGCCTGTTGGTAAAACTTCTAATCACTTTGTTAATAATGGTACCAATCCACCAGACAGAGGAATCCCAGCTTCACCAAGTCCAAGTAACGGTCCTACTAGTTTCTCTGGTGATGGAAACGATTATTTTTCTGTTGACAAGGGAGATCCTTTGTACTACAACCGCAGGGGTTAAATAAAACCATGGCAACAAGTAGATATCTTTTAACACCAAAGCTAGATTTTAATTTTCAATATGGCACAAGTGAAACTGTGGCAAACATTCGCAGTGCTATAGCAAATGGGCTTATAAGTTCTGAAGTAATAATTTTGAAGGAAATTATACGTCTTGATGTGTTAGCTGGGCAATATTACGGTGAGGGTAAATACTACTGGTTAATAGCCGCCGCATCAAATATTGGTTGGTCACTACAAGTGCCCCCAAACACAAGAATCGTGATTCCAAACCTACAGCAAACACTTCAGTTCTTAGGTTGAAAGAAACCTCCCTTCGCCTACTTAGGGTAAAAACATGTTATATCTAGACTCAGAAAACGATTTAGCTTTAAATCCAACAGCTCTTCGTGCAAGAAAAAATCAACGATTAAGTGAGTTAAAAAGGTATTTTCGTAGATATTATGGATTTATTACTACTGGCGACATAGCCACGGCTCTTTCTTTGCGTCAGGTTATTCGAGAAAGAGAAACAACACCAGCAGCGACAGGCGCCACATCAATTATTGGTAGCCGAACGGCAACGAATGCTGCTGATGTTCGTGAAGCAGCAATAGATGCAAGATTAAGATCCGATCCTAGATTGGTTCCTGTTTTTGAAATATTAATGGATGGGGACAATAGCTCAACGAAACCTATTCTACAGACTTCTGGTTCAGTAGGTTCAGTAATGAGTGAACTTAATAATCTTGCGAATGGAAATCCTGCTAACATATCCGACATTGCACGTTGCGTGAAAATCCATTATTGCAATGAAGCAGTATCCACTCCAGGTGGCAGTAATCCACAAGCAAGACTTGAAAACAACGTTTATTTTCCAAATTTATCAAGAGCTGTACCTGTATTACCCGAAGAACAGTCACAGGCTGATTTCAAGAATAGGATAGTTGCTCTTCGTATGGACCATCCTTTGTTAATGTCTGGAGAGAAGAATGCTGAGTTGTTGACTGTGTTTTTTAACAGCGTACCAACATTAGAATTTACAAGAGCAACCCCTGTATTGAACATTAAGTTTTTCTCAACAAGGCAAACTATTCAGGACCAAAAGCTTAGTGCTATTACTTTACAAAAGTTTGTTGAAGGAGCAAGAGATATTGGTCAACCAACTCCATCAAACGTTTCTCTTTATGCTTTTGCACGTTCGAATCAAATACCAACTGGTTCTGTGAATGGCAATCGTAGATCTGCTGTTAACTTTGATACATACACGGTAACAGGTCTTGAGTTGTTTCGAATGCCTCAATCAATGCAAAACGTTGAAGGATCAAAACAAACAGAAAACCATTTAGCGCCTATCATTGATCCTTTTCGTCCTTTGGCTTCAATTAAATCATTCAGCGTTGAAGTTAGAAGTGCGTATGGTTTACAGGGAACACGAACAGCAACATTAGAAATAGTTTTGCATGACCGCTCACGAATGGCAGAGTTTGCTGATTTCGTTAAACCAGACCGTTTTGGTGAAACATTTCTTGAGGTGGAATATGGTTGGTTACATCCAGATACAGAAGAGAATGTTAATCCATACGCAGATCTTTTAAACCTAACACGTTCTGTTGAGCATTTTACAATTATTACAAGCAACTTTAACTTTGACGAAGTTGGACAAGTTAACATAACTTTGAATTTGATTGGCAGAGGAACTGCTGAAAGCACTGAACTTTCTATTGTTGGTGAAGCAGCTTCTGGCCGCATTCAGACTCAAATAAGGCAAATTGAAAGACTATCTCAAACCATTAACAGATTGGGTGCTGTGGTTTTCCCAAATCAAAATGGTAACTCTGAAAATTCTACACATAGAAGAGAAGTTCGTGGTTTGCAAGGCTTAAGTGCTGCTGGTGACGCCACAAACAACTTGGTTCTTTCTGGAGAAACTTTAAGAAATTTGCGTGATTTGCGAGCTACATTAAATGACAGAGCCCAGAATGCAAGACTTCGTGGACCATCCACAGAACTACAAACATCTATCGACAGGTTGATTGGTCCAATAACTGGTAGAAACCCAACTGGGCCTGGAGAGGATAGATTGTTAGCCAGTGTATCCCAAACACTTAATGCAGAAATAAGACAAATTCTCAATAGAATTAATCAAGTTAGCAATAACAGTCGTCCAACCGCAGACAATTACTACAACGACGTGTTTTTGGCTGGTATACCAATCCTGGCTTGGAATTACATAAAAACATACATTGGTAGAGTTAGAGAACCAGCACGAGGTTCTTCCGAAAATCCAAATACAGACAATCAACTACCTTCAACTGGAAATAATAGAAGTAGTGCGCTTCCTGCTGGCCTAACACTTGAAAATCTTACAGGAGGTCCAACTAATGTTTTTTCTCTTGGTACCTTAATAACGGCATTTGTTGCTAAACCTTTGGCTGCTTTAAAAAATTCTGATGGTACACCAAAATTTAAAGAAGTTCAATTGTACTTTTACAACTTCAACAACAAAGCAGGTTGGATGAGTCGCTGCAACATATCTCAGTTTCCAGTTCAAGTAAGTTACTTTATTCGTGAGTATGGAAGAATGCGTATGGAAAATGCAAGCAGAGCAGTCAACTTGAGCGTCAACGAGTTTTTAAACTTTATTACATCAAAGATTGTTGACGACGTAATGAATCCAGCTTACGGAATCAACACTTTATACAGAATCAATAACGAAGGTCAAGTAGAAGCCATTACTCGTAATTTTGATAGTCAAATGCGATATAATATGGAACGAGCAAACATTAGTGGACACCCAGATTTTGTTCCTCCACAAGTTACATTTGAAACTGAAGCATTACCAGCAACAAGAAGTGATCCGTCAGCTGCCAGTGAAACCATTCTCAAGATTCATATCTTTGACAAAGCATGTTCTCCTAATAATGCATATCGGGAACTGTTAACTCTTGCAACAGACAATGTTCTTGGAACTTTAAGTTCTTATCCAGGCAATACTGAACAAAGAGAAGCAAATGAACAATTGGCAAGAACTCAAGAGGGTGGAAACCAAAATATCAGTGATTTACAGCAAAACTGGAGAAATTTACATAATACCGTAGTACAAGAAGTTGGTCCAAGAGGTCTAAGATTGATTGACGAAGTTGGAACAGGGCTTAATGGTGAACCAGTTTATCGTTTCTCTGGTGGACCACAAAGACTTAAAGAGTATATTATGAAAGGAATGCCTCACATCATTTATGGTGCTATGGGAACAGCTATTAAAACAGCTGCTGTTGGTTCACAAAGCGACCCTGCATTGAACACAATCAACATTCAACGTTCTCTTAACGCTTCACCTGTTCAACCAAACGGCCAACAAGCCGGTGGTGTTCCTTTAAGTGTTTACCCAGTTGAACTAAGCATGACAAGTTTAGGTTGTCCAATTCTACGTTACGGACAAGAAATATTTGTTGATTATAACACCAACACTTCTATTGACAACATGTATTTCATTACGGGGTTGCAACATAAAATTGAAGCTGGTAGTTTTGAAACAACAATTAAGTTTACAGCAGTTGATGCTTTTGGTCGTTACCGAAACCTAATAACTCAACTAGACAATGCTGCGGAAACACTTGCTAGAATGACATCAACAACAGGAACGCAACAAAGCCCAGCAACTCCTCAAACTCCGCCTCGACGCCATCGTCGTCGCTCTGCTACTGTCAGACCAGGCTCAGGAGGCTCAGGAGGAACGCAACAATCAGCGCCGCCAGCACCAGCACCAGTAAGTGGGCAACCATAATCTATAGTTTAATCTTATCATATGGTAACATATGGTCATGGATTATATTGATAAACTTGTTTCGCAGCTATACCTTGTTAAGCAACCTCAACAAGCCCCAGAACGCTTTATACGGGCTTATAAGGGCTTGTCTCCAAGGTTGCAAGGCTCTGGTGTACCTTGGCATTTAACCTTACCAGAAAAGCTTTGTAGAGCGATTGAGAACGATCAAGAAAGGTTCAAGCAAGAACTCAATAATCTTGATTTGTCTTACCTGGAAAACGTATATGTTCCAACAGAAAAAGTGTTTGAATATATTCAACCAGCAAAGATTAACATTGAAATATACCACCAATATTCTCAACTGGATTCAACAGGACATATTCAATCGTTTAAACCTAATGTAGATGGTTATGCTCAAACAGTTGAATATGACCGTGTTAGCAACGTTACAGGACGTTTTAAGACTGTTTCTGGACCAATGTTGCTACATCTTCCAAAGGTTTATAGAAGCGTGTTAGAAAGCCGTTGGAAGAATAAAGGAGCTATTGTATCTCTTGACTATAAATCACTGGAACCAAGAGTGTTGTTGTCTACTAGTGGAACACAACCAAGAGAAGAGATACAACGAGACATATATGATGCTGTTAAGCTTTCATTGTTCCAAGATAATCCAGAAGTAGATCGTGATGCGGTAAAAAAGATTGTGTTATCTGAGCTATATGGAGCAGGAATAGAGTCATTACGTCAACGTATACCCAACGTTAGGGATTTAGAATCTGTTGTTGGAGAGATATCTGAATGGTTTGGTTTGGAAGGTTTGAGAGCAAAGCTATATGAGCAATGGAAAGAAACTGGATTTAGGTATATCACAAATTTTTATGGTAGAAGAGTTAAAACAGAAACAGCTCATACTCTTGTAAATCATTATGTTCAGAGCACAGCGGTAGACGTTGCCATGTTAGGTTTCTTGAATATATTGCAGTATGTTGAAGAGCTAGATAATCAGGAGTATATTGTTCCGATATTCATTCTTCACGATGCATTGATTTTGGATATTCACGAGAATTGTTTTAGCTTGATTAATGGTTTATGTAAGCTGGGGAGTGTAGACATTAAGAATTTAGAATCAACTACGTTTTACATGTCCTCAGACAAAGGGTTTTCAAGATGAACCAGGAACAAATCATTATCAAGAACTTTGAGCTTTTCAAGACTCAGGTAGCGAAGCTTGGTGCTAAGGGAGGAGCGATTCTATCATATGTTGACAACAATTCAGAACGGATCATGCTTGCACCTGCTTCAACAAAGCGGGATTACACTTGTTGTCATCCCGGTGGGCTTGTGGAGCATTCTCTTCGAGTGTTGCAGAACGTCGCCAAGCTTCGTCAAGTATACAATCTTACGGATTCTGTTGCTACTTCAAGCGTTATTCTCTGTTCTTTGTTTCACGACATTGGCAAGGTTGGAACGGAAAACAAAGAATATTACGTAGATAACGCATCAGATTGGCATCGTGACAAGCTTGGTATTTATTACAACGTTGCTGAACGTTTTCAGCATATTCCAGTATCTCAACTAAGTCTTTTTATTCTTTCCAAGAATAACGTTGAGATTGATATTGATGAATGGTATGCTATGTCTGTGGTTGGGAATAAAGCAGCGAGAGAAGATCTTCCAACCCAGAGTGAACCTTGGATTTCTGTTATTCTTTCACAGGCTGTTAAGGCTGCTTGTGTTCAAGGAAAAGGCAAAGAAAAGGCTGTTTCTGTTCAATAGTATTATTCTCTCATATAATACTTAGTAGGTAGACCACCCTATTAGGTGTTATTTCACACAAACAAACAACAGTGGTTAAGAAAGAAAAGAGCAAATATCATGGCAAGCTACAACCTCGACGCAATCAAAGCAGCTCTCTCAAAGAACGACAAAAGCTCAGCAACAACCAAGGGAGCAACCCAAAAGCAAGTATATTGGAAGCCTACTATTGGTGAACACGACATTCGTTTTCTTCCCATTCAGAATTCTTCCAATGAGCCATTTCAAACTGTGGCGTATTACAGTGAGCCTCTAACTGCACAACGTCTTGTTGCACCGTATTCATTTGGTATGCCTGATCCCATCAAGGATCAATTTGAAGAACTTCGTAACAGTAAGAAGCACCCTGATGGGTGGACTATTGCCAAGCACCTTCGTTCCAAGGAACGCTTTTATGCGGTTATCATGGTTCGTGGTGAAGAAGATAAGGGTCCACAAGTATGGGAGTTTTCGAAAGAAACCCGTGACCAAGTTTATGGTATTCTAACCCACAAGGATAACATTGACGAGGACATGCTTTCACCCGATGTTGGATATGACTTTACATGTTCAGTAACTCAAGTTATTGAGGGTGGAAAGCCCCGTCTTTTCAAGGGATCGCCTGTTAAGCAAGTTAACTTGCAAGCTCGTAAAAAGCCATCTCCATTGAGCAAGGATAAGGCTCAAGCAAAGAAGTGGTTGGATGCTGTACCTAATCTTGAAGATATGTTTAAGCGTCAGTGTAAAGCTCCAGAAGAACTTGTAGAGGTATTGGAGCAGTTTGTTGCAACTCTTACTGGTGGAACTCCTAGTGCGTCCACTCGTGAATCTGGGACCGATGTAACAGAAACACGAACAGGTAAAAAGCAAACTAATCCAGTAGCAGATAAACTTGATGATGCATTCGCTGATTTGGCTTCATTCTGATATTAGAATAACTTAGCTTTGTAATCTCTCCTCCTCTTCTCAAAATGGAAAACCCCGGCAGGATTTATTTCCTCCGGGGTTTTCTTGTTTTCTAGGCTTAATAAGATTTAGAATCGATACTTTTTATCACCGGCACTTGCCAAGTCTTCGAAGTTAGATTTTTCGATATTTTTGATAGCGTCTACAAAATCTCTTAGGTCATCGATTTTCCCTGAGTTTGCGTAATTTTCTGCAAACTCAGCAGCTAGTCTTCTTATTTCTTCTTTTTGATCTTCATCGAAATAAGATTCTTGTCCACCCATAATCGCTTCTTTAATCAAACCTTTTAGTTGTTTTACTGTAATCTTCATTTAAACACCTGTATGGGATTATAGTTCTACCCAATAACAATATATATCCCCCCCCCCGAACATTTTTTTCAAGAAAATCTTTTATTCCATTTACCCATGCTTTGTAATCTCTCCTCCTCTTCTCAAAATGGAAAACCCTGGCAGGATTATCTCCTCCAGGGTTTTCTCTTTTTCTGTTGAGCTATATGTTAAGCATATAGATTTTCGTCATCCTTAAGCTGTTGTTGCCATTCTTCTTTCCAATTAGGGAATTCTTCCATCATATCTTTGTAAGTAAAATCTCCATCGGGTAGTTTACTTATTTCGTCCATAACCATTTCAACATAAGCAAACGTACCAGACAATGATTTTCCTCCGGGTAATCTCTGCACTCCCTGAGCAATCGAATCAAGAACGTCCCCAGCTCCAGATGATGAGACGTGTGCATAATACCTTTTAGCTAAAGTTTTAATTCTTGCTTTTGTTCTTGGACTGAGTGGAGGCAATCCACCGCTTGCAACGTCTTCAATAGCTTCTTTGATCAAACGTTTTAGTTGTCTTACTGTTATTCTCATAAAACTTTCTCCTGTTGTTCTGGGGTTGTATACTTTGCCCAATAACAATATATATACCCCCCCCACCCGAACATTTTTTTCAAGAAAATCTTTTATTCCATTTACCCATGTTTTGTTATGTGTTACCTTGTTTGAAGAAGGAGAGCAAACCTATATATGGCAATCAAATCAACTAAAAAGCCTTTATTAGATGAACCAGCAGCAAATGAAGACACAGACTTTTCTGCTGAACTAATCAAGCAAATCAACAAAGAAGCAGGAAATAAAATCGCATTCAACCTTGGAACCGATGAAGCTCCAACAACTGTTAAACGCTGGATATCTACGGGTTCAAAACAACTCGACTACATTATCTCTAACCGCCGAAATGGTGGTGTAGCAGAAGGACGTATCGTAGAAATCCAAGGACCACCTAGCTCTGGTAAATCACACATCGCATATGAAATTGCTAAATCAACTCAACGTATGAATGGTATCGTTGTTTATATTGATACCGAGAACGCTACATCGGTTGAAAACCTTGAAGGTCTTGGTATCGACATTCGTAAACGTTTTGTCTTTATTCAAGAAACTTGCATTGAAGACATTTTCAAGGTTATTGAAAGTACGATTGAAAAGGCAAGAAATCTTAAAGCAGATGTTCCTGTTACAGTTATTTGGGATTCTGTTGCTGCTTCTGCGCCCAAGGCAGAGATTGAGGGTGATTATGACCAGAATACAATTGGTCTAGCTGCCCGTGTTCTTTCCAAGGGTTTCCGTAAGATTACTGACATTATCGGTGATAAGAACGTTTGTTTGGTTCTATTAAATCAGCAAAGAGTTAAGATCGGGTGCGCCCACCCCGATACTTTTATCGAATATCGCTGTATTTCTAAGCAATAACCGTCTACCAATACAAAAGATCGTGGTTGGTTCATGCTTACTAGTATGGCACAACATACATGTAAGCAATGCAAAAACTTGTTTAAGCACAAGAGTACAAAACGTATTTTTTGCTCAAAGGAGTGTTTCCACAAATCCAGGGTTGGAAAAGCTCAATCAGAAGTTTGTATTGAAAAACGACGACGAACAATGATTGGTAGAACCTATTCTGCGCAACGGCGTGCGAATATTGGTATAGCTGGTCTTAGGGTTCTTAGTGATTCTGAGCTTATGAAAATGAAAGAGTTACTTGAACTTGGAATGCCTGATGGTTTTGTACAAAAGGCACTTCCTCTAAATACAAGAGTTTATAAACGTTATAAGCAGCAGCTTTATCCGAATGGAATCCCATGGCAGTGCAAATGGCTAGAACGAGACATTGAACCGGAGATCGTTGCTGAGATAGTTAGAATGGCCAAAAATAGGATGGCCTATCGCACAATCGCCTCACAAACCAAAATTTATCATAAAACAGTTAAGCTTATTTTGACCAATCTTGGGAAACGAGACAAGGACATCCAGTGCCTATCGACCGATGATGGTGTTGCCTCCATGCCAGAAGGTGCAGTAAGAGATTTACTACGCTCAAATAATATTGAATACACTCAAGAATTCAAGCTACCCGATAGAAGAAAATATCGGTTTGATTTTCATATAAAAGGAACAAATTTACTATTAGAGGTACAAGGAGATTATTGGCATTGTAGTTCAAGAAAATATCCAAATGGACCAATTAATACGGTACAAACTGCGTCGATAAAACGAGATTTAGTAAAAAAAGAATTGGCAAACAATCTTGGATATATCGTGATTCCTATTTGGGAACATGATATAGTCAATAACATACAGAACGTTGAAAAGACGCTCAAGGAATGGATAAAAAAATGCAAAATACAATGAGATCACTGTTCAGTCAATTAGGATTCGAATTCGATAAAATGCAGGTTAACCAACCAATAGATGTGCGCCATCTCGGCTATGAGGTAAAAACACTAAATGCAAAAACAGGAAAAGAAGAGTGGAACCTTGTCCTAAACATTGTTAGGAAACAACAAGCTGAACATATGGTTGTATCATCGAATGGTAGGAGTTTATCTTGTTCCCCAGATCACAAAATTTTTGTCAAATCCAAAGAATCAGATACAGCTAAGTACAAGGAAGTTGGTCTGCTAAAAAATATATTTACTTCGTATGTGGTTCTAACCGACTCTGGGTGGCGTGAATTTGTGATAGAATCTAAGGATGAACTCACTGATATTGCTGACATTGAAGTTGAAGGAGAACATTCTTATCTAAGCAACGGTATTCTTTCACACAACACAATGTACGGTGACCCTTCAACCACTCCTGGTGGTATGGCTATTCCATATCATGCTTCAACACGTATCAAGCTTACAGGTGGTCAACAAATCAAGCAAAGCATTAACGGTAAAGAAGCTGTGATTGGGATTAACGTCACTTGTAAGACTATTAAGAATAAGGTTGCAAGACCATGGCGTGAGGTTAGTTTTGAGATTCACTTTGGCAAGGGAGTGAGAGAGGATGAAAACCTTTTTGACGAGCTTCGTGACTTTTGTGCTAAGTGTAAAGACCCAGTTGTGTTTGAAGGTAAGCGTATTATCGTAGAAGGTGCTTCTCAGTGGAAATATTTTCAAGTGATTGACAATAAAACTGGAGCATTTGTTGTTGACGAGAAGTTTTACAAGAGCGAGTTTGGGAGCAGAGTTTTACGCAATCCAGAGTATGAAGATTACATCAACACCCTAATGGATGCAGCATTTATTATGGTAAATGGTGATGACAGTCACAAAACTGTTGCGAGCATTGATCTTGGGAATGCTAGTGAAGTTGAAGCAGTTAAGGTTGAGAAGCTTGGCAAAACTGGAAAAAGTCTTTTGCTAGACTAGCACTTTTACACATCATATTTTAGATCTGGCCCCTTTATTGGGGCCTTTCTATTTCATAGAACCCCTTATTTTACAGCAAAAACAAAAAAAGAAAAATAACCTTGAGATTATCCTGGTTGTATGTTATTCTAGTTGTATGTTGAACGACGACGAGCAGTTGATGCAAGAGTTGTCAAACGATTCTGAGTTTCTTTCGTGGTGTGACGAGCATACCCAAGAAGCCATGGAAATGATGCTTAGTATGAGCGATGCAGAGGTTGAAGCCATGTATCCATCTAAGCACATGGTTTTTGTGTATGGTTCGCTCAAGCGTGGTTTCGGTAATCATAGGTTTCTGGAACATTCAACGTTTATTGGAACCGCTGTAACAGTGCAGCACAATTTTTGTATGCATCCTTTGCATGGTTCGTTTCCTGCTGTGACTATTGGCCCTGACGATTCTTATTCAATAACGGGTGAGTTGTACGAGATTGATAATCAAACGTTGAAACAAATTGATATGCTTGAGTCGAATGGTGTATTGTATACACGACAACTTGTTTCTGTGTATAATGGCACAGATGTTGTTGAAGCGTGGATTTACCTTATGCCAGATAATGATAAGTTTGTAACAAACAGCATGGTAAACCGGTATGACCGGTATGTCCATACTGACTTTGAGCAGAACACTCAAGAATGGTTTCAAGATTAAAAATCTAAAGTAACAAGATATTTAATCACAATAACACTCCAGAGAAAGAAAAGGCAAACACAATGGGTCAACTCCGCAACACGATTCGCACGATGGTTCGAAATGAGTTCGCTGCACGTATGATTGAGGAAGCCAAGAAGGAATCCTCTAAAAAGAAGGGTTATGATTCAAAGTCGGTATACCGTTCAAGCAAGTACATTGATATGTGGAATGACCTTGACAAGGGAGTGCCTACACTTGTAGTTACACCAGAAGCAACCAAGTTTGATTTTGTTCGTCGTATTCTTTCGCTTCTTAACAAGGCAGATAAAGAGCGCACTACCGCTTCGATTTATCTTGAGCCTGAACAGAAAGCAGAAGCACTTGCGCTTCTTAAGCCTCTTGCTAATGATCCAGATGAATTCGTAGAAACTCTTAATAAACAGCGTGGTCTTATTTTTGGTCAAGCTTTTGGACCTTCAGAGGGTGGGAAGCTTCGCACACATCCTGATCCTGTAGCTTATATGCTTACCCAGTATATTTCTGACAAGGATGTGCTTAAGAGCATGGAGCATATTGAGCCTGATGCTCCTGCTGCTGATACTAGCAAGGCTGGAGAAGCTGGAGAATATGATATCATTCCTGGTGCTACCAGCAAGGCTGATATTTCTCGAATGCTTTCTTCTGATCCTACCGAGACTACCACTGAAATGAGTGTGGTTAATCGTCTTAAGAAGGCTATGGAGCATCTTACTAACGATCAAAACCTTGCTATCATGGAGTTTATCAAAGACCCTGATATGGATTCTTCTGAAAAGAAGGAGCTTGTTAGTAATCTTACCAAGCTTAACAGTAGCGTTGCCAATGCTGCTCAGAAGTATACTGAGATGTTTGTTGATGCACATATTGCTGCTGCCAAGAATATCAAGGATGTTGAGGATTTTGATCAACTTGAAAAGGCTCGTGAGGTAGGTAACAAGAAGTTTATCGATGCTCTCAAGAGGGCTGATGTGTTTTCTACTGCGGTTAATCGTGGAAAGATTAATCCTGCTGAAATCGATGTTTTCGATAAGGTTCTTGACACTCAAGAAGGTCGGTTTGATATTCATGGTATGATTGTTATTGCAGCAAAGAAGCCAGAGCAAGCTGATCTTTTTCGTGATGAAGCTGTTACTGCTGCAAAGGATGTGTTTCTCGAAGAACAGGACAAGCAAACAAACTTCAACACTCTTGGTGATTTTACTGACACCCTTCCTGCCACCAAGGAAATTCGTCAAAACATCTTTAACACGCTTTCCAAGCGTGGACGTAAGAAGGGTTCAACCAAGGAAGTACTTGCAGCAAAGAAGGTTGCTGCTGGTAAGAAGAAGTGATTTAGCTCCAACAGCTAAATCGCTACCAAATGTTCTCCTCACTATCAAAACTATTTTACACACCCAACTCAACTGAGCCAATCAAAACAGCCCTTCGCAACTTGACTTTCGAGGGGCCGTTTTGCAATTTTTATATTGACTTTGACTCTTCCGACACCGCCAACTCAATGATGTTCTTCATATTGAATATGGAGCACAAAAAAACTGTGCATACCATTATGCGTATAGAAAAAACATCGTTATCAGTTTCTATACAACACAACATTGATGCCGATCATGATAGTGTAATCGATTTTGTTGACAAAATTGATAGAAAAGCAGTAGAGGTGATCAATGGCAAAATTCATCGTAAATAAAGATGGTTCTCGTATGCTTGTAAGCGACGACGTTCCAGAGGATATCGAAGAAACTGGATTTAGTAGTTCAACCAAAGCAACAACAGAAGCAATACCAGTTGTTGAACCGGTAAATGTTCTTGTTTATTTTAGCAACGAATATCCAACTATTCCTATTCAAACAAGTTTGTTTGTTGTTTGCGATATAAAGCTAAAGCTTGTTGGAACAATGCTTTTAAATGATTATGTTTGGCTGTTAGAAAACAGGTTTGAGGAAATCTCTTACTTGGAAATTAGAACTGCTGAACGAGCGTATAAGGTTGCTAGCGGCCCTATTGCCATCAAACGTATCTTGGGAAAAGATTTAAACGCTACAACAGCAAACGTGCATCTTTCTCTTAAGAAGTATATTTAGAAGTTGGAGAATAACTCATTATGTCCATGCGAAAAAACATTCTTGCATTATCTTTGTTTGAAGCCGCTAAAACTCTTAAGGAACAAGCTGAACAAGCTGCTGCTGCACCAGCAGAAAATGTTCCAACAGATGAAGAAACCGGAGAGGCAATAACTCTTGATCACATTCTTGATCGGTTTAATACAATTCGTTCTGGTAAAAGCTTTCAAGACCCAGAAGTTTATGGTAAGCTTACAACACTTTTCAAATCAATGGCACCAGAAGAAAAGATTAAGCTCAACCAACAACTTCGCAACATTGGTGCTGTTGTTCAAAATCAAATTCCTGTAAGTATGGCAACAACTCCCGAAGGTGGTGCACCACCACCAACTGAACCTGCACCCGAAGCAGCACCGCCCGCTCCTGCACCAACACCAGCCGCTCCAGCAGCTTGATTTAAGCCATAAAATAATTGCTTGAGATTTTGATTGTTTTGTGTTATCCTATGTTTGAAGGAGCAACAAGCAATCATGGCAATCAAGGAGCCTGTTTTTAATTGGCGCAAGTACATGGTTACTCAAACTGTTGAGTATATTCCTTGTTTGCCTGTTAGGCAACCTGAGTATTCACATTCAAACGAATTAACTTCAACTCGTGTGCCTAAAGGTGCAGAAGTTACTTTCATAAAGAAGTATGACAACGAACTTGTCGAGATTGTTTATCGTATTGATTCCTCCAAAGAGATATATCGTGTTTTGGTTGTAAGCGATTTTATTTGTGAGTACTTGTTGCCGCTTTACAAACGATAATCACTCAAACAAATAGTCAATGAAATGATCAACCGAATTAAAAGATTCGTTGAGTTGCTTCAAATCTTTTATTGCTAGTCCTAATGCTCTGATTTTCTCTTCATTACCTACATCTTTTAAGTTATTTATTGTAACCATTATTGCATCTTTTGCTTTTGGAACATTGTCTACTTTGCCGAAAGCTGTTTGTGTTGCTTTATTAGCTCCAAGTGCTTTATCTACAGCCTTTGTTGTTGTTGAAGCAGGCGCAGCAGGTGTTGCCACCGCAGGAGCAGCAGTATTTTCTCTGATATATTTTTTCATAACTAACCTTTCTTTACACATAAATATATTGGCATTTGATTATGACTATGATAGCATAATAAATGCCAGTAAAGGCAACAAGGAGAAATCAATCATGTTTAACATTCGTTCAATCGTTCTAGCTATCACACTCGCACTAACTGCAACAGTTTGCAATTCATGTAAATCACAAACTGCAACAGAAGCAGGTACAGATGCAACTGTAACAGCAGAAGCATCAGTAGATGCAGCAGTGCAACCAGTGCAAGACGCAGCAGTAGAACAATAAAACCCCATTTAGTATAGGTTAAACTCATGTTTGAGGAATTTAAACAAAAGTTTCCTGCTTTGTTTGAAAAGCTAGATTATATGAATGTGCCAGAAGGCTGGAAAGATCTAGTCAATGACTTGTGCATGGATATAATCAAATGTGAAACTTTGTATCAAATTCCTCAATATGAGCCAGTTGTGTTTTCACAAGTTAAGGAAAAGTATGGTGGTTTAAGAGTGTATTATGAGGGTGGGTTTATCAACGACGAGCCCGTATATCCTATCTTATACACAATTCGCAAATACGAGAATATGTCGTTAAAAACATGTTCTATTTGTGGTACTAAAGATAATTCAAAGTTACAAGCAATAAGGGGTTGGATACTAACCTGTTGCGCAGATTGCTTTCAAACTAAATCCACACTAAAGCCACATAGATAATAGCCTTTATAATCCATTTTAAATCTGATACTCTTATTAAGAGGAGTAAAGGAAGTATGAGGGTTCTTGTTGGTCTTTCTGGTGGAGTTGATTCTGCTGTTGTTGCTGGATTGCTTAAGCGACAAGGGCATGAAGTATATGGTTACACACTAAAGCTTCTGGAAACTCTTGACAGTGATGAAGGTGAAGGTTGCTGCACATTCAAAGACATTCGTGATGCTCGCATGGTTTGCGACAAGATGGGCATTGAATATCTTGTAACAAACTGGAAGCAGGTATTTAAGAAGAATGTTATTGATCGTTACATTGATGGTGCCAAGCAAGGTATTGCATACAATCCATGTGTAACTTGCAATAGCACGATTAAGCTTCCTGTATTGGCTGCTGTTGCCAATCATTTTGGTTGTGAGTATATTGCTACTGGACATTATGCGAGGGTGAGAAATGGACGAATCACGAAAGCAAAAAATCTCAAGAAGGATCAGAGTTACTTTCTATGGGAGACTCCAGCAGCGGTTGTTTCAAGACTTTTGTTTCCCCTTGGAGATTTTGATAGCAAAGATGACACTAGGGCTCTTGCCCGTGAGTTTGGCTTACACGTTGCTGACAAGAAGGATTCAACGGATTTGTGTTTTCTTGGTGGAGGAACCAAGCAAGAGTTTTTGGATAGAAACGATGTTGTTTCCTCTTCTGGTGATTTTGTTGATGTTGATGGAAACGTTGTAGGCAGGCACAACGGATTTACGAAGTATGTTACTGGTCAACGAGCTAGTGTTGGTGGTAGTGGTGGTAGTCGTTATGTGCTTAACGTTGTACCTTCTACTGGAAACGTGGTAGTTGGTTCACGGGAGCAAGCTAGCACTCGCAACATGTTTCTTACAAACGCTAGGATTGATTTTGAAGGCGATGTAAATGGGGTTGTGGCAGTTACCCGGTATCACTCATCTCCTGTCACTGTAGAGGCTATTAGGGCTTCTGAAAATGGTTTGCACGTTACTCTTGGCAGTGCTGTGTTTGGAGCAGCTAAAGGTCAGAGTTGTGTGTTTTATCGTGGTGATGAAGTTATTGGAGGTGGAGTGATTTCATGAATAAAATTGGTGGGATGTATTTGATTAACTCTAATAGTTGGGTTGTTTATCCTTCGAAGGATTTAGCTGCTAAATGTAGAAATTTTGATTTGGCTACCTGGAATCAGTTTATGGCTGAGTTTTGTGACAAAACTCGTCTTGCAATAAAAGGCAGTTATGTTGTTTTGATTGAAGAAGATGGAAACTATAAAAAGATTCTTACGACGTGTGGAATTGTTGGATGGATTAGTTTACATGAATCAGGAAGCAAAGACTTTCATTTAGTAAAAGATACTTATTATTAGTGGTAATAGGTGGCTTATACATAACCAAGTGTTTTTGGCTCCTTTATCCTTCAATGGAAATGGCTGTTGAGGCATTGCCTGGACCTGCTTTGCCACAACGATCAGCAGCAGCTTGGTGGGCAGCTTATTATAACTCAAAATACAACTGCAATATCACTATCATCCCAGAAAACACATACCTTATTATACTTGAAGAACATGAAGTTTTGAAGAAAGTACTTGATTATGAGGGAAATATTGGATGGATAGAGATAGACGACTCACACATCATGCTGTTTGATCTTATTCAGTAAAATATAGTTTAGATTATTCATAAAGGTTGGTATTATAAGGATATGAGGTACAAAGTGAGGAACTGGATTGCTGTTAGTGCTTGGAACCGTAATGGTGGTATTCATGCACGATCTACCAACGAGCCTCGTGGTGGTCAACGTAACATTCAGCGTGAATATCTTGAAGAATATGAAAACGAGCTTGAATTCATTGAAAATGAATCTTATGTCGAGGATCTTCGTGATTGTTGGGATTAAATTCAAAAATAACTAGAAAACAAGAGTAAAATGAAACCGAGCACACTATGTATTAGCAGCACGAACAATAACAGTGTACGATTGTTTGACACTTTGTTCGTTGGCAAGCGTTACAAGTTTGCTTTTACACACAAGATAAGTTGTATAGGTGTTGTTTGTGAAGTTGATAAAAACAAGCAAACATTTGTTGTGTATGACAGTGTTACGAATGATTATGAATTAATTCCAATCAAGCGTCTTTTGAGATGCGAAAGCATCAAGTGATAGCCATGAAGAATAGGAAGGATTCTAAGATGCAAACACAGCAAGTTGTAAAGACCGGTGACGTTGTTGTTATTTACGGTCGGAATGATTATGACCGTGATGTAATTGAATTCACCAACGCAAAGGATTTGATCACATATATTCGTGAAAGAAACTATCAAACCTACGAGATTGGAAGCAATCAAGAGTATATGGAATTGATTGTTTCCAACTTTAAGGAAAAATATGATGGATACATTCCATCTCACAGCGAGGAAGCTTTTGTCGCTGCATTGTTTAAGTTGGGCTTGTTTGGTAAAACAACTCTAAACTAATCATGATTGGTAAAATTTACGAATTGGTGGGATCACCAACTGAACATCATGTGTTAGATGATAACTTCCAAGTTATAGCAACACTAAAACAGTTTTCAACCTTTGTTGTGTTAGAATATCTCGGAGATTTCTTGGTAGAAGGGTTAACAACATCTTCAACAAAAACAAAAATCATTCTGAAAATGAAGATTCTAACCAACGACGGAAAAATCGGATACTCAACATTCTGGGAAAATGAAATTCAACCCGCAAAACACCACGATATCCAGCAAAAATAAAAATCGTAGATATTGCTTTAGATAATCTCAGTCATATGGTATTCTGGTTTCAGAAAGAGAGAGAGGAAAAACAAATGGGTCGCATTCGTTCCAATGAGTTCGTCACGTTCGTTAACACTGGCAAGAGCTTTAAGTTTGGTGCTCTCACCATGAAGGGTAACGAGGTTCGGAGCTATAACACCGTAATCGCTACGGTTGATCGTGTTAACAAGGTTGTTACGATTAATCCTCGCAAGTACAGTGTGACTACTACCATCCATCAGCGTGCAGCCGAGACTGGTATGTACTATCTTTCTGATTACACCGTTTCATATTCTGCCTGATTCACTATATCTAACAAACAATAGAAAACAAGAAAATGGCTAATCATAACAAGAACAAGCGTTTTAGTGGTGATAACTTTCAGCCTGTACGCAAGGCTCGAATGGTAGGCTCGGAACAGTTGGAGCGACAGTTGCAAAGGAAGCTTGAACGAGGGAATCTACGTCCACTACCAGAAAACGATTACGACCTTCTTATTGATTACTCCAACGAAGAATGAATTAAATCATGAATAGGCTCATTGAAGCTACTCTAGGCTTCGCAAGGGCTCATAAGCATGACGATAACATGCCAGCATGGCTTACAGCCATGATTGTTTCTGGTGGCAGGGTTTTGTCTGTGGGATATAATTCTCGTGCTAACAGTGGATTGCAGGAGCGTTACAAAACCAACCCTTTTTGCAATAGCGTACATGCAGAAGTTAATGCAGTTCTAAATATCCGTCGCAAGGTTGATCTTACAGGAAGCAAGATTGTTGTTGTGCGTAGACTTCGGGCCGACCATGAAAAAAATCTTGCCCTGGCGCTTGCAAAACCTTGTACCATGTGCCAAGCTGTTTTGTACGCTTATGGTGTCAAGAAAGCCATCTACACCATTAGCAATAACGAGTTTGGGGTCATGCGTGTTGTTGATCCAAGGATTTAACCTATATGACAACTCATTTCCAGATTGGAAAAATTTATAGAATAAACAGCGAAGGACCGGCATGGGGAGCACGTATAGTTGGATTGAAAGAGAGAGTCTCAGGAATTGAATTACCTAGAGGCAGTGAAGTAGTTCTAATCAAAGAAGAAAAATCTAATAATGGTGATATTAAACTGGTTATTCTGTCGGCTAATGGAATCTTTTGTTGAACTGAGTGCTCCAAACATGAGTATTACAAATGGCAACTGATAACAGAATGACCGCTGGTAAGATGTATCGATCTACCGGTACTCACCGAGCAATCTATTTGGAAGATAGAACAAATCTATTCAATCTAGATTCTAAAAAAGAGCTAGCGTTATACGGCGATCCTGTGGTGGTGTTGGAAGTACATCAAGTAAGTGATTCAAACGTATACGATTTGTATGTGCTTACAAAAACCGGCAACCTTGGCTGGACAAGGGGAATGCTGTGGGATGATTGGGAACCAATGCTTTCAGAATAACAAACGCTTTTAAAGGCATTATACGGTCAAGAAAGGTTAGGAAGATACAATGAGTGAAGTAACAGAGAAAACGGTCACAATAAAGGTTAAGAACCATCCCAGGGATATCTTTTACAGTGGACGACAAACAAGGGACCATCTTAATGGAATGATGCAATATATGGCTTCAAAGAAAACATTTCCAGATGTGGAAAGAGTAAGCACATTTCTTAAGACAGTCTGTGTTGGTGATTTTGTAGGTGTGGAACATAACCAATATAGAGTAGAAGAAGTACAAGAAGATAGTTTTATTGGAATCAATATCCTATCCAAGCAGTCACAAACTGTTAGTGTTGAAGATCTAACAATGGGACTTGGTTCGGGATTTTGTGAGATTCTATACAGGGATGGAAAGCCCTATGGAATTGAAACAGAAAAACAAGTCAAGGTTAAGATTATTGACCATACAAAGAAAGAAGAGAAATGATTTAGCTATTTGCCTTTGTTATGCAATATCTCTGCCGCTTTACGTAGCACATCCATTTCCTCTGGAGAAATTATTTTAACTGGATGTTTTGAGCGTTGAACTGGAATCTCTTCTGGTTCAACTCTTTTTGGCAGGTTATAGCTGCTTAGAGCTTTTTGCAACTCTTCCCATTCTGGTGTTCCAGGTTCAAGAATCATTCTACTGCGACCAACACTAGCTTCTTTAATTGCTTCGTAGATAACTTGCTTGAGATTTTTTAGTGTGTTTCGATTTTTCATGGTACCTCTGATTGAGAATAACTATATTCTACACAATTAAACTAACGTTTCAATCCAGACTTTACTGCTTTCTTAATTTCTTCTTCTAGTCCAATACGTTGTCTTAAACGTTGAAACATACCTGGTTTTGTTACTGGTAGTTGCTGTGTGCGTGCAGATTGTGCTCTAGCCAATGCTTGTTGCCTTTGACGTTCAGCTTCTGGATAAGCAGCTAAATTAGCTTCACGCTGCTGCCGCAATCTTTCAGCTTCCATTGCAGATTCAATTTCAGCTTGTGGTACAGGTTGTGTTGAAGGACGACGTAGAGCTGGTTCTGTTCTGGCCGTACCAATATCAGTAGATGTTGTTGGAGCTTTGGACTGTTGGCTTAGTTGTCTTATTTGTTCTTGGTCCAGCCTTGGAATTTCCTGTGTTTTTGAAACTTTTGGTTGTGGCTGTTCATCTTTTACAGAATGTCCTGAAACAGCTGCAATGCTACCAATGAGTTTTTCAACTTCATCAGAAGCTTTTTTAGCATTGTCAACGTCTTTTTTATCTATCTCTGGTTTATCAGTAAGTTTCGCTACAGTTTCAATTTCCTTTTTAAGTCCACCTTGCATGCCCTTAATGAGTTCTTTTGGATCAAAACTCATTGTTTTAGCTTGCTTGCTTAAAGGAGCATTTGTTAGTTTAGCTGCCAAAGCTGCGTCTTCGTACAATAATTTGTAAAGTGTGTATTTTTTTGCCATGGAATTACAAATAAGTATAGTGTTGCTAGAATAACACACATGATCACAAACTTACCCAAAGAGTTTTACATTCCTACAAAAACACAAGTTATTTTTGTTCAAGACTTTTTTGCCAAGGAGTTGGTTGGCGGGGCGGAGCTAACTTCTGATGCTATCATTAAAGCTTGCCCAATGCCTTTGTTCGAGCTTCATGCACATAGCATCACAGAAGGCATGATTCAAAAAAACAAAGACAAGATATGGGTGTTTGGCAATCAAACCATGACACCACCACATCTTCTTCAAAAATTTATCGACCTTAACATACGTTATTACTTCTTTGAATATGACTTTAAGCCTTGTGTTATGCGTTCAACGAGAAAGCATGAGTTACAGGCTGGGAAGTGTGGGTGTGAGAGCACTGCACATGGAAGGTTTATGGCCAACTGGATGACCAACGCAAAGGTTTTGTTTTGGTGTAGTGATGGTCAGCGTGACAAGTTTTATCGGTTATATCCAGAGTTCAAGGGTAGAACACAAGACTTTACTCAAAGCTCTACGTTTTATCCAGAAACTATCTTGAATGTTCGCAAGGTTAGAGAGCGTAAAGAACGAGGAGAATTAGAAGTTCAAGATCGTTGGGCTATTCTTGATTCAGACAGTTGGATTAAAGGCACAGAGGATGCGGTGAAGTATTGCAAGGAACGTAATATGGAATATGTTCTTTTAAAGAATCTTTCGAACGAACAGTTTTTGGAAGAGCTAGCCAGGAGTAAGGGATTAGTATTTTTTCCTAGAGATATGGATGTGGGCAGCCGTATCTATACTGAATCTAAACTTTTAGGAGGTACCCCAATAGTAAATGACAATGTACTTCACGCAAAAGAAGCTTGGATTAATCAGGAAATTAGTAAAATAGAAGAATATTTGTTGGACGGACCAAGCCGTTTTTGGAGAGCAGTAGAAAAAATTTGTTAGTTCATCAAGACTTATAAATCAAAAAGATACCTTACGAAATTCTTCATTCTTCCTTCTGCCAATGCTGAAGGTGTAACAGATTGATTATTTTGAGTTTGTAGCCATTGTTGAAATTGTTGTCTGTACTGTTCTGGTTCAACGATTCGTCGTCCTGTATCCTCATCAAAATTATCGTTAGGTGCATGTTTTCTTGTATTTCTAGGAACCATATTCATTTGTTCTCTAAAAGCTTCTTCTTTTTGTTTTTGAAGATTAGCAGAAGCGACTTTTTGCTGTTGAGCTACAGTTTGTGCTCTTTGTTGGGCTGCTTGTTGTTGTGCTCTTTGTTGTGCTGCTTGTTGTTTTGATACAGCTTGTTGCCCCAAACCTCTTTGTTGTGGAGTAACAGTATCAGAATTTGCTGCTAAGTTTAATCCTTTTTCTTTAGCATAATCAACCAAACGTTTTGTTAAATCTATTGAGATATTTTTTGCAAACTCTCTTGGTTTAAGTTTCATTATAGTGCTAACAAAAAATGCCGAAGCTCGATTACCTGTTAATGCTTCAGCATTTTCAATCAAGTCTTTTGTTAACAGATTTGCTAAATCATTGATGCTAGTTGATTCTCTTGTTAAAAAATTAAAACCTGATGATTCTTGTAATTTTATCGATTGTTGGATTAATGGTTTGTAAGACTGCCTCTCATCGGAAGACAAGTTCCTATAAACCTGCGGCTTTGCCAAAACTTTTCCAGTTAGATTAATATTGATTTTTTGCAATTTTTGAAGAAAAAGACTTTCATATGTTCTAACAGTTTTCATAACTTGATCTAAAATATCACTTTTCCAAGTTGTATATTCAAAATCATCTCCAAGATAAGCAAGATATTTTGGATTTTGTTTTAAACTAGCAATAAATTCTTGCATTCCAGCATCACTTGAGGCTTCTTTTGAGGCTGCAAATCTTTGAGCAGAAGCTTCGGCTTCTCTTCCTTGTCTTAAACCCGTTACAGCCTTTGCAACCCCATAAGCTCCTTTAGCATCGCCTTTCGTATCAATAACTTGCAGTTGTGATATATCTGTAAGTTTTGGATTTTTTAGAGCTCTAGCGTATTGTAATGCCATGCCATTTATATTTTGCGATCCGTGTTGCAATTCGTGACGAATTGTTGGTTTTATCTCCGTCTCTTCAATCCCAGGATCAATTTGCATTATAAAACCTGAGTCGGATTTAAAAAAATTCGTGTAAAACGCACCCATTGAAGTTTTATTGGCACTTAGTTTTGCAAAAATAACCGTCAACGACAATTGACTTTCATTTAGAACATTAGTATAATTCTGAAGAAATTGCTGTGTGAAACTCCTTGTTCTCAAATCAAAACTTTTTTGTGCCCAATCTGGAATTTTGGAATTTTGAAGATTCAAAAAGTTTAGTGCTACAGCGCCATTTAAAATATCTCTGCTTTGCAAGTTTAAAACTTGACCAAGAGTGGTGTTATATTTTTTCTCTTCAGTTTCTTTTTGAGTCGGTTTTAGTCTATCCGTTTCAACTGGCATTGTTTCGTAATTTTGTTGATTTTTTTCTCTCCAAGCAATAGCATCTTTATAAATTTTTTCAACTAATTCGTTACCACCGAAAGGTTTAACTTCACCTTCAAAAAGAATATGTAATAGTTTTATTTTTTTCATTTGACTATTTTCCTATTTAAAGTCTTTCCATAAATACTTTTTATGGAAAGAATATTTTATTGATGATTCTTTAAAATTTTGGAGAGCGATTGGAGTATAGGAGTCTTTTTAGACTTTCAGTAATAAGATCTGCGTATATGTCACGGTTTTTTCTTCCATAAAACCTCACTAGACGCCCGCTCATGGTGTTTGCTTCATCCTCCAGCGGTTGAAGACCTTCATCATCATGAGGGAAATCTGCTCCTTGTTGTTGTTGGCGGCAGTGAGTTAGTTCGTGAGCTATTGTACGCATAACATCTGCTATAGCACGATTATTCACAGCCACAAATACTTCGCAGGTATTAGGATCAAAATATCCTGCTGTTGGCATGCCTGTTTGACGTTTAGCTAAAGTGATTTTGATTTTACCTTTAAGGCCAAGTTCTTTAATGCAATGTTTTGCGAATTTAGTGATTTTTTCAACGTTTTCTTTTGTGAGTTTCATATCAAATAACTAGACTTCTTTTTTAAGTTCTGGTAGTGTTGGATAGAAAGGATTATACATGATTCATTACGAGTATGACGACGTTTTTATTCATCCAAGTTTTTCTGATATTTTTACTCGTTCTGAGGTAGATACTAGTGTTACACTAGAAAGCAGTGATTCGAATGCAAAGCTGAAGTTGCAAGTTCCTGTTATTTCTGCTAACATGGATACAGTAACAGAAGGTGAGATGGCAAAGGTTCTATTTGAGTCTGGAGCCTGTGGAGCTATTCATCGTTTTCTTCCTATTGCTGACAATGTTCTTTCATATCTTCAAGTAGCTTCTAACAAGGGTTTAGAATGTTTTGTAGCTATTGGAACAAGTCGTGATTGGCAGGAGCGCACTCAAGCTCTTTACAGTGCTGGAGCACGTTTTTTTGTTGTTGATATTGCTCACGGTCACAGTCAAATGATGAGGAATACCATTGAATGGCTAAGAGAGCGTTATGGTCGTGATATTTTTATTATGGCAGGGAATGTAGGAACAGCACAAGCTGTTAAAGATCTTGATTCATGGGGTGCTGATGCTATCAAGGTTGGTATTGGTGGTGGGTTTGTCTGTGAGACAAAGAATGTAACGGGTGTTAATACACCAATGTTTACAGCAGTGCAACGTTGTGCAGAGGCAACGGACAAGCCTATTATTGCTGATGGTGGTGCAAGGGCTTATGGTGATGTTGCTAAGGCTATTGGTGCTGGAGCAACAGCGGTTATGAGTGGATATTTCTTTGCTGGTTGTCCAGAGAATCCAGAGCGTTCAAGAATTTATGATGCAACAACTCACAGTTACCGACCTATTTATCGTGGAATGGCTTCAAGGGATGCAATGGCAGTTATTCGTGAAACTGTAAAGGGTCTACCAACACCAGAAGGTAGAAGCACTACAACCAATTTGAAGCCTAGTGCAAGGGTTGTTGTTGAAGAGATTGCTGGTGGTTTGCGTTCAGCATATTCTTATGTTGGAGCAAGAACAACCAATGAGTTTTGGAGCAAGGTAACGTTTGGATATCGCCGCTAGTTATTAACAGGAGAAAAAAGATGCAAAAAGTAAATCATCCTCTCAAGGCAAGAATGTTTGTTGGTGGCCTAAAATCATTGTTGATCGATGTTGTAAACGATATCGAAGAAATTGAAAAGACTGGAAGTGTATCTAATAAGTTCATTGAATGTCTTGGAGATGTTAAATCAGCAATTGATTTAACACTTAAGGAGTTTGGTAAGGTTACAGTTCGTTGTTGTGAGCATGGTGAAGCTCATGGTGCTTGTGATAAATCTTGTGAAGAAGATTATTGCAGCGAGTGTGAATGTGATCCATGTTCTTGTGGTCGTGTGGACGATGATGTGGATCGTTGTCCAGACTGTGAAGAATATGAAGATGAATGTGTTTGCGATTTTGAAGATGATGAAGAGGAAGAACTTCCTCCTCCTCCACCATCACCTTTCAAAAAGGGAAAGTTGTTACCAGCAAAAGCAGTAAAAGCTGTTGCAACTAAGAAGAAGAAAGGCAGTTGATGCTTATGATATCTTGGTTTAAAAAGCTTTTCAAGGTTGGTGTTAAGCAATCTTGGGGCGGTTCAAAAGTATTGTGGGAAACTTCATTTGTAAAAGTGAAGTATATTTGGGTTGAAGCTGGAAGAGCAACAGAAACTTATACCACACAAGATTTTGGTGTTAAGAGTTGGTTGTTTTTGAAGGGTAGTGGTGACTACACTCTTGGAGCAATGAAGAAAAAGATTCTTCCTGGCACCAATCCACTTATTACAGCTGGAGTAAAGCATGGTATCCAAGCAACTAATGAGAAGGTAGAAGTTTTGGAGATTCAATATGGTGATGTGGTTACCTCACCTGCACCACAACTTCCAGCTCCTTCAGTTGAAAAAGTTTAATACTTAGCCTTCCAAAAACTATGGTTCTATACTCAGTTTCATGAGTAAAAGTCCATTAAACCTAACCAAAAAACATCTAAATATACTTGAGAATGCCAAAAAAGACGTGTTATACTCTAACAGTATAGACAACCTTTTAGATGGCAAAATGACAATTACAACTGATATCGATTTGTCCACACCAACCAATGTGGAATACATTCAACTTCGCAAGCATGTTTCTTACTCTGAGATTGCTACTTGGATGGATTGTGCATTCAAGCACAAGCTCAAGTATCTTGACGAAGTAAAGACTGAAAACGATGGACCATCCGAGCATACAGAGTTTGGTCAAGTTATTCACGATGCTCTTGAGCAATATCTTGCAACCAAGGTGATGCCACCTATTGAGCAAGTAAAGGCTCAACTTACTGAGTATTTCTCAAAGCTTCCAAATGCAGCTGATTTAAAGGAATCGGATTGGCATGATACCATTGAACCTATCCTTTCCGAAGTTCCAGCCTTTATGGAAGAAACTTTTGGTGATTGGAAGTTTGTTGCTGCTGAACTTCCTTTGATGGAATCTCTGGACAAGCACAATCATATGTTCAAGGGATTTATTGATGGTGTTATTGAGGGAGTAAACAAGAAGGGTGAGCCTATTGTTTGGATTATTGACTGGAAGACTTGCAGTTATTTTTGGCCATTAGCCAAGCGTATTGATCCTAAGAAGACGATGCAGCTAGCTTTTTACAAGCATTTTTATGCACGCAAGCACAATTTAACTTTGAAGGATGTTAAGTGTGGTTTTGTTTTGTTGCGTAGGAGCAAGAAGAAGGGGAACTGCGAGCTAGTTACGGTGAGTGTAGGAGACAAGGCTGTTGAAAAGGCTATGGGAACGATTGATACTATGCTTGGATATATTCAAAAGCGTATGTTTCCAAAGAGCAGAGAATCATGTAAGTTTTGTCCGTATGCGGGAACGGAGCATTGTCCATGAGTAGAGTATTGGTAACTGGTGGTTATGGTTTTATTGGTAGTCATGTTGTTGATGCATTTTTGAATAAAGGTTATCATGTAACTGTTGTTGACAATTTAGACACAGGTAAACTTAAAAATCTTGAACACTTAAATCCTCACAGCAATTCAAAGCTGGAAGTATATGTAGATGATTTTGTTGGGTTTAAAACACTAACAGAGGTTAGATCGGGTAAATATCAGTATGTGTTGCATCTTGCTGCTAAGGCAAGTGTTCCTTTTTCTGTTGATAAGCCTGTTGAGTCTAATGATAACAATGTATCAAAAACTCTTGCTTTATTGGAAGCTTGTAAGGTTGGTAACGTTAGAAAGTTTGTGTTTTCTTCTTCTTCAGCGGTTTATGGTGACCCTAAAACGTTTCCAACGAATGAGCGATCAATCAAGAATCCAATGTCACCATATGCCTTACAAAAAAGCATCATAGAAGATTACTGCAAGTTATACAATGAACTCTATGGATTAAAAGTGATTTGTTTGCGTTACTTTAATGTTTTTGGTCCAAGGCAAGCAGGTTCGGGTCCATACGCTAATGTAATATCTTCCTGGTGTGAAAAAGGTATTCGTGAAAACAAAATCAGATTGGATGGCGGAGGTAAAGCTTACAGAGATTTTGTGCATGTATACGATGTAGCAAACGCTAATACATTGGCTGTTGAGAATGAAAGTATAGAGTTTGGTTGTTACAACATTGGCTCTGGTAAGTCTGTTCGCATTTCTGAAATACTTGAATATTTTAAGAATTGTTTTCAAACTGTAGATATTGCAGAAGCACAGGCAAGAGTTGGTGATCCGATCAAAACACAAGCTGACGTTACTCTTGCAGAGCAAACACTAGGTTTCATTCCAACAGATGTTACAGCAGAAGCTTTTTACAAAACCTTTGATTGGTATAAGGAAAATATCAAATGACTATTAAAATGAAAATCGTTGTTCCTGTGTATAATGCAGAAGCTTGGATCAAAGACTGTATTGAATCTATTGCCAGCCAACAGCACAAGAATTTTGACTGTATTATCATTAACGACGCCTCTAAGGATAAAACCGGAGAAGTTATTGATAGCTTGCAACTTGATAGCAGGTTTCAAAAGCTACATAATCCTTCAAACAAAGGTGCATTGTTCAACATTGTTGATGGTTTTAAACGACTAGAAACAACCAAGGAGCCAGAAAGCGTGCTTATGGCGATTGATGGGGATGACAGGTTAGCTAGCCCTACATCACTAACAGTAATAAATCGTGTATATACAAAAGTTCCCAGTTGCTTACTAACATATGGTAGTTATGTTGATTCTCCTGGTGGTGCTAAGGGAATTTGCGAGGCTTTTCCACAAGAAGTTATCAATGCTCGCTCTTACAGAACTTATCCAAAGTTTGTTACTTCACATTTGCGTACGTTTAAAAGTAAACTTTGGGATTGTTTGAACGAACAAGACCTAATCGATCCAAGAGTAGGCAAGCATTATTCTGTTGCTTGGGATTTGGCTTTCATGATGCCAATGCTTGAAATGGCAGGTAAGAATTTTCAATTTATTGATCAAACTTTGTATCTTTATAATCGTTCTAATCCAATCAGTGATGGTTACATACGTCAAAAAGAACAATGGGAGACAGATCAATATATCCGTAAACTTCCAAGAAAAGAAGTTGTTGATTTTAACAAATCATCAACTCAACAAGGGGTTGAGCCGACTAGTCTTTTAACTGGTTTTAGATTTGATCTTCCAATCAAATATCTTTATGCAAAAGCGATTGTGGAAAATTGGCAAACTGGTTTTTACAAAGAGATGTATAAGGAACATCTCAGGGTTTGGAATGGTTTCAAGGAGTATGATAAACCACAGAAAAACACTTTTGAAGCTTTTGACAATGACTTTAAAGCTTTGATTGATTCAATGCAAACAACAGGATTTGATTCAAATATTTCTCTTGTTCCTGTTGAAGATTCAAAATACATTCTAAATGGTTCTCACAGAGTTGCTGCTGCCATGGCAACAGGTAGAAAAGTAGCTTGTAAAAACGGACAAAACACTGTTGATGGTCAAAAAGATTGTGGTTGGTTGATGTTTAACCAGCTAAAGTACCCAGTAAAATATGCTGATCGTGCAGCTGTTGAATATGCCAAGCTAAAATCAAATACTTTTATTGCTACTTTGTTTCCTTCTGCGAAGGGAAATGGTCAACTAGCATATGACGTGCTTAACAAGCATGGCAAGGTTGTTTATTACAAGCCTGTCAAGCTTGATAGAAATGGTCCATTAAATCTAATGGCAGAGTTTTATGAGAACGAAGCATGGGCTGGTGGGCCTCACAACAATTATGCTGGGTACAGAGACAAGGCCAATTTGTGTTTTACCTCTGAGTATCCTACGTTTTTCTTTTTGGTTGAGTTTGAAAACTTGGAAAGCTCTGTGAGAGCTAAACGTGAGATTAGAGAAGTGTTTAAGCTTGGTAATCATACTATTCATATCAACGATACACATGAGCAAACCATCCGACTAGCTAACGTTGTATTTAACAACAACAGTTTGCATCATTTGGTCTATGCCAAAAAGGTTTCGTTTCCAAAATTTGATCAACTTCTTGTTAAGTTTAAACAACAAGTTCCTAATATAGATGATTACGCTGTAACAGTAAGCTCTGTTTTGTCTGCCTATGGTTTAAGAGAAGGTAAGGATTTAGATTACATTACAAGAAGCAACGTAATTGTTAAGGATGATTTGATTGATTGTCACAACCAATATCTTGAATCCTTGTATGGCGTAACTGCTGACGAGCTAGTTCTTGATCCGCAAAATTATTTTTACACCAAAGGTGTTAAGTTTGTTTCTCTGGCTTTTATTCGTGCCTTAAAAGCAAGAAGAAACGAACCAAAAGACATAGAAGACATTAAACTTATCGATTCACTTTAGGAAGAAACATGAAAATAGCAGCTTGTTTTTACGGTAAGTTCTGCGGTAAAAACGCAAATGGCGATACTCAATCGTTTGAAATACCTTATCAACATTTTAAGGTAACCGTTAAAGCGAAATATAACGTTGACTTGTTTTTACACGGTTGGGATGATGACAGTAAAGAATCTGAAAAGCTTCTTAGTAAAATGAAACCAAAAGATTATATCTTGGAAAAGCAGATTGTTTTTGATCATCCTTACAAGCACTATAATTTTGTACCTGACGGACCTTATAGTACTCAGATATCTATCCGCAACAACTATTCTAGGTTTTATTCTTTACAGAAATCATTGAGTCTTGTTGACGCTTCGCTATACGATTTGATTTTAATTTCTAGGTTTGACGCTGTTTACTATGAACCGTTTCGCTTTGAGCTTTTTGACCCGAACAACTTTTACGTAAGCCATTGGAATCTGAATCACGAAGGTTGGGGCTTCAATGACGTTTGGTTTTTGTCTGGTGCAAGTATAATGAAAGAATATGGTAACATACATGATCGTTATAGTGAGTATCTGGACATTCAAAAAGGTGAGTATATTAAGTTTCTAAAATCAAGGAAGTTGGACGAAAAAAGCATTGGATCAGGACATCCAGTATGGCGTTATAGGCTTAAGGAGCTAGGATTAGAAGATCGTATATACTGTTATGGTTTAGAGTACGAAACTTATGGACTCATGAGAAGATACAATCAACGTAACAATCCTTGGGGAAGACCAAACGGTGATATCATGATTCCTCAAAAAATTGAAAGCAGACAAAAATGATATACATTGCTCATCGTGGAAATACAAAAGGCATCAATAAAAATCTAGAGAATCACCCACAATATATTCACGACGCAATAAAACTTGGTTATGATGTGGAGATCGATGTAAGACTTGTTGGGAATTGTTGGTTTTTGGGGCATGATAGTCCAGACTATGAAGTAGGTATTGATTTTTTACGCAATACAAAACTCTGGTGTCATGCCAAAAATATTGAAGCGTTTGATGTGATGTTGCAGAATGGAATTCATTGTTTTTGGCACGAAAATGATAAATACACTCTTACATCAAAAGGTTATATTTGGGCGTTTCCACAATCGCCTTTAACAGAAAGATCGATTTGTCTTTTGCCGGAACAAACAAATCAAGATTATTCTAACGCATTTGGTGTATGCAGCGATATAGTTGAAAAATTAAGGGAAAAAGGCAGCTTATGATTAAGTTGGTGATATTCGATTTGGACGGTGTTTTGGTTGATTTGAAAGAATCACACTATGATTGTTTGAACAAAGCATTAGAAGACTTAGATCCAAAATACGTCATCACAAAAGAAGAACATTATAAGATATACGATGGGCTACCAACAAAAGAAAAGCTTAAGCTTCTTACAAGGTATAAAAGCTTAGACCCTGAAGAATATGAGTCAATCAGCAAAAGAAAGCAATTGTATACTCTAGAGTACATTTATAAGTTTATTAATCCACTGCCGCATATCTCTGAACTGTTCAAAAAGCTTAAACAAAACGGATTTAAGATTGGCATAGCAACAAACAGTGTTGCTAATACCGTTTATTCGGTATTGGTAAAAATGGAATTATTGCAATATGTGAATAAAGTATTTTCAAACGAAGAGGTTAGATACCCAAAACCCAATCCAGAGTTATACTTCAAATCTATCAGTCACTTTGGATTAACTCCAAAAGAAACAATGATTGTCGAAGATAGTCCATACGGCTTAGAAGCAGCTTTTGAAAGTGGTGCAAATATTATGAAAGTAAAAGACACAAACGATGTAACAATTCAAAACGTGGAAGACCACATTAAAAAATTTAGTGGCCAAAAAAAGCAAATGGTTTGGATTGGAAACGATTTTAATGTATTGATTCCAATGGCAGGCCATGGAAGTAGATTTCAAAAAGCTGGATATTCTCTGCCTAAACCATTGATTGATGTTCAAGGTATACCGATGATTGAAAAGGTAGTACGGAACTTGAATATCGATGCACAGTTTATTTTTGTGCTTCAAAGAGAGCACGAAAAATACAGCATCACACAAACCCTACAACGAATTGCACCAAAATGTAGACTTGTTTATGTGGATTCAGTAACCGAGGGAGCAGCTTGTACTACTCTTCTTGCAAAAGAATATATCGATAACGACAAGCATTTGCTATTGGCTAACTCAGATCAATTTTTGGAGTGGGATAGCACACGTTTTTATTATCAAATGACCGATCAAGAAATCGACGGTGGCATCGTGACCTTTAAAGCAAATCATCCAAAATGGAGCTTTGCTAAACTTGGAGAAAGTGGATTTGTTACAGAAGTAGCAGAAAAAAATCCAATAAGCGATCTTGCTACAACCGGCATCTACTATTGGAATAAAGGTAGTGATTATGTCAAATATGCCGAACAAATGATTTCAAAGAACATAAGAACCAACAACGAGTTTTATGTTTGTCCTGTTTTTAATGAAGCAATACAAGACAATAAAAAGATTGCAACGTTCAATGTAGAAAAAATGTGGGGTTTAGGAACCCCAGAAGATTTAAACATTTATTTGCAAGCTCACCAATGAGAGAAAAACACAAATCATGTCAACAATCGATTTTTCTGGGGCTGTGGAGTTCTACCCATCAAGTTTTGATGAACGCTACGAAACTTTCATAAAACATGCGTTATCTTTTGCTAAGGTTGATGGGCTTTGGCTTGAGTTTGGTGTTGCCACAGGAGGCACCACAAGAAAATACGTTAGTTATATGCCAGAAGACCAAAAACCTTTATATGGATTTGATTGGTTTAATGGTTTACCAGAAAATTGGGCCAGTCATAGTGCAGGAGCATTTTCTGTTGGTGGAGTAGTGCCAGCAATCGAAGGTGCTGTGATGATTGATGGTTTGTTCTCTGAAACATTACCAGGCTTTATATCAAAACAGAAAAAAGATATATCGGTATTGGTTGTTGACTGTGACTTGTATTCTTCAACCAAAACAATATTCGATAATTGTAAGAACAACATTGTTGAAGGTACGGTGATTATATTTGACGAACTGCACAACGGAGATGGGATTTATACCGATTGGGCAGACCATGAGTACAAAGCGTTTATGGAGTTTGTACAGGAATGTCAAGTTGAGTATAAGTGGCTAGGTTACTTGCCTCACGGTGAACAAGCAGCTTGTATCGTAACGAAAAAGAATAGATAACATATGAAAGAACTCACCGTATATGTTACAACTTGTGACCCCAACATCTTCATAATAAAATACTTTCAGTATTTCTTCAACAAATATTGGGGTAAGCATATGCAAGTTAAAATCTTAGGCTTTAACAAGCCGGATTTTGAGTTTGACTCCAACTTTGAATTTGTGTCTCTTGGACCGAAACAAATGAATGGTGCGGCTGGATGGTCGAATCATTTGCTAGACTATTTTGCTAATGTGCAAGACGACTATTTTATTTTTGGCATCGACGATTTTATGATTGCTAGACCAGTTGATGAAGAAGCGTATCAAGCCGCAAAGGTCATTCTAAATCCCAGCATTGGCAGGATTGACTTGCAATGCTCATTGCAATATGGAAGAAATCCAAAGGATGTAAAGCCATATAAAACACAAAACGATATCAAGTTCATTCAGCTCAATCAATCTGGTTATGGCAGAAACTTGTATCAACTAGCTGGAGCGTTCTCAATATGGAACAAAACGTTTTTCATGAAGTATATGAAGCGTGATTGGTCACCTTGGGACTGGGAAACAAAAGGAAGTCAGCTTACAGAGTTCAGCGGCTATAAAATTGTTGGTTCTGTAGATCGTTGGGCAATCAGAAAGCTAGAGCTATTAAGCAACAATGGCTGGCCGAATGTAATCAACATCACAGGTTTGCGCAAACAAGATGTTGAGGAAATGGAAAAGCTTAAAAAAAACACCGACAGAGTGACAGAATTTGTTGAAGTGAAAGATCCACGTTGGGGTTACGGAGAATATTGTGGAGATAACTGGTTAGATATTATTTTTGGTGAATGATACTCACCAATTTGTGATCTTCGTGCTATGCTTTTAGCATCATGAGAAAAATATACTTTGCTTCTACACCTTGGGCTTCGAGTGAACAAATACTAGAAGATTACCGGCATCAAACACCTAATGCCAAAGGTGTTTGGGAGGATATTGTAGCCGTAAGAGATCCAAAGCAAGCAGAGTTTATTGTTATACAAGACGAGATTGATAACAATTTGCTGCTCAACATGTTTAAACCGGAGAATCGACTCTATTTTAACAGGGAAGCTTTATCGTTACATTTAAAGGATCAATATCCAACTAGCCAGTTTAAACGATTTTCTTTCTGGGATGGTACTGGTTATTTGCCAATACGTTGGTGGTATGGTACAAACGTGCAAGCTTCTGCTCAGGGTTATAGCGGAATCGCAAAAACATACGATCAACTAATAGCCACCAAGCCATATCCTAAGACAAAACACATTACTAGCATTGTTTCCAATAAAGTAATGAATGAAGGGCATCAGCTAAGAAAACTGTTTACAAAACAGTTTCTGAAGCAATATTCAAGATTGGATTTATACGGCTCAATAGAGTTTCATAATAAAACGATTCCCAACAATGATAAGATGCAAGCTTTGCAAGACTACAAATATTGTCTAGGATTTGACAATCAAGATTTCATTAAAGACTTTTTTGGTACTCAGCTAAGTGATTCTTTACTTTGCTGGTGTGTACCAATATTTTGGTGCGGAACAGATCTTTCAAGATATTTTCCAGAAGGATCGTTTATCCAGTTTGATGCAAGAAAGCCAGCAACAGAAATACCAAGAATAATCGAACTGATTGAAAATGATGATTATGAAAAAAGGATATCAGCGATAGAAGAGGCAAGAGATTTGATCTTAAATAAGTATAACTTTTGGCCAACAATCAAATCTGTGATTGATAAAGGTTAACATGAATTTTACATTTGGGATAATTACGGGTGGGTCCAATAATCATAGAGAGACTATAACCAACAGTGAAGCATCTGACAGAGTAAAGAAGATCATAAAAACTATATTTGATCAGAAAATACCGAAATATGAAATTATAGTTGTCGGTGGGGACAATGATTACTCTGATTGTGAAAATACCCTACACATACCATTCAATGATTTGAAATACAAAGGATGGATAACTAGAAAAAAGAATTTGATTACGCAAAATGCACAATATGAAAATATTGTGTTTATGCATGATTATTTTTCCCTAGACTCAGAATGGTATAAGAATATGGTAAATTATTCTGAGCCATTTGAAATCATGATGAATCAAATCTTAGATATAAATGGCAATAGGTTTCATGATTGGATTATTGATCCCTTCAAGCATCCAGCTCTGATTGAAAATAACATGGAAACATTTTTGCCATATGACATTAGAAACATGAAAAAACTCCAATATGCCAGTGGAGGTTTCTGGATAGCTAAAAAACATGTTATGGAAAATTTTCCTCTGAATGAAAGATTGTTTTGGGGACAAGGTGAAGATGTAGAGTGGTCAAATCGTGCGTTTAACCATCATTCTTATTCTTTGAACGAGAATTCTATCGTTAAACTTTTGAAGCCAAGATTCGCAACAGGACATAAAATGGTAAGTGAAAAAGGAATGAAAATTCTTCAAAAACTTAGCAAACTACAGTAGAGTCAATGCAATGCAAATTAACGAATTTTGTTCTTCAAGAAAAAAAGATGAAGGAATTGACAGTGTTGTCAACACCTTGAAAAAAATTTAACTTCAAAGACACCAAAGTTGTTTTTGTGAACAAACAATTTATTGGATAATTGATGTAAGTTATGTTAGAATAACTCCAAAGTGAAGAGGTTACATGCAAGCAAGAATTCCGCAATTTCAACCATATTTTGATGAGCAAGAATACATTGCTATTAAACAATGTTTTGAATCAAACTGGATAACTGAGGGACCGAAATCAAAAGAATTTGTTGAAAAATTATGTGAACTTATGAATGTTGAGTACGGAGTACTAGCTCCTAATGGCACTCTATCGCTTTATATGGCATTAAGAGCTTTGGGTATTGGCCGTGGTGATGAAGTGCTAGTGCCAAACTTTACATTTATTGCAAGTGCTAATGCGGTTGAAATGTGTGGTGCAAAACCTGTTTTTGTTGACATCAATGAGGATTTACATATCAACATTGATATGGCTAAAAAACTTGTTAACAAAAAAACAAAAGCAATTATGCCTGTACACATATATGGCATGGCTTGTGACATGGAGCAAGTTGTTTCTTTTGCAGAAGCACACAAATTGAAAATTATTGAAGATGCTGCACAAGGTATTGGAATAACATGGAATAACAAACATGTTGGTACCTATGGAGATATTGGCAGTTTTTCATTTTTTGCGGACAAAACAATTACAACAGGCGAGGGTGGGTTGCTTGTAACAAACAGTAAAGAAACATATGAAGCATTACTTTACATACGAAATCAAGGAAGAATAGACAGAGGAAGTTTTATACACCCAGAAATTGGGTACAACTTTCGAATGACAGATATTCAGTCTGCAATTGGTTTGGTTCAACTAAAAAAGCTTTCAACTATTATAAACAAAAAAGCTTGCATATTGAAAACATATCAAGAAAACCTAGATAGCAGATACAAAATTATTACTCCAAAAAATGATAAATCCAATCATATACCATTTAGAGTTTGCACAACTGTATCTGGTGGTTCTGAAGGATTGATGCATCACCTTAAAGAGAATAATATCGAAACCAGAACATTCTTTTATCCGTTGCATATGCAACCTTGTTTTTCCAATCTAAAGAAATCATCAAAGGCATCGTTTGATATATCGATTACGAAATACAAAGAAGGAGTTTGTTTGCCATCATTTGTTGGAATAACAAACGAACAGATATTGTATGTTTGTGAGAAAATGAATGAGTACATACAACGATAAACTAGCGGAATATTATGATGATCTTTATCTTGACAAGGATTACACAAAAGAAGCTGAGTACATAGCAAACGTTGCCAACAATCACAATATTCTGCTTGATGTTGGTTGTGGTACAATGACACACACCATTTTGCTCTCAGCAAAGTTTGAGCAAGTTTTTGCTGTTGACTTGTCTAAATCAATGGTTGATGTTGGTATATCAAAGCTCAAAAAACGTAATATATCAAACGTATTAGGTTTGTGCTGTGATGTTGCTGAATTAAAAATACAGGAAAAAGCCGATTGTGCTATATCGATGTTCAATGTGGTTAACCATATTGAAACCATTGTTGGTTTGCAAGAATTCTTTAAAGCTATCAGTAATCAATTGAAACCGAACGCTAAGTTTGTCTTTGATTGCTGGAATGGTGTTGCATGTACCATCGATAAGCCCAAGGAAAACTCTTTCAGAACAAGAAAAGTAAACAATAAAACATATGACATAACCACTTCTACACAGACAAACCTGTTCGATTCTCTATCCACAATGGAAACAACAGTTTCTATCAAGGAAAACAATGAAGTTATTGATTGTTTCTCATATAAGCTGCGACATATACTTTGGTCTAATCACGTTTTTAAAGATTTACTAAAAAATAGTGGTTTTGTTTTAGAGGCAGTATCACCAAATGTTATGATTAACACACCAGCAACGATTAATGATTATCGTTTGGTTTACACATGTAGGAAAATAGCGTGATAAGAAAAATTTATTCAAACGTAGACAAAGAAAAGCTTTTATTTGTGATGTATGACTTAAACGTAGTTACTGATAGAGTTGATTTGGTTGATGATAATGAGTTCTTGCAGTGCGCTGTAATAAAAAAGCCAAAGAACACAAAATTTCGTCCACACAAACATATATCTAAACCGCTAAATGTTACCAATCAAATCGCACAAGAATCTTGGTTGGTCTTTAAAGGTAAGATAAAGGTGTATCATTACGATATTGACGACTCATTTATGGGAACACACGATCTTTCTGAAGGTGAGATACACATAACATTAGAAGGTGGGCATAGTCTTGAGTGTTTAGAAGATAATACGATCATCTGTGAGCACAAAAACGGACCATATTATGGTCAGAAACTAGACAAAACATTCATTGGAGATAACACATGAGCAAAAAAGCATTTATCACTGGAATTAATGGGCAAGACGGCAGTTATCTAGCCGAATATCTTTTGTCTTTGGGATATGAAGTTCATGGTATGGTTCGTAGAAATTCTATGGCTGAAAATCAAGATATTCGTATCGCTAATATCAGCAATAAAATCGTAACTCACTATGGAGATTTGCTTGATGAAAGCTCTATTGATCGGCTTTTGTTTGATCTTAAACCAGATGAAATCTACAATATCGGGGCTCAAAGTCACGTTAAGATCAGTTTTGAAATCCCACAGTTCACAGTAAAAACCAACGCTCTTGGAGTGTTGAATATGCTTGAGGCTTATCGTAGATTTTGCCCTAACGCAAAGTTTTATCAAGCCAGCTCCTCAGAGATGTTTGGAAACAGCCAAGATTCAGATGGGTTTCAAAGAGAAACAACACCAATGCATCCAGTAAGCCCATATGGCTGTTCTAAACTCTTTGGATATTCTATTGTTAGAAACTATCGCAAAGCTTATGGCTTGCACGCTGTTAATGGAATATTGTTTAACCATGAGTCTCCACGTAGAGGCTCTAACTTTGTTACCAATAAGGTGGTTAAAACAGCCGTACAAATCTACCGTGGTGTAACTGATAAGCTTGAGCTTGGTAATCTAGACTCATATCGTGATTGGGGTCACTCAAAAGATTATGTGAAAGCCATGCACAAAATCATTAACCATGAAACTCCAGATGATTTTGTTGTTTCAACTGGAGAAACCCATTCAGTTAGAGAAATGGTTGATTATGTCTTTCGCAGACTTGATATGAATTATCAAGATTATGTTGTACAAAATCCTGCGTTCATGCGTCCAGAAGAACTTAAGTACCTTAAGGGCGACTCAACAAAAGCAAGAACTGTGTTGGGTTGGAAACCAGAATATACGTTTGAAACATTGCTTGATGAAATGATCGAGCATTGGAAAGAAAAGATTCGATAAGCAAAAACATAACCTTGTGTTTGTGCTACGATAACTGGTTACTAAGGAGAACCGTTAAATGAGTTCAAACGACGTAGCCCCGGTAGTCCCTCAACGCAAGCACAAAATTCTGATGTTGTCTGATCACCCTCTCTGCACCTCTGGTGTAGGTGTTCAAGCAAGATTCCTTATTCAAGGACTAATAAACACAGGCAAATATAGTTTTCGTTGCCTTGGTGGGGCTGTTAAGCATCCAAACTACGAAACAATCATGGTTAATCCAGACTTTATCATCAAACCTGTTGATGGATTCGGAAACCATGACATTATCCGTAGCCTCTTAATCAATGAACGTCCAGATGCTATCCTTCTCTTTACCGATCCTCGTCAGTTTATGTGGCTCTGGGAAATCGAAGACGAAATTCATCAAATCTGTCCAATAACCTACTGGCACGTATGGGACAATGATCCATATCCAGCCTTTAACGATGTTTGGTATCGTTCAACAGACCTTATCAACTGTCTTTCTTACAAAACATACGAGCTTGTTAAGCCACACTTTCCAGAACGTACACACTATATTCCACACGCTTTTCCAAAACAAGTTTATTTCCCTCTTCCAGAAGCAACAAAAACAGAACTGCGTAAGAAAAACTTTGGAGATAGAGCAGATTGGTTTGTTGGTACATGGGTTAACCGCAATGCTACCCGCAAAATGCCAAACGATGTGCTAAATGGATTCAAGGTATTCCTAGAACGTCTAGAAAAAGAAGAAGGTCACCGTAAAGCAATGATTATCATGCACACAGATCCACAAGACACAGAAGGTCCAAACCTTCTTGCTGTATCTGAAATGCTAGGCATTGCACAAAATGTTATGTTCTCAACTCAAAAAGTTGATTTCAATGATATGAATGCTCTTTACAATATCTCTGATTATACTATTAACGTTTCCAAGGCAGAAGGTTTTGGCCTTGCAACTCTATCAACCATGATGGTTGGTAGACCTATTATTGCTCTTAAAACCGGTGGTATGACACGTCAAGTGGTAGATCACCGTGATGATTCAGAAAATGGTATTGCTATCGAACCAGCAGCCCGTACATTGGTTGGTTCACAAATGGTTCCTTACATCTATGATGACCATGTAAACTATCTCGATATTGCTGAGGCTTATTACAAGCTTTACAAAATGTCACCAGAAGAACGTAACGCTCTTGGTGAAAAAGCTCGTGCATACACCGATTTTGAGTTTGATTATGGTAATATGATTAAGGCATGGGATGAAACTCTAGACAAGTGTATTACTGCTTGGAAAACAAGCAAGCCAAAGAGTTGGACTTGTGAACAACTTCGTCCATTTGGTAAATGATAGGCAGAAAGGATAAACAATGAAATCAGTATTACTACGTGCTCCTCTTCTTACTCACTCAGGCTACGGTGTGCATGCCCGTCAAATCGCTAAATGGCTTTTCCGTGTTGCAACAGAAACACATCAACTAGACATTACCACAGAACCTCTTCCATGGGGCAAGTGTCATCTTATTGTTGATCCAGAAGCCGAAGATGGTCTTATCGGTCAAATTCTTCAAGCAACAAACAATAAAAAGAACTTTTACGATGTAACCATTCAACTTCAGTTGCCAAACGAATGGAATCCTTTTCTTGGTAACTTTAATATTGGTGTTACTGCTGGGGTAGAGACAGACAAGTGCAATCCAGCTTGGATTGAATGCATTAACCGCATGGATATGGTTGTTGTACCAAGCGAGTTTACAAAGCAAACTTTTCTAAGTACAGGAGAAGTAACTGTTCCTCTCGTTGTTATTCCAGAATGCTTCCCAGAGGCTTTTACAGCCTCTCCTGTGCCAGTTGATTTGGGATTGAGTACCAAGTTTAACTTTCTTGTTGTAGGGCAATTAACGGGCAATAACACGGAAAATGATCGCAAGAATCTTCCATATACATTGAAGTGGTTAGCAGAAACTTTTGCTGGTTGCCCTGATGTTGGAATTGTAGTAAAAACAAACAGCGGAGCACAAACACAGCTTGATAAACGTAACATAACAGGAATCTTTTCAAAGTTAGTTGGAGAAGTGACAAAACCAAATGGTCCAAAGTTTTATCTTCTTCACGGTCATATGTCAGATGAAGAAATGCATGGTTTATACACTCACAAAGACATTAAGGCTCTTGTAACATTTACTCACGGTGAAGGTTATGGCTTGCCTATTCTAGAAGCTGCTGCTTGTGGACTACCTGTTATTGCAACCAACTGGAGTGGTCACCTAGACTTTCTTAAGCATGGAAAGTTTATTCCAGTAGAATATACACTTGCGAATATCCCAGAAAGTCGTGTTGATAATCAAATTTTTGTCAAGGGAGTTAAATGGGCAAACCCAACCGAGTTAGATGTTAAACGTAGACTAAAGAAGTTTTATGAAGCTTCACAGATGCCACAGCAATGGGCCAAAGATTTAGCTACAAAAGTACACGAGCTTTATTCGTTTGAAACTGTGGCACGTACTTATTCATCATTGTTTGATGAACATTTGAAAGCTGAGTAATGTTTGGTTATATTTTATCGCTTCTACTTTTAGCTGCTCTTTGTACTGTTTGTTTTTATGCAGTACGCTGGGCTAAAATCATCTTTATCTTGGAGGATGACTTAGCTGAGGCAATTGAAATTCACGAGCGCACTGCGAAAGCTTTGGAAGCTATCGTTAAAACTCCTATGTTTTTTGACAACCCACAAATAAAAGCTGCGGTTGATGAAGCAATGGAAAACGTTAAAGTTTGTCAAACAGCAACACATAAGCTTATTCAGAACTTTACGCAGCGCAGCAAGCAACGCTATATACGGCTTGTAGATCAAGATGAGGACGAATGATTCCTAACGGTAAAAAACTTATCAAACGCAAGCCTAAAGGTGGTGCAACACCACAAGAGTTTTATTTTAATGCAGGTACTCAACAAGCCATTGTTGACTATAAAGCCGAAACAAACTCAGCAAAACGAAACGACATATACGTTCGTGAAATACTTCCTGCTTTTTCCAAGTTGGTTGAAAACCTAATCAATGTTTATGGTTTTCAAATCCAGTATGAAAGCAAAGCAGATTTACAAAACGAATGTATTGAGTTTCTTTATGGAGTAATCACTAAGTTTGATGCTAGTAAAGGCACCAAAGCTTTTTCTTACTTCAATGTTGTTGCAAAACACTGGCTAATAATCAAAAGCAAACAAAGCGTTCGTAATGTTCATGTGTTTACTTCTCTTGATGATACAGAGTCTTTAAGCCAACATGATTTAGAAACAATAGAAAATCATAGTGTATCACCATCACCAGAAGAAGTAATGATTAGCTACACCAATAAAGAGAAAATTGAGAAGTTATTGGAATTAGTTGCAGCTAAAGCTGTAACAGAAAACGAAGTTGAATGCCTTAAAGGAATCAACTTGTTGTTCAGTAACATTAATGAACTTGATTTTCTTAACAAGCGTGCGGTAATGCTTTACTTGAGAGAAATAACCAACCTTTCACCTAAACAACTTTCTGTTGTGCTTTCCCTCATGAAAAAGCATTACAAACTTTCCAAGCAAGAATATGAGCAAACAGAATGAGTCAATCTTTTGAAGAAGAAATAAGTCAGATGGATAGCAATCCAACTGGGCAACAACTTATCAAGAAAACAGACGAAGACCTTGCTACTTTTGTTGATTTACTAAATAGCATCACCACTATTGACGAACGTTTAAAGCTTCTTTGGAAACAAATCTATGAGAATGCATTAATTGACAGACGTAATGCTTATATGATTTGGACAGACTTATACCTAACTGTTCACGGCAATCCAGAACAACACGTTATTCACGGCGATCATTTGTCCAAGTATATGGAACGTATGGAAAAAGCTAACACACAACTTTTAAAGCTTGCAGAGTTAGTTTACAAAGCCAAAGATAAACAAGAAGCAGATGAGGTTCCAGATAGTAAAGCAATATTTGATAGAATAAAGCGCAACAGCAGAGGATAGTATGCCTAATGAAAACCTTAACGTTGGCAGAATTTTAGCTGGTGCAACAGAGCCAACTTTAAACCCAACAAAACTAATATTGAACAGCCAAATGGCTGGTTCACCACCAACTTTTCAACGTGCAACCGTTGAAGAAGTTATCTATAACCCAAAAGAACTAACAACACAAGACCGAGATAGATTAAAATCTTTAGTTGTCAACCAAGAAGAAGTAGATCAAGCAGCATCAAACAGTGTTATTGCAACAGTTATTTCTGATGGTGTAAGCGACTCTACACCAACAAAAGTACTTTTATCTCCATTTTTCCAAAGTCACTTCATGTTGCCTGTGCAAATTGGTGAACAAGTTACAGTTGTGTTTGAAGACTTTCAAAAGTACGGTTTTAAGGGTGGTAAATGGATTACTAGAGCGTCAGAAGGTTTGCCTGTTGAAGATCCAAACTTTACTCATAATGACCGAAGATTTAATGCCGAATATTTTGCTGAGACACGTATCAGTCAATCATTAAATCGTAATAGCTATACTCCTGGCTTTCCTAACGGTGGTGGCAGTAACAACACCAACACTCTTCCACAAGATACAACAACAAATCCATACGATAGGTTATATCAACAATCTCGTTCTGGTAGTTTGCAACACGCATATGAGGTAGTGCCACGCTGGACAAAACGACCACAAGAATTTGTTATTCAAGGCATGAATAACTCTCTTATTATGCTTGGAAGAGATAGAGTGGGATATGTTACAAGTTCAGCACCAGAACAAACAAGCTATGCTGGAACTATTGATATCGTAACAGGTCGTAGTCGCTATTTGTTAACACCAGAAGACAGTAGAACAACAGAGCATAAGAGAACAAGTCCGTTTGTTGTAACAAACTCTAGAAGCCTTAATGAAGTTGATAAAGTTCCTAGACTAAACAATAGAGTTGAGCAAATAAAAGAAGGTGATCCAGATTTTGTTCGTGATGCTGCACGCATATACATGAGCATGAAAACTCTTGGTGATGTCAACTTTAAAACAGCAAGAACAACACAAGGAACTGTTAACGACGCATTGCAATCTTCAGGGATAAATTACTCTCCTACCAGCTTGTATCCAATACAGTTTGCTTCTTCTAGTGCAAATGTTGGATCGTCATATGTTGTAACCAAAGCTGACCATATAAGATTGATTGCAAGACGTTCTGTGCCAGCAGAAGACAGTCTTGATCCAGTTATATCTGGTTCTGTGTTGATTGTTAAGGAAGGTAGAAACCGTACACCAGAGGATTTAAACGCTGGTTCTGCTGCAACAGATCATTTAGCTTATTTGTACATGTCTCCTGAAGGCAGGGTTCAAGTAGATGGAATGCAGATATTTCTTGGTGGTGCGGCGATTAATACTGACCCCGCTCCAGCTAATCCACAAGCACCAGCACCTGATCGTCCAAGAAACAAAGATGGATCAACCGCAGAACTAAGTGTTGGTCAACAAAACACATTTGCTGGTGCGGAACCTTATATCAAATGGAGTGAGTTTAAAAAAGTTGTAGAAGGTTTACAAAATCAAATTGATGCTCTGCAAACTTCTTATAATCAACTGGTTGACAATTTAAATAGAGCCACTGTACAAACTAGCTGTGCTCCAGGTGGACCCGATGCAGCTTGGGCTGGTCTATATGCAACCTGTGCGTCAAACAAAGAAGCATTGAATACTAGAGTGCAGAGATCAAGAGTAAAAACAAATGAAGCTGTATATAAGAGTAGATCCTCAAAAATTTTTGGTCAATAGGAACTACAAAACATGAGTAGCGTAGAAGATCTTCGTCGAGTTGCTGATAGCGAAACGGCTTCTCGTCGAGCTGATGCTGAAAACGAGGCCAATAAAACCGCAACGGCTGCCCAAATAGTTGTATTGCAACAAATTATTAGGGCATTACCACCGCCTTTGAACGCTGCTGCCACTGCTTTGGGCGAAGGAACATTTGCAGCTTTAAATATATCGCTTTTAGGCGTCAAAAACCCAAGCCCAGACGGTAGCAACAATCCTGTTAAATTAGTTGCTCTCGCAATTGCGTTTGCAATCATAAAAGCTATTTGGTGTTTTATTAAAAGCTTGCTTAACCCTCTTCCAATTGTAGGTTCTTTTTTTCCTTTGTGTTCGAACGACGAGCAGTTGCAGCAAGGCACCAGAGAAGCGGCAGAAGCCGCAGAAGATTCGGACAATCGAGCTTTAAACAATCAAATATCTAGTTTTAATTCCACAGTGGCAGTGAACTTATCTAACATTGTCAATGTACAACAACCTGACACACAGCCGCAACAAACAACAGAAAGTGAAACCGACACTGGTGAGGGTATCACATTTGATCAGTTTGTAGCAAAAACAGCAAATACCGCTGGTGTTACAACAACAGGTTTGGACATAACAAACGAACTCAAAAGTCAAACTTCTCAGGCTGCAAATCAAGGACAAACAAGCGCAAATATTCCAGCACAAACAGTTGCTCAACCAGAATGGCAGCCAAGCGAACGTTCAAATGAACCTATTACATATCAAGAATACCGTAAGTTGTTTGGTCTATAGTTATAAAGCATGAGAAGCTTTAAAAGCGTAGGTATTACATCAGCCGAACTAGCTGAACAAGAAAGAGCCGTACAATCAACTCCTATTCCCATAGGAATCGTTACTCCTTTAAGGCTTGGTAACAGCAACGAAGGTTTACTTGGTATGCACTATACAGTTGGTGAAACCATGAAAAACAATCTTCGTGATTTAATCATGACCAACTGGGGTGAAAGATTAGCATTGTACGATTATGGAGCTAATCTTGGTCCACTAGTAACTGAATATGAAATAGGAAAAGATGCGTTTGATGAAGCGGCTATGCAGCGTATTATGAATGCTGTTGCAAAATATATGCCATACGTTGAACTAGAGGGATTTGATAGTTCTCAAAGGTCATTTACAGAAGATCCAGGTTTAGGTTCTGTAACAATAACAATTGATTACAGCATACCAAGAGCTTCTATTCCCACAGCAAGATTACAAATAACGTTTGCAGTAACATAAAATATTGCTGAACTATATCTAACATAAGGTGAAACACGATGCCGGTTGATTCCAGACGAACAGTAAACCAAATCGTTAAAGCAAGGAAGTATCTTAACAAAGACTTTGATGCTTTCAGAAACGACTTAGAAGAATACGCACGAACATTCTTTCCAGATCGCTTGCAAGACTTTTCTGCAAACGGCTTTGGAGGCTTGCTGCTAGAACTGGCATCATATGTTGGTGACGTTCAAAGCTTTTATTTGGACCATCAGTTTGGTGAGCTAAATGCCGAAACAGCTGTTGAATCAAAGAACCTAGAAAAGCTACTAAGAGAAGCTGGGGTGCAGATTGTTGGAGCTGCACCAGCCGTTCTTCCTGTTACTTTTTACTTTCGTATTCCAGTTAATTCACAAGGAAAATTTGACACAACTGCTTTACCTGTTGTTAAACAAGGAACAGTTGTTAACTCAAATCGTGCAATACAGTTTCAACTAATTGAAGATGTTAATTTCACCGTTACGAAAAGCAATGGAGAACCAGCAAACAATATCACATACACAGTTGGTGATGTTGATAACAACAACAATCCAGCAAACTACATTTTCTCAGCAACTGGAAACTGTTTAAGTAACATTACGTACAACGAATCATTTACAGTTAATGGTTTCGAACAGTTTAAACGTTATACGCTGCAAAACAGAGACGTAACCGATATTATCTCTGTTGTTGATAGTGATGGCAACAATTACTACGAAGTAGAGTATCTAACGCAAGATACAGTTTTTAAACTTGTTCAGAATCGAAATCCAGCTTCTGCATCACCACCAACAGAACAATACGTGGAAGCTAACCTAGAAATTCAACCTGCTCCGTTTAGATTCTATAAAACAACTTCTTTAGCAACAAGACTAACAACTTTAACATTCGGTGGTGGTTCTGGTCAAACAATGAATGATGACCTTGTGCCCGATCCATCCGAAGCAGCTTTGCCTTTGTATGGTCGTAAGAACTTTTCCAGATTTACTATCGACCCAAACAACTTGTTAAGAACATCTACGCTAGGTGCTATAGCTCCAGATGTAGTTGTTTATGTAACATATCGTGCTGGTGGTGGTTTAAATCACAACGTTCCAAATCAAAGTATAACAGAGATAGCAACGCTGATTACAGAGTTTCCAAACGGACCAACCTCCACAGTAGCCAGCGATGTACGTGCTTCAGCCGATGCAAACAATAATGCTCCTGGTGCTGGTGGTGCAGACCCTCCAACTCTAGATGAACTGCGCTTACAAATACCTTCAGCCAGAGCAGCACAAAGCCGTATTGTAAGCAAAGAAGATTTAATGGCAAGAATATACTCGCTGCCAGCAAACTTTGGCCGTGTTTATCGTGCTAGTATAAAAAACAATCCCGACAACCCAAACAGTGCATTGCTTTACGTTCTTTGCCGAAATGACTTAAATCAACTTATCCTTGCCCCAGACCTTCTTAAAAAGAACTTGCAAGTTTATCTCAATCAATATCGTATGATTTCAGATGCTATTGACATTCTGGATGGTAGAATCATCAACCTGCAAATCAACTATGACATAACAGTTGACCCAACGTTTAACCGTCAACAAGTATTGCAAAACGTGCAAGCAAAATTGGTAGACTATTTCGATGTTGGAAACTATCAAATGGATCAACCTTTAATTCTTGACGACGTAAGAAACATTGTTTACAACAACGTTGGTGTTTTGGGTGTTAGAGGTATAACTGCAACTAATGTTACTGGAACAGTTGGTGACAGAGTTTATAGCAGCGTTAGATACGATATTACAACCAACTTAATCAACAACTCTATTCTTATTCCTCCACCTGGAGGCATGTTTGAAATCAAATATGTTAACTTCGATCTGATAGGTCGCACAGCTGCTTAGGAGACACCATGTATCGCATTCTTAAAGCTGACAAAGACAGTTACGTTACTAACAAGCTTATTTTCAGCAGCAAAACAGCTTTGTCCCGCAGTACTGATGCTAATGTAGGTCAAGCTGGAACAATTGATTTATTCAAGTTGTACAACGTAACTCCTGTTGCTAGTGGAACATCTGGAATAGAGATAAGTCGTGGTGTTATTCACTTTGATTTAACTACCCTTAAAGCTCTTACAAGTTCTTTGTTAGATGTTACAGACCCAAGTTTTAAAGCTTATTTGTCCATGAAAAACGTTTATGGTGGACAAACAGTTCCATCAAACTTTGTGCTTGTTGTTAATCCTCTTGGAAAAGATTTTACTGAAGGAAGAGGTAACGACGTTATTGGATACCGTGATTTAGATGCAGTTAACTGGTTTACAGCTTCTATTGATGGTGCAAACATAACCACATGGACAAGTGGTGGAATAACATATGCTGGAGACACATCAGACGTTAATGCTGACTATTATCTATCTGGTTCTTCTATTCTTGGTTATGTTCCACTATCATTCTCTCAAAGCTTTCCAAGAGGGGACGAAGACCTTTTTATTGACGTTACAGCAGCAGTTTCTGCTGCAATAACAGGAGAAATACCTGATTATGGTTTTCGTATAGCTTATTCTGGTTCACAAGAAACAGACACAGTTACACGATTTGTTAAACGTTTTTCCTCAAGACAAAGTAGAAACACGAATATACATCCAGCACTTGTGGTAAAATACAACGATAGCTTTTTCGACAACCAAGTTCAATCGTTTTTTGATTATCCAAACAAAATAGGCTACTATTATTCGCCATTTGGTGTTGAATCAAACTTTATGTCTGGCAGCACTGAGGTATCTGGTTCTGGAAGCATTCAGCTTGAGCTTATTGCATCTAAGAGTGTGTATGTTACAGCAACAACATACAGTTTCAGTCATTCAATGTCGATAAGTTACACTTCAGCAAGTTGGAACTATTTTTCTCAAAGCTTTACTGGTTCTCAAATAAGTTTCGGTGGTTTATATCAAACCGGAAGTTATTATGCTGATGTGTTTATTCCTTTGAATATAGCAGGATTATCTGGGGTGTTACGATCAGACAACTCCGTAGAGTTTAAATCTGTTTGGAAGTCGCTGGATAATACTGTTATATTCGCTACAGGGTCAAGTATAACTCTAAGAGCGCTTCAAGGTAACAAGACCATTGTGAACACACAAAACTATGGTATTAACATCACCAACCTTGAAGAAACTTATATCAACACGGCACCAACAACTCTTCAAGTTTTTGTGTATGACTTTGATCCAACACTTCAAAGCTTTTACTTGCCATATAACGCTAAACCAAAAGTGTTTAAGAAAATGTATTGGAGATTAATTGATCCATTTACAAAGGAAATATTGATTCCATTTGATGATGTTGGTACAAAGTTGTCGGCTGATGGTGGTGGTATGTACTTTACTTTGTACATGCAAGACCTTCCAATCAACAAACCTTTAGAAATACAGTTCTTAATCAAAGAAAACAATGAAAGTTACTTGATTGAAAATCAAGGTTTTAAGTTTAAGGTTGTAACAGCATGACAACATTATTGTCACCAACTCAAAGACTGGTTCGTGTTAGACCAGGGGTTTTTAGTCCAACGCTTGTTCGTGGAATAACAAATCCAGATGGTGGTTTAACATCGTTTTCAACAGAAAACGCAGAGTTTTTAGCAAATGCACCTGTTGCAGAAACAGGTAGTTTTCGTTATGATCCTATTGGTTCTGGTATCAAAAGCACTCAACAGTTAAATGTTGATTGGAGTTTGTTTGAAAACCATGTGTTTTTCAACAGTGCTCAAGTAAAAGTTAACTCAGCGTTTAACAAAATCTTTGATAGATATCCTTTTGATGGAACCAAAAAAGAAACCGAATTGTTTTTTGACCAAATGACAGGTTTTGAACGTTATGTTTACGACAACATGCCAAAAAACAAGGGTTATCTCTTTTTTTCTGGTAGCAACGTTGGTGATACAACAACAAAAGGAACTTGGATTACAGTAAAAGATTCTGCTGGAACAACGTTTCCATTTCTCACCAAGAATCCAAACGGTGCTAGCAGGCTTGATCCAACAAGCAGTTCAATAAGCTTTCAGTTTCAAATCTATGCTGCTACAGGCTCAAACACCAACCAAATAGTATTTCAAAAACTTAACACAGTAACAGGAACCGAACAGCATGGCTTTGGATGCTTTCTATCGAGTTCTACGGGGGCTACAGCGCCCTTAACTTTCTTTGTGGTGTCTGGGTCAACAGATGTAATGTCGGCCTCTATAAGCCTTGTTAAAGGCAATTGGACACCTGTTACGTTTACTTGGGATCGTACAAGTGGAGTCAACCAGTTATACGGCTATGTTAGCGGTTCATTGGTTGCAACAAGTAGCCAAGTAACAATAAAAAGCTTGAACTTTGCAACAGCAAGCTTGTTCGTAGGTACCGGTAGCAACATAACTTCTCCACTATTTGTCCCAGAAACAACCTTTTCTGGTGCTTTGGATGAACTGCGTTACTTTAAACGAATTGTTTCAACAAATGAAATGATATCATACCAAAGCAGCAGCATATATGCTGAACCAGATTTAGCTCTTTACTTTAAGTTTAATGAGCCTAGTGGATCAGCAAGCAACCTTGTGTTGGATCACTCTGGTAAAGGTATGCATGGTACCCTAAACAGCTATGCATTAAACACTCTTAAGGTAAGAAACATTAACACTGGTTCTTACATGGGCTCCAGCCCAATGATTTACGAAGATATAAGAATGTGCCCGATATTGTTTCCAGATCAACCAGAAGTCATAACATACCGTGAAAACCTTATATCTGACGGAGCTTCATACGACTCTTTTAATCCAAACATTATTACTAAACTTGTACCAAAACAATACTTTACATACGGACAAGAACAAGCTGCACTAGACTCCGAAGAAGGTCAAATCAATGAGCTGCAATATGGTTCAGAACCAAACACAGTAGCTCTTGGTAGTACACAAACTTTACTAAGCTTGCTTTATATGTGGGCAAGCTTTTTTGATGAAATCAAGTTGTTTCTTGATGCCTTTTCAACAATAAGACATGTTGATTACGATCAATATGATACAGTGCCAGATGCATTCCTAAAACAACTTGCTGACTTTTATGGTTTGGATCTTCCACCTTTGTTTATTGGTTCAGATGTTAGTCAGTTTGTTAATGGTAACAACGTAACACCAAACATTGTTAACAGCGAATACACTCTTCAATACCTTCAAAACCAAATCTGGCGCAGAATATTGATTAACGCTAACGATATTCTTAAAAGCAAAGGTACCATTCACAGTATTAAAGCTTTGTTACGTGCTGTTGGCATTGATGGTGACAACATCTTTAGATTTAAGGAATATGGTGGGCCAACACAACGCACTCTTGATTCTTTAAGAGAGTCAAGAAATGAAATAGGTACAGCGTTAAGCTTTGTTAGCGGTGGTTACTTTAAGTCTCCTTATCTTTCTGGAAGTAGAGTAGAACCAGGCTATCCAACACCTGTGGGAACGTTCGTTGTAGATCCAACTACAGGTCATAATATAGATACCACAGACGTTAACGATGGTTTATTTACCAGTGGTTCATGGACATACGAAGGCATATACAACTACGCTGGTTTGCCTAGTACATCTTCTATTCAAAGTCTTGTACGCATTGTGAGTTCTGGTTCTGGGAATACAGAAAACGTGTTAGCTAACTTGTATGCTACAAGTGGTTCTGGTGTAACGTTATATGTTCGTCCAAACTCTACGATTGGTGCAACCGCTCTTACCATGAGCATAACAACACCAGACATATTGAGTGGTCAAGCTTGGAACATCAGCTTTGGTAGAGAACGTGGAGACTCCATAAGCCAAGTTTCTTCTTCATACTTTCTTCGCATTGGTAGAAATAACCTTGGAAGTATTGTTGAAGAATATGTTACCAGTTCTTTGTTTGATGATAACTTTGGAACAAACTCAGCAAACAACTTATGGCAAGTTCGCAGTGCAACATACAACACATCAGGTTCATTTTTAGCTATTGGTAGTGGTAGCACAACAATTGCAACAACCACAGATTTTGTTAATGAAAACTCACTTCAAACGTTTGATGGTAAAGTTACACAGCTACGTTGGTGGAGCAAAGCTTTAACACTAGATGAATGGAGAGAACACGTTAGAGATTACAAGTCTCTTGGTGTTGAAGACCCAAGAGTTAACTTTAACTTCGAAAACTTTAGAAGCGGTTCATTTGAGAAACTAAGAGCTGATTGGAATACCGATCAAATCGAGCTAAAAACTGATGTAACAGGCGGGATTCAAATATTTGATTTCTCTCAGCATGAGCTACATGCTACTGGTACATTGTTTCCAAACTCTAAAGACGTAATTGTTCCCGAACGTTTTTATTACTCGTTTATCTCACCAAACTTTGACGAAGCTGTTACCGATCAAAAGGTTCGTGTAAGAAGCTATCAAAGCTTGGACTTCGTAGACCAAGACGTTGGAATGTACTCTCAAATGGCTCCAGTGTACGAAATTCAACAAGAACAAATCCCACAAGACAATGCAAAGTTCAGCATTGATTTCTCTATTGTTGATTCTCTTAACCAAGACATGATTGGAATGTTTTCTTCTCTTGAGGTGTTTAACAACATACTTGGTGACCCCAACATGATGTTTTCTCCAGATTATCCAGATTTAGAATCCTTAAGAGACATATATTTCAACCGTTTAACAGACAAGTTGAATGTTCGTGGTTTCTTTGATTTTTATCAATGGTTTAACACAAACATGGGTAGATTTATTGCACAGTTGTTACCAAGAAAAACAAAGTTTCAAGGTATCAACTATGTGATTCAATCTCACATGCTCGAACGTCCAAAGCTTGAATATCACTTTGAGGATATCTATCTTGGAGAAAACAATAGAAACCGTCAAAAAGAAGTTCTTTTGCTGCAACTTTTCACTGGTGTACTTAAGAAATACTAAGGATAACCAACCATGCCATACTGGGTTAACGATACATCTTTTAAACCGTTTTTTGACATAGCAAACTATTACGGTAAAACCAATCGTAACCTTGTTGTGTCTGGAGGAATGCCAACCAAAGAAATCGACATATATCGTGAAGGCGTCAACCTACGAACAATACAAGACATATACAGCTCTAATCAAATCAAGGCTATATTTGAAGATGGAACACAAGACCATGAAGTTAAGCCAAATGGTGAGTTAACTCATCAGTCTGCATTTATCACATATGGTCAAGCTGGAGACTATATCCAATACACTTCCAATACCATATTCAACGATTCACATGTTGGTGTTGACGGAACTATATTGGTTGATGGAAAAAGAATAAGTAAAACAACAAACTACTTGATTGAATCTGGACTTATTGTTGAAGGTTATTTGAACGCAGATGATGTTTATCCGATTTACATGAATGGTGGCCCACAGTTTTATGAGGAATCGATTATAGAACCGTTTCCTATGCCTTTTCGTCTTGCAACCAACGAAAGTCCACAAGAGCAAATCCGTGGTGTCTATGCTTTTCTAGAAGCTGGTAACGTTGGTGATGAACGTAGATTCGGTACCGATATTGTTGAGCAAATGGTTTATCGTGAAGAACCTAAAATGGTTCGTTCGTTTTTGGAATATGGTGCTGGATACATACTTGTTACAGCTAGCAATGGCAGTGTTGTTGGAGTGATTGATACAAGACCTAACGCCGTTATGGATCAAACAGTTCAGCCAAAAATGGAACCTTGGGTTGATCAACCTAATGGTGCATTCTTTCCAGAACTAACAAACACAACCGATTTATTGAGTGTTCAAGTTACTTCCAGTGTTGTTAATTTAAGCGGTGAAGTTGTTGGTTCCATTATACAACCATTTTTTAGTGAAAATTATAGCTTAAGTGATTCAAACTTACAAACCAGAGATCAAAAAAGTGCAACAGCAGGATTCACATATGGTAACGTTGCTTTGTATGGCACGGATTCTGTTGCATTTGGTGGATATTATCGTGGAGCATAACTAACAACATGGCAAGAACTCTTAAAGGAACAAGAGCGAGAGGATTACCTTCCAAAGTATTATTGTCACAAAGACAAGATGCAACAGGTAGCTTTCCAACAGTATGGAGAACATCAAGTGATAACCGTACAGGTCGTTATCCTGTTTTCTTTAATGATGACAAGGTTATACGATTCAATCAACCTGTTACAGATGCTGGAATTTTTGTTACAACTTATCCAGACTATGAAGAGAAGGTTGTAACTGTTGGTTCTCTGGGATATCCATCCTCGTCTTATAGTATTGTTTTTGACAATCCTTTTGTTGGTTTACCCACAGTTGTTATCACAGAATTAACAAGCAATCCTAACACACCAACTGTAAATGCTTTCATAAAGGATCAAACTGTTACTGGGTCATACGTTAATTTTTCTGCACCGTTCGAAGGAACCTTTGCATATCGTGCGATTTATCAGTCAACCGCAGGAACACCGGTAAACGTACTTCGTTCTCCAAGATATACCGACCAATACTCATTGGTCGTTAATCAAAATGTTCAATTTAAAGATACCAATAACGCATACGTTACGTTTTCAGATTTTGGAACGATACCAACAAACAATTATGTGACGTTTTATGATTCGACGAACAGTAATCTAGCTGATATATCTTCTAGTTTAAGTGGTAGTACAAACACATCAATTCAAGTTACTGGCAGTTCAACTGTAAATGGCATTATAACTTTGCAGTACATGGGTTTTGGTCCAACAACTGCAAGTGTTGATGTAAAGGGTATTGTTTATCCCCTTGTTATGACTCCTCAAGCTATTGATGCAGGACTATCAGAAGAAGCTAAGAATGACTTATACAAACAGCCATACTTCTCTGGTTCTGAGATCTTTAATCGACCTATTGTAGCTTCTGGGAGTATGAAGAAAGACGTATCTGATACGTTTGTTACGTTTACACCAGGACAAGACATAGAACCTTTTCAAGACTTTGCAAATCCAGAAGTTGATGCAAAAATATCGAACGTAACAAGTTCGAATTATCAGTTTTTTGCAACAGGTAGCTTGGTTGAAACAACAGGTTTAGGATTTCAACAGCCTCTTTGGAGCAAGAATAGAATAGAGATTGATATAACTCCAGCCGCAGAACAAACATTTACTCTTTACAAGAGCGCAAGTGTTGGAAGTTATCCAATGGGATATTGGAATCCTAACACAAAGCTTTATGAGGGCATAGGAACAGGGAAAGGTATTGATAGTTACTCGGGAGATTTAAACGGTTTAAAGAATTCTTTAGATGAGCAAACTTTTGGTTTTCATAGTTCGATTGATTATGGTGGCGTTGTATCGGGTTTACCGCAGCAATACAATTTGTATGGTAGGCAGATCAGCAATTTTGGTTTTCCATATCATCCAAAATTCCAAGCAACCAGTTCACAGCAAATAAACATGAGTGATTATTTGTCTGAACCATTCATGTTGGAAAAAATATGCTTAGAAATAAGCAGTTCAATCTATTTACCAGGTAAATCGCCGTTTTCTCCAGCTATTTGGACATTTTTTCTTTTAAACCAAAGACCTTATTTGCAAAACAAGCCTTCTCTTCCTCAAAATATACAGTATCAATTTGGTGGCTCCAGTGCTCCTTCCACTTTTACTACGTCGTCATTGACAACATCAACCATAAATGATGTGGTTGATATCATTCAAATGGCTCTCTCAGCCTCTGGAGACAGTGCAGGATACTTAAAAAGAGAACTTATAATTCCGAATGATAATGGAACATTTTTTAATGGCCAGTGGATAATGAGTTCTTCTGTTAAATCCTCTGTAGCTTTTGAAGAAGGCGTTGCTTATATTTTTTCTGGCTCTACTATCTCGTTCCCAAACAGCAGATATGTCATTCCAACACTTAATCTATCAGGTAGAAATCAAATTGAACCAGCGAACGGTCGGGATTGGGTTAGCACATTTAGTTCACCAAATATCATAGGCAACGGCTCGTATTTCATAAATAACTATGATAATCCCATCGCAATCAACAACGTATATACAAAACCCAATCCTTATATATTGCTACCAACAGATAAGCTCACATTCGGATTTCAACTACCTTGGGATAATGATAATGCTATAAGCAGTAACAGTTTAAGTTTTCTCACAACTGGTGTCAACAAAATCATTCTTTACGGATCAACATTAAGACTTAATCCAGAAACAAATCAACTTGAAGAATATCATGATACATTAAATCAGCTTCTTTCTTCAAACAGCGTTCATGAAGTGATTGGAGAATAGTTACTATCATGCCAATCTACGACGTAGAAAATAGATTCTCTTACTATAAAAGCTACTCAGATAATATTCTTGTTGGTCCACCAAAACCAAAAATGGGTGATACAACATGGCTTAGAGCAGTTTCTGGGAGTGTTGTAAGTGGTTCGGAAGAATTTAAAGCTGCGACTGTTGCAAGCGATTTCGTATACCAGCGGACACATCCTTTCTATAAGTCCGGCGAAGTTCGATACTTGCGAATCGCAAGCAGCACACAACAAATAGAAGATAGTTTTGTTCCTGATGTCATCAGTTTGCATGCAACAGGCACATATGGCGCAGGTAAACCAGCTGTAGATCGAGACTTTGCTGGGGCCGGTGTAGATTTTTTGTGGATTTTATTCGCAACTAGCTCTTTTCCAGCTATTACTGGAAGTGATAGCGGTGTTGTTAGCAATTATGAATGGATTAATTCATATCCGTTTGAGAAGAAATACAATTACGTACCAAGAAGTGTTGATCGTGACACATACGAATTGACAGTTGACTATTATGAAGTAGACTATTCATTTGAGAACATATTTCAAACAGTTGCTAATCAAAATATTTCATTCAACAAAAGGAGTATCATAGTTGGAAGTGCATATATTGATACAGTCTCGCCATATACAAAAAGCTTAGATCTCCTTCTGGACATTCCTGGTTACTATGACCCTGGATATACTGACCCTTTGTTCCCAGAAGATTGGCATGAATATTCCTATGGCTTATTTTTCGGATCAATGACGAATAATTTCGGCAGAAAACTAGTTTATGGTATCAAGCCTAGTTATGTAGATTTAATTGTTCCTGCGCCTTCAACGCTTGGTACATATGAAAACTATTCCTATCAACTTTCTTATACAGTAGACTGTGAAGGCTGGAAGTATGGGTTGTACAACGGTGTTCCAACCAACTTTTCTTGTGTGTTTCGTCAAAACCATTATGGTCAACCAAGAGACATGCTTGAAGGTAGGCCATACACAAAAACATATAACAACAAAGAAATCGGTGGACCAATGGATACAGATGGAGGTATAAACTTCATCTCTGGAAGTGCTTTATCCGGCGAAAGCAACAACTATCTTACAGCATCAATATATCAATCTACAAATGTTACAGCAGCTTACACAGTTAATCCATATGGATCAGGTATATTCGATAAGGAATATCGTGCATCTCAACCGTGGCATGACGATGATCCAAGAGTAGGAACATAAAATGGGACTTATTGACAACAAAACAAGAATCTTAGATACCATCATCACAGATGAAGGTAGAAGACAACTAGGAACAGGTCAGTTTATCCCAGCATTTTATTCGTTTGGTGATTCTAGTGCTGTGTATTCATCATTAGATACATACGTCACAGGTACAGTTCCAGATTCCAGCATAAGAACCATTTTAACCTTTGAAGCTTTTCCACTTCCACAAGATCAAATTACCTTTGAAGCAGATGATAGTGGTGGTTTAAGAGTTTCCGGCAACAACAACTATTTTACAAGCTCTCAAGGTACAGTTCGTGTTATAGGTGGACAACTTGTTAAGGGCTGGGAGAATGGCACGCCAGAGATTCTATCAAGTTCTGCGACTTTTGCTTCTGTTGCATCAACGGTTCTTGGAGACAACACCAACAACTTTCGCAAGTTAATGATATTGAAAAGTCCTGACTTGCTTTATACCAATCGTGATGAGTTTATCGTTACCACTAGTTCGGTAACCTACCATATAACAAACAACTCTATATTAGCTGGAGGTGTAACAGTTGGTAATTTAGAGGGTACAGAAAACCTTTTCTTTGACCGCAGGTTATCTCACATAGACAACTTTTCCTATTTGCCTCCTGTTAATAGAGCAGATGGTGCTAGCGCAGCTACACAACCTATAGGAAACTATGCAGGTGCCATTAACGGTAACCGTCAGATCTTAACATTCAGTGATTTAAAGAACGAGTTTAACAACATTGTTGTTGCGAATGGTACAGTTCAAGAGCGTGTTCAACTACAACGCACAACAATTGGATTTAGTGAAACAACAATCACCAACAGAATTGTTGGACAAATGTTTGAGATGGCAAACGGTAAAGTAACAAAGCTGGACGTTGTTGACTTTGGTGTGTTTAGCGTAGCCAACAACTCACCATTACTTCCATTGTTTCCAGATGCTATACCGACGCCTTTAAATCCAGACCTTGTAACAGCCACAACAAAAATTCATGTTTACTTTGTTGGTAAAGTTTTAACAGACGCTACAGGTAACGATAAATTCATAAACATGTTCAGCCTCATTTTCCAATAGTTTGCAAAACGTTCCCTCCACAATCTATTCTGATTTGTATAAATCACTATATATGGAATAGGTCTAAGACACTGTGCAAGTAAAAATAAATACCGTTCAAGTTATAGCTACCTCAGATGATTTTGCGTCTCTAGAATACGCAACGTCAGAAAATTATTTGTATCGTTTTAACTTGCAAATAAGCAAAACAGCTGCACTCAACTCTGTAGCAACACAACTAATACTTCGTGCATACAAAGAAAATCCAAAGAACGCTGTTCCCTTGTCCGTGTTCAATCAAGATATGCAAGTGCTTAACGTTTTAAACCAAAACTCTACACAGTTGGTTAAAAACATTCAAAAACGTGCATTCAACATAACCACAAGCATAACAACTACCAGAAACAATACCCTTGCTTCTCAAACTTACACACTCAAAGACTTAATTGATAAGTTCAATCATGGTGTTGGTTATACCGTTGTAACAAACAACCCCAAAGACGCAGTAAGAAACGAAGTATATGCAGCCCCAAACAGCATAGCACAACAACCTTTAAACGAAGATAGAACAGTTGTGCAGCTAAGTAAAGAGTTGCTGAATCAATACAAAACAGACCCAGCAGACTCAATCAAACTAATATATTCCGTCAATACTTCTTACGAATCAAATAACGGTTTGGTAGGAAAGTTCTACAATAGCAACCAAAACAAAATTGAATCATTAATTGCTGAAAGCTTAATGACAACAAACAATATTGATAACAATTCTGAACCTAGATTGCAATCATATAGCGTTGTTGAACGTGATGTTATCAATATTCATCCAGAGTTCTTATTCCCAGCTGAATCAGTAGGGACACAAGACTTTTACTTGATGTTTTCAATTTATGACACAAAAAACAATTTGGTGCAAGAGTTTGTAAAGCTTGTTAAACATAAAACAAATTTGTCACGTTTGCAAAGAGCTACAATACCACCAGATTTTAATGTTGTGAAACTTGCTGGTGGACAACTATTGGTAACAGTTAAGCAAAGAGATGTAAACGGCACTGGTGTAAAGATATACAAAACTGTTTACAATCCAAGTGTAAAAACAAACGAAGTCACACAAGAAGTAATCGGTAGTTTTGATCTCCCAGCTGGAGAAACAAGAATATTCAACATTCAAAACTCTAGCGTTGGTCTTTTATTGTTTCGTGCATTGTCTTACAACGCAAACTCTGATACAAGCAGTGACTTCACAAGTCAAATAGTTGAAGTAGAAGCGAGCGAAGTAACATCAACAAAAGATAACGTGTTTGTTAGTTTGAGTCCCGAATACAATCGAGAAGGTCTAAGACTTTCAATAAGTCAAATTCCAGACGATATAGCATTTTTAGAGCTTTATCGTACTAACCTAACTAACAACATTGAAACTATGCTTTCAACGTTTTTTATTGGAGGCCAAGGCAGCAATGCAAGTTATGCATATCTTGATACAGGATTGGATCGATACAAATCATATCGGTATCGTTGTGCTTTGGTTGACATAAGAGGTCAACGTTTTGAATCTTCTGGGGTTATTGAGTTTGCTTATCTTCCTCAAACACAAGATTATGCAACAGTAACAGCAACCTCACCAAACATTACACCAATCCAGTTGCCAGGAAGCAGCACGCAATATTACGATGTAAGTTTTAATATCAACTATGCTATTACGAACAAGCTAGAGGACAACGTTAAACAGTTTCTTGTCAATCAAGGATTGATTCAGTACTTTGGTGACGATATCAAGCGTGAACGTCTCAAGGAGTTATTGGTGACCAAGGTAGAACTTCGTGACTTGGAAACAAACGATAAGTTATTTATGGCTTATATCGATGGAAACTACGTGCAAAGCACAACGAAATATGGTCCTTTGAATCGTGGTTCACAATATGTTTACGAATTAACAACGTTTGTTAGAAACCCTGCAACTCTTTTGCAAGCAGTTGTTCTAACTGGTTCTTCCACACCAAGAACAAACGGCAAGCTAAGTCCACCTTCTTATACTTACACACCTTACAACGTCAACAATCCATATGGTTTGCTTACAGGAACCAACCCAAAGAAAAGTGGAGATGAGTTTGTTCTACAATATGGTTTTGATCAACTAGAGTTTGCAGACATTACAGATATCAGCTATATTTCTTTGGACCTTAAGCCACCATCTCCCAGCATCAACAACTTAAAAGCAAGTGCTTTTAACAGCAAGCAAGTTGATTTAACGTGGAGTGTTAACGGTGATCAATCTCACATAAGCCATTTTATTATTCGCAGACAGAACGTAGCAACAGGCAAGTTGGACTTGATTGGAAAAGCTCATGGGATTAACGTGCTGAACAACTATTTGTTTACTGATGCTGTGAGGTATACAGATTCTGGGGTATTTAGGTACATCATAACGATGCAATATTTCAACTTAAACCTTAGTCCAGATTATACTAGCAATGAAGTGGTGATATAACATGGGTGCAACAAGAAATGGTAACCAAACAAGAACAAATATAGCTATACAACCTGCTTACACTCCTACATTGGTTCCTACAGCAACTACAACCACAACAAACACTCCTCAAGTCGCTGGTTCTATAACACCATTTTCATCAACCACAGTTCCTTCCCCATTATCATCTCCTGTGGTAACAGTTCCAGTTGGACCATCTCCGATTTCCGATAGTGTCTCAAGCGCAAACATTCCTTTGCCAGTATTAACGATTAATACAACAAGAGTAACTCCTACACCAAGAAGTTTTGGTGTTTCTATGGTAATGGATGCCAGGCAAAATACTGTGCTTGTACCTATCATTGCACTCACTGGGAGGGCAGAGCCATTTATTGCACCGCCTGTAATATTCAAACCAAAGCCAAACCCTGTTAAATTGTTAACTCAAAGCGACATGGTAGAAGAAACATTGTCGTTGGATACCCATACTTTTGTTAATGGTCAGCCTGTTTTGGATATATCAAGATTACGTGGTGAGATTATTACACTAACCGATTTTAAACCTATCTACGATCTATATCAATACACCGTTAAAACAAGATTTGGTAACTATTTTGACGACTTGTATCAATCAAGCTTGATACGAGACACTTTGCGAAAGTATTTGATTCTTAATCGTGCAACGGTTGATACGCAGTTTAGCTCGGTTTTAAACTCAATATCAACAAGAGTAAATCAAGATGTAGAACGTTCTAGAGGAACCATAAGAACCCTGGATGGACTAATAAGAAAAATCAAGGAAATCAACAATGTTTTGGATTTGAAAAACAACATGGATGCAGCATATGCATTCAAAACACCTTATCTTGGTTTAAGAAACTTTGTTAGTCAACGAATGTTATTTTCAGAGCAATCCTATAATGGGTTTTCTGATACAAAAATACTTTATCAATTATTGTTTGATTTGAGTGGTATACTGGAGAAGTGTTCATTTAATCTTTTGTCTAACTTCACTGACGCAGATCGTTCTGCATATGTTAGCAATCCAGTTTCTTCTCGTCAGCAAAGAGTACAAGACTCTATAACTCTTGACTTGACATACGGCGATAACCTTTTATATACCTCGAATGCTATTCGTGGTAAGTACATTGTTGATTACGTAACGTTTAACGGCGTTTTAAACGTTTTGCCAGCTACTAGCACCGACAGGTTTAAGTTCTTAGTTAACCTGTTATCTAAGGAGTTTAGAGTATCAAAAGGTTTAGGTAAGTATAAAATCCCAGAAGCGAGCTTTTTTGGTTTTGGTAACCAAGGCAATCCTTTTGATAATCTGATTGGCAGTCCTCCATCAGACATATTTGTTGCTCCTCTTGGTAGCAACAGTTTGTCTACATTGTTTTATCTGAAAACAAGCACACAAAATGCTGTTGTATTGCCTTTTGAGAGTCGTCAAGTTGCTGGCGATGGTGAAACTGTATTTGTCCCAGGAACAAACTACTTTTCTGACGGCATCTTGAACGGAGACTTTACTACATACAATAGTTACCGTGAAACGTTTTCTGAACGTATTACAAAAGCACGAAACGTTTTCAATAAGCTTTTACTGCAACAAGATTCTTTTGATAGTACATCAAATGGTTTGTTATCAAGCCGTATGTTGAGTTCAATGTTGCAGTATTACGTATCTTCACAAGACCTTGTTCGTGGTAACAACAACGATTCGACAAACCTGTTAAGCTTTGTGTTGTTTTCTTTGGGCAACTCAAGTCCAAAAATCAAATTTGAAGTTTATAAACTTTTACTTCTTGTTGCTTTGTATGACACACGCAAAACTGTTACTCAAGATGTTGCACAAACTGATAAATTCAGAGACTTGTTGCTAAGTGAACTGTCACAACAAAACATTCAAGGATTTTCTGAGAATCTTAACGAAAACAATATTCCCAACCTTTTAGACAATCAGATAGCTGTTGTAAGGCAGTTGGTTCTTAAGAACGTAGCTCCGCTTCCTCCTTCTACTTCTGTCAACAAAACAGGAACTGGGCTGTCAAAAAATCAATCAATAATAAAACAGCAAAACCAACAAAAGCAACAACTTGGAAAAGGAGTACCTGCACCTCCTTCAAATAACAGGAATCCAGAAAACAACATTGCACAAGTTCAGATCCAACAGTTTTCTAATTTGATTTACGCATTAAGAACAACCGACAACTTGTTCAAGAACGTTTTGGATATGTGCAAGGAAATGTTTGCAGCAGCTAGCACAAACGAAATAGCATATCATTTATTTCCTGGGACAAGTGTTACACGATACAACGGTTTAACCCTATCAGGCTTTGTTCTGCTTATGTTTGAGATGTTTTCTAACTTAGTTGATCAGTTTGCAACCAAGAACATAACGTATAACTTAGTAGAAAGCAATCAAAACACAAAACTGCCAACAACACAATATATTCAGCTTAACTTTGTTGGAAATGCATTGTCGCAAGTATCTGCTGATATAAGAAACTTTGTGCGTGGTGCTCCACAGTATAGCGAGATTCTCACTGACTATGGAACCAAGCTATCACAGGAAGATCGTATCATTGAAAACATATTGATGTTTTTTGAGCAGTTAAACAATCGCTTTACTAATGTGGTATCTCCAACAAATCAAGAGTTGTTAGTAATAAAGGAAGTTAACACTAATAATCCTAACTCATTGAGTACAACGAGAACTGCAAAAGGTATTCTTGCAAACATAGTGAATAAAAGAGCTGTATATAATCCAAACAACTCTAGAGCTTTGGATTTCTATTTGCCAGCGGGTAAAGCTGTGAGCGATAGAAACTGGGCAGCTGTTAAGGCTGCTATGAAACAAAACGATTTTGTTGGTAGTAGCAAGAAAAAGATTGTTACTGTTGGAATACCATATGGGTTTGTAAAATCAGCACTTGGAGCCCGACTAAACAAGAGTGAAGTAAACAATGGTAAGCTGGAGGAAAGCACCAGCGACTTGATTAACATAAAGGTTTACAAACTTGACAAGAACAACGATGGAATAATTTATAAACCACAACAGTTCAAATTTGATTTATCCTTATTTGCCAGAGGGTTTGATGCATATCCGGTAGAACAGCTATCAAGAGAGAACTATTATTCACTAAGAGATTTGTTTCAGTTTTATGATTTTGACGAAGACCAACCATTTGATGAAGTTACTGCAAAAACAACAACGCAGTTTGTTGGTTCTGATGGATATTACAACGCATCAATTGATAGAAGAAAGCTGGGAGCAGAAGTAGCAGAGAACTTGTATCGTAGCTTTATTCTAGACATGTATGTTCATGTTACTACTGGATTGAATACTAGTGAAGAAACGTTTATATCCTACACAGAAGCGGAAACAACTCAGTTTGTAACTGAAATGCAAAAGATACAACTTGGCACCGCAGACTTGACCAAGGTTAAGTTTATGACACCAGAATATCGTGAACTTCTATCAGCGTTTCAAGCAAGTCAAGATGATTTAAAGCTAATGCTAACTCTTTGCAACGACATTCCAAAAACTGTATTTCGTCAAAAGGATTACGACCGTGTTTTCAACATCTTGTACGATATTGATAGGTTTCCTATTGATACTAATGCAATGAGTCAAACGTTTGAAGGTGATGCTTTATTACAGAAGCTAGTTAATACAGGTCAAACATACACTAATAACGGCGAGACTTATAAGAAGTCTGAAGGTCTTTTACTTGATTCGTACTTTATCAACGTGGAGCTTGTAAGATAATGGCTGTAACAATAGGAGAATCCTTACCTTCTCTGCCAATCACAATCGCAGACATTCCAGAGATTCAAACGTTTGATGCAACGTTCAACTACAACTTTTATCGTCCAGACGAGCTAATAAATCCTTCTATTGCAACTAACGCTCGGCCAAACACAGTTGACTTCTCCAGAAATGTACCAAGATACGTGCGGCTTTCATGGAATAAAGTAAACGTTGGATCAAACACAGTTGTAAAGCAAGAGTTTATTGATATTTCAATTGAAGCTAATGCAAACAAGATATTAGACGAAGACGATTTATCTCTTGCTTACTTTGACACATTCAAACAACAAGAAAACAGTTTTGTTACCGAACGTCAAAAGTATTTAAGTCGGTTGTACGGACAAATAAACTATAATCGTGTTAATGCTGGGCTTACAGACGCTGTTAGAGCCTTGCATGAAATAACTCCAGAAGGAGTAACTCAAGAATACCTTAACAAATATTTGAACTATGCATACACAACAAACACTGATACAACAGAAGTTGACCCAGCAAACTCACTAGAAAACATAGCAACTGTTGTTCCTGTAGCAAATAAAGCGTTTGGTACTTTGTTTCATGAAAAGCTTACAAACGATTCATTGTTAGCAATCACACCGTCAATGGTAGATGGTGTTTCAAAACTGTTTTCTACACAAAATACAGTTAAAGAGTACGCAAATAGATTTAATGGCTCGCAATACGATATATCGCTGGATAATCCGATATCTGTAACAATTAGTGATTTACAAGTTGACTTTGGTTTAGTGTTTCAAACAACTGGGTATGTGATTGATAGATACCGTCAACTTGCAAGAGGTGAGCTGGTAGAGAAAACAACGTTTTACGTTGAAGATCCAAACACAACCGAGTTCTTTGACACACAGGTACTTTACAACCAACGTTATGTTTACTTTATCAGAGTGATTACTGCGCTCCAAACACTAACATTTGACCCTGAAAATCGTGTAAATGTTATCTCAACGTTTTTGGTTGGCAGCAAGTCAACAAGAACAATGGTGATGTGTGAAGACTTAACACCTCCAGAACCTCCAACAGATTTTTTTATTCGTTGGGATTATGGATTAAAGAAGCCTGTTCTTACTTGGAACTTTCCTATTGATACAAGAAGACACATTAAGTATTTTCAAGTGTTTAGAAGAAAGAATATTGGAGACGTAAGACCAGCACAACGTCCTTTTGAACTTGTTAGAATGTACGATTTTAATGACTTGCAAAATGGTTTTGAAACGTTTTTCGTAGCTCCTCCTCCCGGCACAACTGGTTTGTTTCAGTTTATACAAGGTGAAGGAAACATCGATAACAATGTTGTAATTAACCAAACAACAATCACTAACCTAGACGTTTTTTCTCCAACCTGTTATATTGATGATGATTTTGACAGAGAAAGTTATTACATTTACGCTGTTGCATGTGTTGATGCTCATGGCATAACCAGCAACTACAGCAATCAAATCGGTATAAACTTTAACAAGCAACGAAACACGATTGAACGTATTGATGCATCGGCACCAAATGCACCAAAGCCTTATCCAAACCTATATTTGAACAAAGATGCTTTTGTTGACACAATAAAAAACGAAGGTTATTCCCAAATGACTGTTGTGTTTAATCCAGAATACTACGAGTTAACACAGCGTAATGGAGACAATGTAAAGATTGTGAACTTTGGACCAGAAAACAAATACAGGATTCAATTGATTAACACAGATCTACAAACCGATCAGTTTGTAGATATAACCATTATGGATGATAGAAATCCAGCTTGAACCATAACTAGTAGTATACGAAAAGGAACTAAACAATGGGCTTTTTGCAACAAGATACAAACAACATTATAGTAGACGCCGTTCTTACAGATTTAGGTCGTCAAAAGCTGGCACAAGGTACATTCAATGTTATCAAGTTTGCTGCTGGAGACGATGAAGTTGATTATGGTATGATTGTAAGATACGGACGTACTGTAGGTCAAGAAAAGATTGAAAAGAATACACCAGTATTCGAAGCTATCACAAACAACAAACTAGCTTTGGTACATCCATTGGTTTCTCTTCCTGATCCAAATCGTTATACCTTGCCTTTACTTACCTTGTCTGCAACTGCTGGACTAACTGGGGATACACTTACTCTTGGTGTTAATAGTACAACATCAACATCACCACAGCAACAAAGCGTAACCATTCAACAAACTCTTACAGGCGGTGAAACTCTTCCACAAGAACTTGTTGACAATCAGTTCTTGGTTATGTGTGATGATCGATTCTTGTTTATTGCTGGAAGTACACCTGTTATTGATCGCAACCGCATGGCAACGTATGTTCTTACAAGGAATGCTGCTCCAAGCTCTCAAGGCGGAGCTTCCGTTAGCATTGCAATCTCAGCAAAAGCTATTACAAACGCTCAGTTTCTTATTTTCGGTCAACCCAGCAACAAAAACAACATTAGATCTGTTGTTAGAGTAACAGGTATGAGCAGCGGCGCTGTAAAAGAGTTCGTTGCTTCCATTTCAAAGTGAAATAAAAGGATAATATCAAGATGGCTACATTTGAATTTTTCAATGCTCAAACAGATAAAAGAACTCAAAGCGATGTGCTTGAGCAGCTTATTGACGTTATCGGCAACGACGTTTCTTCTTCTGTTACAAGAAGAAAATATCAAGTTTGGGTAACAGGCTCTGGTACCGGTCCCGGTGTTACTTCTTCTCTATTCCAAACTGTGTTTGACCAAGATTATTCACTACAAACAGCTAACCCCGTATTCGATGTTACTGTTGGTCTTCACACAAGTTCACTTCTCGTTACTCAAACAACAACATCCTATGATGCAGTAAACGATCAATATTACTTTCCAAGCAACTCATTGATGATGCGTGAAAAGATTGATATCTATCGTACATTTGCTCAACAACTTCTCGGAAATGATACACAAGCGTTTACGTTTATCTCAGGTTCTTTCGATGGCACATCTGTTGTTGGAACATCAATTAAAGAAGCATTGTTCTTCTCATTTAAACGTTTGTTCTCCAGAGATCAACTAAAGCGTGAAACATATGCTCTCAGAATGTTTTATAGCGGATCAAATGCAACGGTGAGCGATCTTTCTTCTTCTGGCACGGCTGAAAAGATTTACACAGACCTTGGTTCTGCAACAAATGTAAACTATTCATTCCCTGGAGGTTCTGTTGGTACTCTTGTAGACACAGCAACAACCAATGCAGTTGGTCTTATTTGGCATGATCAAGGTATTGTTATTGTTGATGCATCTCGTGTCTTTAACGTAACACAAAGCATTACAGGAACAATTGAAAGCGTAACAACTCTCACACAACCGTTTGAAGGTTCTCTTCTTTCAAGCTCTGTGTATACAAGCACAGGAAGTTTGTTTTATCAAGCTTCTGTTGATGACATTCTTGACTATGTTTGTTCTACTCGTTTCACTGGTTCAGATGCCACAGTTATGGCATTTCAAAACCAAACAAACATCAACTCCAGCGTTTACTTCTGTAAGTTTTCAGCAGATAGATTCAACTATTCCAGCAATCCAACTTATACAGACAGCGATGGGCGTATTGTTGTGATTGATGCTGGTCAAGAAGACATTCAACGTAGCTTTGCGTTCATCACTAGCATTGGTTTGTATGATGCTGACAACAACCTATTGGCTGTAGCAAAGACCTCACGCCCGATTTTGAAAAACTATCAACGTGAATACACTGTAAAGGTACGTTTGGATTATTTTGCAAAGAAAAATATCCGTATTTCCTCGAAGAAATAAAAACTTTCTAGCCATACTATAAAAGTATACTCACTATATATCTTTAGAGGCATTAGCCAATGAAGATATATGATTACGTTTGCAAGTCTTGTAATACTCCTTTTCAACATCGCAAACCAGACAAAGTTTATTGCTCCAAAAAGTGCTATTTTGTTGCGATAGCAGAAACGTGGAAAGTTGAAAGGTCTTGTGTTGGTTGCGGAGAGAAATATATTCCTTCGCATAAAAAACAAGAATATTGCGGTCACAAGTGTCATGGAAAAGTTGCTGGATTATCCAGAAAGAACTCTATAAAGATCAACTGTAATCGGTGTGGTAAAGAGTTTGAGCGTAGAGCTTCTGCTGTAAACAAAGAAAACTATTGTTCATGGGAATGTAGAAAAGTTCCGTCAACAAAAACTTGTGAAGCTTGTGGGAAAGAGTATAAGGTTGGGTCTAGTCATTGGCAAACTTCTAGATTTTGTTCAAGGTCATGTGCAAAATCTGGAGAAAACCATCATTTTTACGGCAAGCACCCAGAGATGCCGCAAGGTTATGAGCCGTGGACAAAAGGCAAAACTGCAAAAGATGATCCAGAAATAGCAGATCTTGGAAGAAAAATATCCTTTACGCAAAAAGAGCAGTTTAAACTAGGTATAAGAAGCAATGTTGGTTCAAGAAATCCCAACTGGAAAAACGGTCAAGGCGTTTCTGTAATACATGCAATCGTAAGACAGTTGCAAGCATACAAAGAGTGGCGATTGGCTGTGTTTAAAAGAGATAACTTTATTTGCGTTCAATGCGGAGATGCATCAAGAGATATAAACGCAGATCATATTAAAAGATTTTCTGATATCATGAACGAAAACAATATAGCCACAACAGAACAAGCTGAAGCCTGTAAAGAGTTATGGGATATAAACAATGGTAGAACTTTGTGTATTGAATGTCACAAGAAAACAGAAACATATGGGAATAAAAAGAGGAAACAATGAACTTGAAAGTTGGAACACGTTGTTATTCCATTCAGCAATGGTCTGAAGAACAGATTGAAGCTATGACAGGCAGAGATGCCTCAGAAGTTTGTGGTTTCACAGACTATTATCAAAGCAAGATTGTTGTAAATGGATCGATGGCAAAGGATGTAAGAGAAGAAACATTGATGCATGAGATTCTTCACACAATGCTTGATAACTCTGGGATTGAGGAAGTGTCTAGGCAGATGAAGGAGGGTGCAAATCTTTCTGAACTTGTTGCAACGATATTAGCTCCAAGGCTTCATGCGTTATTGAAAGAAAACAAACTAGAAAATATCATTGAGAGTATTTAAGTTAGCAGAAAGCAAATCAAATAGTTATGTCTATCCAACGTTTCGAGCCCGGTGATATTGAGTTCTTCTCAATACAAACTGTACCAAGCACAACCTTTGTGTCAAGTAGCACAGGTGTAACTGGAGCAGCATACGTTTATCCTCGCCGCTCAAATGCAATGAAAGACTATTATGTGAATTGGTCGGTTGTATCTGGTGCTCCAACAGGCTCATTCCAACAAATCAATGATATAGATGATGTTCTTGCGTTTGCTAAACAATCAAAAACACCAGCGCAGTTAAACCAAAGAATAAGCGAATATTTGTCGGTTGTTAAAAACCAACCAACCAACCCAAGAAACACACAAAAACAAGAAGTTGTAAGATTTACTCCTGGTGTGAACCTTGACCTAAACATGACACGTAAGTTTGTTACAACCAACGTGCTCATGCCTTACTATAGCTTGTTCGGTACAAACTATAACTTCGCATTTACCAACTATAATTCATTAAACTTCTTTACAGCCAGTGGTCTTCCATCTAACTCTGCTTTGCTATATCCCACTACTGCTTCTTTGAATGGTGCTGGAACCATTGTTTCTTCAAGCTATATTCCTTCTGGTGCATTCTCTTTCGATTTTTGGATAAATCCAAAGTATACAATAGACTCACAAACAAGTGAATTTAAAGCAGGAACAATTTTTCATCTTTCTGGAGCATATGCGTTATCTCTTATCTCTGGCTCAAGTAGAGATTCAAATGGTCTAACAGACGGTTATAGGTTATTGTTGCAACTTAGTAGTTCAGCAAAAACATTACCGTCCGCAATCAATCCAGCAAGCACAACAGGTTTAAACTTTGTTTCGAACGACAACTGTTTGTCAAGAAACACTTGGCAACATGTAACCGTTCGTTGGGGCACAAACAGTTATAACTTTGGTAGCGGCTCTTTCATGATTGATGGAGTTGAACAAGGAACATTCTATATTCCTTCTGCAAGCATTGCTCCCAAAGAAGAAACGCTGGTTTTAAATCCATGCATTTTAACTGTTGGAAACTTTTTGGAATGCCCAGAAAACGGTCCAGCAGCCTACTTTTTCTCCAATAGAGCACAAACAAGATTTGGTATACCTGTCACTGGTTCAGCGTTCATAACAAGTCCCACACAAGATGAACCAACTTCATACACGTTAGCACATCCTCTTAATGCAGAAGTGCATGAACTGAAAATCTATAACAAGTATCTTGGTCAAAATGAGATAGCCTCAAGAAGCCTATCAGGAGCCCCATTAGGCGATCCAAATCTATTGTTCTATCTTCCACCAATGTTCACAAAAGAATCGCCTTATAGAAGCGTTGACACGGTTGCTGGACTTGGTGGTGTATTAGTTCACCCATTCCAATGTGTAAATGGAACAACAGAACATCCATTTAATGTTGACATGAGTTTTGATACTGGTGGACATTATATCAATCTAGAAAACTATACAAGAGACTTTGCAACAGGAAATTATCCAAGACTAATCAACTTAACCGGCAGTGCTCTTGTTGGTAACACAGAACAACTAACCTCAAACCAGTTTCTTTACAACACTGGCTCTGTACGCAGAAACAGTTTAACTGTTCTGCCAAACGATAATGGTAAGTTCACACCAAACTATTATGAACTGCTAAGTAACCTAAGCGCAAGCTCCTTTGTTACCGACAAAGGCCAAGAAGCTTATAACTTGGTTACGTTAAAAAACATGTATTCTCTGGATTCTATATACGATTTAGTTCCACCAGTAAGCGGTAGTGCAACTCTTAACACAGACCTTAATCCAAAAAGCATTATTGCAGCGTTGTCTGGTTTTGATGTAACAAGCTCACTAGGAACACTTAATCCACAACGCACACCAACCATCCTCCAGCGAACACAAGAAAACGGTAGCTTGCAAGTTGTCATATTCGATATATCCAACTTGTTTTATGGCAACAAAATAGCTCCCGGTACGTTTATAATAACCGATAACAACGTATCAAACAGTTATGGTAAAGTTGGTATAACACTAAAGGATGATGGCTTTGGAAGTCTTTACAGAGCAGATTGCTCTGGATCACAAGCTCAATATAACTCTGTTGGCAACATCTTTTATGACAATGGCCTTGTGTTAATCAAAAATCCAAGTCTTTATTGGTTTGGTGAAAACGGATTCGAATGCACGTTTCAAGGTGAGCGCAACATTCATGTTATGAAAGCTGACCTTTATGCTAATCCTTTAGAGCTTGTGAGTTCTAGTAACCCAAGCTGGAATCGTGACTTGGAAGCAACAGATTTTGCTAGTGATTTTGATAAGCGTTATGTGTATATCACTGACTTATATCTTCACGATGAAAACTTGAACATAGTGGCAAAAACAAAAATGGCTCAACCGGTTTTGAAGCGCAGTGGCGATAAGCTTAAGTTCACGATAAAAATAGACTTTTGACCTATACCCACTATTTATCATCACCTATACTACAATAGAGGTGAGATATGATAATAGAAGACAAGATGGAAGCCGTTGTTGGTAAACCAAAACAAAAGCGACGAATTGTTGTTTTCGAGTGTGATTTTTGCCACACTGTTTTTACTCCAAAAAAGCTGGAATACAAGCAACTAAAGAACAAAAATCATTATTGTAAACTTGAATGTGCATATGCACATCGAAGAGTTATGGAAAAAAGTTATAAGCCCTCTCCCAGAAAAGCAGAAATTGAATGTTTTTATTGCAAAAAGTTGGTTTTGCAATGGAAAAATCAGATCGCTAAGTTCGTACATCATTTTTGTAGCAAACCTTGTCGTGGTGCGGCGATTAGAGAAGGTTTGATTCCTAATAATGCACGAATGGACGATGAAGTAAAAGGAAAACTTAGTGCTTCTATGACTGAGAGACTGAAAGACAAAACGAAACATCCTATGTTTGGTAAACATCATACAAAGGAAGCAAAAGAAAAAATCTCAAAACATCATAAAGATACAGCTTGTTTCAGTGGAGAGAGAAATCCGATGTACGGCAAAAACCATTCACTAGAGACTAGACAAAAAATGTCAGAGATTGTTTCTTCAGAAATGGTTGCAGGAAAGCGTCAAGCCTATGGGAAAAACTTCCACAAAAATGGACACGTTTTTTCTGAAAAATTGGGCAACGAAGTCTTTTATCGGTCATCTTGGGAAAAAGCAGTAGTTGAATGGTTGGATAAAGAACTGACAGTTAGAACGTTTACATATGAACCGTTCGTGATCTGCTACAAACTAAACGAAGGAAACAGAGAACATGCTCGACGATATATTCCAGATTTTCTGATTGAATATACCGATGGACGGAAAGAACTTTGGGAAATCAAGCCAGCAGCTTATTCAGAATCTGAAAAAGTTAAGCAAAAGCAGTTAGCAGCCGAAGAGTATTGTCGAGCAAATGGGATCGATGCTTATAAACTGCTAACAAAACAAACGTTAGAAGAGATGAATATACTGTAACTACTTATCATCACCCATACACACTCTTAATCATCCTCTCTCTCCCCCTCCCTCTCTCCTCTTGGTTATCTTCCACATCCAAGAATATATATGATGTATGACCAAGAGAAAAACCATTCGTTTATCCGAAATAACCAGATACAAAGAAGAGATAGGAGAAAATTTTCCTCGTTGGCAAGAAGAGCTTGTTAAATACGAGGAACAAGGTGGATATTTCATTCACTTTTCTAATGTTCCAAGAATAGGGTTATACATTGTTAACAAGTACAACACTCCTATTGGATTTTACGCATATCCTTTAGATAGAGATAAGATGGAAAGTTTTGCGATTGATAGACCTTATGCTATTATCTTTAAGCCTAAACCAGAAGCTAATATTCTAGAGATTAAGAAGTATAGTGAGAGTGACTACAAAGCAGACATTGCCAAGCTTGTTGACATGGGCAACTCGTTAGAAGTGATTGAGAAAGCAGCTTCAAAAGCTAAAAGAAAAACTCCTGCTGGAAAAATCTGGAATGTTACAAGACTTTTGAGTGGTTCTGACAAAAAAACTGATGATGATTCAGTGGCAAGAGGTGGCGGCGCAACAGGTAAATGGTCAATTCTTTTCAAGAAGCTTGGCTATGATGGAGTTAACGACGATTGCCTTTCTATTATTCATGATTCAGAGCCTTGTCAAGCAGTATTTTTTGATACAAGCAAGCTTGATTTAGTAAAAGTGATTGAACTTAAAAGTAGCAACATAAAAGATGTTGATCAATTATTTGACACAGAGGAAAGAGATTATCAAAGGAAGATTACGCTTGCAAAAACTTCTTCACCGAAGTTGTTAGCGAGTCTTGCACAGGATTCTGATTGGAAGATTAGAAAAGTTGTTGCAGGGAATGAAAACGCTCCACCAGAAGTTTTGAAGTCGCTTTTATTTGACACAGATAGTGTTCGTGTGCTTCTGGCAAAGAATAAGAAATCTCCAGAAGATTTATTAGTGGCTCTTGCTAACGATAGAGATTTTAATGTTCGAATGGCTGTTGTAAACAACAACTCAGCAACGCCAAAAGTTTTGGCAAGTCTAGCAAAGTTAGACGACCTTGAGAATACAACTATTCGTATTCTGGCGGTTAACCATTTAAACGTTACACCAGAGGTTTTAACAACTTTTTCAAAAGACCCAGCAGAGACTGTACGATCTGCTGTTGCACGAAATGAAGACACTCCAGGCGATGTTTTAGCTGAGTTAGCGAAGCAACCGGTGGTTCGAATAGCGGTTGCAGGAAATCGAAACACACCACAGGAAGTTTTAAGGTATCTTGCTGATGATTCTACAGACCCTTTAACACGGGAAGCTGTTGCAGACAATCCCAAAGTTCCTCGGGATATTTTAGAGAAACTGGCAAAAGATTCAGACAACTTTGTTCGTCGTTCTGCTTTTCAGCGTTTATCTGGGTTACAAGAAATGACTCAAGCATTGGTAATGGAAAAGGTATTGTGGAAACTGATAAAAAGAAAACTGTAAAAAAGCGACGCAAGCGTAAAAAGCATTACATAACTGGGACACATTATTCTCCTAAATGTCCAACACCAATAAAATATAGATCAGGTTGGGAATACACGGTTGCACTCTATCTAGATCAGAATCCAGATGTGCTTTCTTACGAATATGAGAGCATTATTATCCGGTATGCAATAGCTGGCAGGTATAGAAACTATACTCCTGACTTCTTGGTTCTGTATAAAACCGGTAAAAAGGTTATTGTGGAAGTCAAGCGTGCCGACAAGTTGACTGACAGAAAAGTTATTGCCAAGGCTACGGCAACGAGGAAGTGGTTAAAAGAGAATAAGTTAGAGGATTATGAGTATCAATTTTGGAGTGACGCTGTTATTGAAGGATTTACAAAGCTTTTAGAAGCGAAAAAATAACCGTTATATTCATTTTTCCATGTGGTATACTGGATTCATGAATGTTGGAAAGCTTTATCAAGTCAAGGAGTATTTTTGGCTCCTTTTTCCTTCAAAGGAGATTGCTGCCGCCGAAGACGATCTGGCCGCCGCCGCCACCGCCGCTGTTGCTGATTATTGGAGCACGTATTTCAAATGCAATATTTCATACATTTCTCCAAAAAGCATTTTCTGTTTTTTGGAACAAGATGGACGATTTTGCAAGATTCTTTCAACCAACGGAGAACTTGGTTGGATCATTTATCCAAAAAATAAAGATTGGGCAAAGGGTTGCATTGAGGAAGTAAATCAATGAATGTTGGAAAGCTTTATCAAGCCAAGAAATACTTTTGGTTTCTTTTTCCTTCAAAGGATGAAGTCGCCACCTACCCCGCTGTTGCTGGAGCCTCCTTCACCGAAGCCGTAGAGGGCGCTGATTATTATAGCAAGCGTTTCAACTGCAACGTTTCATATATTTTTCCAAACAGCATTTTTATGCTCTTGGAACAAGATGGGTATTGTTGCAAGATTCTTTCAACTAATGGAGAACTTGGTTGGATTAATCTTGCTGATTGGTGCAAAGCCGATATTGAGGAAGTAAATCAATGAACATCGGAAAGCTTTATCAAGTCAAGAAGTATTTTTGGTTACTTTATCCTTCAAAGGATATTGCTGACGCCTTCCTCTTCGCCTCCCTCGACACCACCGCCTCCGCCGCCGCTTATTATAGCAAGGAATATAACTGCAACGTTTCATATATTTCTCCAAAAAGCATTTTCTGTTTTTTGGAGCAAGATGGTAAGTTCTGTAAAATCCTTTCAACTAATGGTGAGCTTGGTTGGATTTATCTTTCTGATTTTTACAAGGACAAGAACTATATTGAGGAAGTAAACCAATGAATGTTGGAAAGCTTTATCAAATCAAGGAATACTTTTGGTTGTTGTATCCTTCAAAAGATAGTATCCTACACAGCAGCATTGCTATTCGACGATGTAGTCTTCGAGACACCAGCGATGCAGCCAAATATTATTCATTTCATTTAAACTGCAACGTTTCTTATCTTGAACCAAAGAGTATATTCTGTTTGATTGAGCGAGATAGAAATTGTTTAAAAGTTCTTTCAAACAATGGACAGCTTGGATGGATTTTTGTTCCTGATGATTGGTGTGATAATGAATGTTTTGATATTGGTTTATAAAGAAAAACGTGTGTGATAACTTAGCGTAAGGAGTCACCATTATGATTCAAAAATCGTATTACATGCTTGTTGGCAATAAAGACAAAGCAATCACTACAGTTAACTTTTACTCAACACTTGAGCAAGCAATGACCGAGCAAAGAAAAGCATTAGTAGATGCTTTGCCAGAACAATGTTATGTTCAAGTAGGTCGTCGTCTCAAGGATTTTGCGGCTGCATACTCACGTACCTCGAATAATGATTGGATTGCTTTGAATGAAGCTGTATGGTCGAATGAAACCATTGCTGGTTACAAAACACAACGACTAAACATTAATATTCCACGAGGCAAGCAAATGGCATTTAAAACCGGCTGGGGCTGGGTAAATGCTGTTGTTGAGTTGTTTCAACAGCAACTAGGTGTTGAGTTTCTTAACATGAAGCCAACATGGAAAGACCATGTAGTTTTAGCTGCTTCAAACAAAGATTGCTATCAAGTAAGTTATACGTGCAAGATTCCAAAGCAATCAGTTGACAAGATTAGGCGTCTTTATGGTTGCGAGGTTTATGACGAATGATTGTTTGGGATGTTAAAGGAATCAATATGAAATATTTCTTAGGACTTGATATCAGCACGAGTTGCACTGGAGTTTGTTTGGTTGATGAAAATGAACAAGTTGTTGTATTTGATGCTGTAAAATTGACTTCCAGCACACTACATACTATGTGGGACAAAGCAGATAGAGGTATTGAAGAGATAAAGAAACTAGTTGGTGATAAAAAAGTAGAACGTATCTATGTTGAAGCTAATGCTAAGATGTTTAGTAAGGGTTTTAGCAGCGCAGATACACTTGCAGTCTTATCAAAATTTAATGGAATCATTTCCTATCTTTCCCATAAAGCTTTTAATGCAGAAGTTGTTGATGTTAACGTAACTTCTGCTAGAAAAGCTGTAGGGTTTAAGAATAACAAAGCCGATAAACGTCCCGTTAAAGAGAAAGTGTTTGATTTTATCACAGCACTACATCCAGAATTTCCTTGGAAAAAACATGTGGCAAAAACAGGTAAAAGTGCCAATCAAGAAGTTTTTAACTCGGAAATGAAAGATGCTTGTGATGCATGGGTGGTTGTCGTTGGAGGAAAGAGACTTGACGGGATAAAATAAATGGTATAACTACTTATCTCGCATGACAAGAAGATTACTAGGGCCAATTATATTGAATGGTGAATACACTCCAAAAACACCAGCCATATACCAAATACGCAATGTCAGAAACAATAAAATTTACATAGGAAGTTGTTTGTCGATTACCAAAAGACTTGGGGTGCATAATACAAATTTAAGAAAAGGACGAGCAAGCCCTTACCTGCAAAAAGAATACTTGAAGTATTTTGATAGTTTTGAGATGCGTGTTTTAGAACATTGCACTGTTGACAACATCGTTCAGAGAGAGCAATATTGGCTTGATCAATATTATGACAATCAAAATGAATGTTACAATATTAATCCAACTGCTTATTCTAATTTGGGTTTAAAACTCTCAGAGCAAACTAAACAAAAGTTGTCGAATTCCAAGAAAAAACTATCAGTAGATTTGATTGATCCAAATGGTAAATTTGTGTCGGTGGTTAACTTACGTAAATTTTGCATAGAAAACAACATATTTTATTCGCATCTTTTGCAGTTAAGAAAGGGTAAAGTAAAAACTTGTAAAGGTTGGAGATTAGCAATAAATAAAGACATTCCATACATTCCAGCAAAAGATTTACTAGCTCAAAAATTACAAAAAGTATACGATGTGCGGGTTGTGTGCCCGAATAATAAAGAGTATGGTCCTATCACTAATCTTAGAGCATTTTGCAGAGAGCATGGAATCAATGATAAAAACTTTAGATCAATGATTAATGGCTATGCTAAAATTTGCCAAGGTTGGAGACTTTTGGAAAATAAGCATATCACAAAAGATTCAATAAAAACTGACAGAATCTCAAAAATAAGCAATACATATGATGTGAGAATTCAATCCCCAACAAATAAAGTTTTTGGACCTATTTCAAACCTAAACCAATTCTGCAAAGAACATGGTTTGTCTCAATCATCAATGCATGATTTGATTAAAGGTAAAAGAAAGGCTTATAAGGGTTGGATTTTATTAGATCAGGAAGAGAAAGAAAATGTTTCTACAACTTTGCCCACAAACAGTATTGAGTAAAAACAATATACTGAAAATTGGAAAACCAAACACAACTAAAATCCACAACACAGAAATGAAAGACGCCACAGATTCGTGGGTCATTTGTGTTGGTGGATTGCGAACCACCAAATAACCTAAATTTGTTCTTAAAACAAAAGGATAAAGTTTAAACTCTATATCCAGTTTCTAAAAAGGGTTTATCTCCAACCAGTTTTTCCCAAACAGCACTGTTAATCACATCCCAGATATTTTTAACTTCACCATTCAACATTACAGTTTTACTTACAAGTCTTGTTCCATGTGAATAGTCTTTGTAGAAATCACCATGAACAGTTGTTTCTGGTTGAATAGGTTTACCATTAGGGTAATGCCAGCCATATATGATTACTTTGCCTTTTGGCATTTTGCTATTGATTACAATGTCTTTCTTATGACCACCAATCAAAACAAACTCTCGGTTGTTTACTTGAGTATTTATTGAGTCATTGTGTGCTTTGAGTGTGTCATAAGAACCACGATTGGTTGACATAGACTTTGGGTTTAACTTTAAGTCACAAGCTTTCCAAATCTTATCAACAAGGTTTTTGGTTGGAAGTATACAATTGAAATGGTTGGCAACTTTTTGAGCTGTTGCTGGCAACAAGGAAACTCTTATGGTTTCCAAGCACAAGTAATCATTTGTAACTTGAAGAACTAAAACGTTGGTTGCGTCTTGCAACGTTACTTCTTTAAACACCAGTGGAGCTTTAGTTAGCTCTTCTAACAATGCTTGTTCTTGTTTTGCCGAACCTTGAAGTTTCCATATATCAGACAAAAGCATGGGTTTTATACTCCTTTTGTGTCAAAATAATTTCAGAGCTTTAAAGTCAATTTCTTGAGGGTATATGGATCGGTTAAACTTGGATTCCTTCCAAAGAAATCATCTGGTGGAATTGCCAAAACAAAACCATCTGATTCTACTGGAGAAATAGATATTGTTTCCATTTCACTCGCTCGTCTTGGCAAAACAATTCTTGCAATTTCTCCCGGCTTACCGAAAAACTTGTCTTTTGAAGCTATTGCCGAGAACACGATTGGAACTTCACCACCAATTTCTGGGTCCATAGCAAATTGAATGCCAACGTTAACATTTCCAGACCAACTTTGTACGTTACGTTTAGTAGGAACAACAACAGAACCTTTAAACGTCTTATAAACAACGTTGTTTTTACTTGTTTCTTCTTCTATGCATTGATAAGTTTTGCATAGCTCTTCTGCTCGTTTAAAGCTGATTTTCATTCCACGATATACTTTAACATCACTTGGATCTGTTATATTTGGATACTTGTTTGATGAAACCAACTCTTTAATTTCTGGCATCAATGCTTCAAGCTTTTCAATATTGTTTTTGTCAACAAACTCTTTTAAAGCATCAAACAACTCTGGAGAGAAAGGATGCTCTGTTTCTTGTTGCTCAAATAATATTGGATATAGTTTCATTTGTTGCTTTTAACTCTTTGGTCAAGCAAGTAGATATGTTCTTCATGTTTGTCAAGAACGTTGCCTAGCATTTGTTCCAAGCCTCTTGTGAGCAAACCAGCTTGTTCTAGTTGGTCCATTAGTTCGCCACCCATACGAACGTATGTTAGTTCTGCATCATGGCTTACAACAATATATGGTTGATCGCTGTGTGTTACAGCTTTAAGAAACATTTCCATTGCTTTAACACGTTTGAAGTAGTTGGTAAGAGAAACATCTTGGCTGACACCAATCAGTTTTTCACCAATCAAATCTATCTCAGGCAGGATAGCTTCATACAGACGTTGATAAAGAAGGTGATCGCCATAGAAGTTTTCACCTTTGGTTTGCCAATGGTGACTGTGCGCTATCATTTGAAGAGCTTCTGTAGCAGCTAAAAATGCAGCTAATGGTGCATATTCATTTGGACCAAAGATCTCAACCATAGATTCCCAAACATTATCAATACTGTCCATATAAATCCCTTTAAGTTATTTTTAGAATACTTATAGATAGGTATATGACGTTGAAAAAGTGCAGTTCGTGTTCGATTGAAAAACCATTAACTGATTATCACAAAAATAAAAAATCAAAAGATGGCCATCTTAGCATATGCAAAATTTGCAGAAAAGAGCCATGCCGTGAATATTGTCAAAAAAACAAAGTTAAACTGCGTGAGAAAAAGAAAGAAATCAGACATAAACGAAGAGATCATTACGTTCAAAAGCAACGTGAACGTCGTGAAAGATTAAAAGAACAACTGAACGAACAAAATAGAATAAGAAGAGCAACTGATCCACAGTTTCGTTTAAGAGAAAACATGAGCAGACGAATGAACCATGCTCTTAAAACTAGATTTTTAACGAAAAATAGGACAAGCTGGATTGATCTTGTAGGTTACACTTTAGAGCAGTTAAAAGAACATTTAGAAAAACAATTTACGCCAGAAATGTCGTGGGAAAATCATGGAACTTATTGGCATATCGACCACATAAGACCAGATTCTTGGTTTAATTACGATTCGACAGATTCATCAGAGTTTAAAGCGTGCTGGGCTCTTGAAAATTTACAACCTCTTCCAGCGTTTGATAACTTGAAAAAGAACAATAGATGGGAAGGTTAGTGATGACTGTGGTGTAGGGTTTGCAGACCTTCTGTAACCGCTAGGAAGCCAGCGAGGGGTGCCCATTTTGAGTCACCGAACACAGAGCAACATTTTTCTAGAGTAAGTTTGTCATGCATGAGATTGTAAATCCTTTTCTGGTTTATTGAATAGTTATGTTCAACCAACAAAAAAGGTATAAGCAACATGCAATGGCCACAGCCCGGCTTTAACTTTACTCCAGCTTATCAAATTTCTGGACTACCATATGCTCTCACAGGCACCGCAACATCAGCACCTGCATATCATGTGCAGTTTCCTTACGTGACCAAGTTTATTACAGTGAAAGCTGACGGTGGATCTTTAAAGATTGGATTCACAGCAAACGGTGTTGCAGGGACAAACTATTTCAGTATTTCCAACAATGATACCGTTACATTTGAAGTTCGAGTAAAAGAAATGTATATTGATGGTGCTCATACTTTTCATATCATTGCTGGATTAACAGGTATTCCAACAGCAAGCATTCCAACACTCACAGGCTCATATCCATTTAGCTCGTCTGATCCTTATTTTACTGGCAGCAATTCATTCACTAATGTTTTAACTTATGAAGGTATCGGTTGATTTATGCAATATCCCTCTCCCGGCTATAATGATGTTCCAGCTTACCTAGCATCTGGTTTGCCATATGTTACAGCATCATCTGCTTCAACAACGCCAGTTAAAATAAGCTTTCCCTACGTTACCAAGTTTATAACGATTCATTCCAATACTAGTTCTTTAGATGTTGGATTTACAGCGTTCGGAGTCAGTAATTCCAATCATTTTACAATCGGTAGCAATGGATATGCTACATTTGAAGTTCGTGTAAAAGAAATATATCTTAAGAAACCAAGTGGCAGCGGATCAGTTAATTTTCAGATTTTAGCTGGATTAACAGGCATTCCAACAGCAAGCATACCAACGCTTACGGGGTCATTCACATTTAATGCAAGTGACCCTTATCACACAGGTTCAGCTAGTTTTGAAAACTTTATCGTTTATTCGCCAGGATTGGGGTAGTTGAACAAAACATGACCTGTCACTGTTCTTGACTAAGAATACCAAACATATTATTGAGCACTGGACCAGCTTCCAGGTGAAGCACAACAGCGTTTGCTAATTGTTTCATATGGTTACGAACCTTGGGGTTGCTTAGTACTTTTTGATTTTCTGTTACAACAAAACTCAACCTATCAACAATTTGGTCAAGTTCTCGGACATAATCTTCTAGTTCTAAACCACCGGCTTCTAGCCTTTGTTTTAAGGCACGCATTGGTAAAAACAACTCTGCTCCCAAGTGAATCACTTCGCAGCCTTTAACACGCTTTTTTGGTGGATTCTCAATTTGAGCGGTTAAGTCTTCCATTGTGGCAGCAATACCCATTCCCATATCACTAAACCATTCAAGTTCTTCATCACTCATGTCATGCATTTCTGCTAACATTTCGGCAGCATTCTTTGATGGTTTAAATGTTTCTTTACTCATCTTATTACTCCCGAGCTTTGCATTTGAGCCTTTTTCTTTGCTGAATCTACCATAACTTGAACCCAACCAGGAATCTCGTTACGAATAGGTTGCACGATAAAATTTCCTCCACAGGCTTGTGCATGACTAACAGCATCCTCTCTATAACGATAAACGCCAGCAATCTTTGCACCTTCCATTACAACAAAAACATCGTTACTCATGTATTTCACCTTTCAATCAGTTGAAAACGTTGTATGCCAAAACAATAACAAATGGAATCACCATGCAAAAATACACTCCTGCAATCGTATCTTCCAAAACGTTGTCGCCCATATAAACTCTATCATAACAAGTCACACCTAAACTTTAAAGATAAACATCCACAAATAATTCACTTGCTTGTTTTTTTGTTTGCTATCATTCAATGGTTCAGTTTGTTTACTAAATTTTTGCCTGTAAAGCAGCTAAAAAAACGTTAAGATAAAAAAGAAAGAATTCCTTTAGAAATTTCTTAACGTTTGGTATTCTAGTTGTATGAAGTTCGGAATTGAGATCGAGTTCTACAGCCCCAAGAACGTTCTCAACACTGTGGAGAATTTGCGCAAGCATGTGCGTGGGTTGATGATTGAAAAGTGGTATGGTACGGAATGGCGTATTGTGCACGATGGTTCATTGTCTGATGTTGATGGTTTTTTCAGCATGGAGCTTGTGTCTCCTGTTCTTGACACCGAAGAGGCTTCTGATTTGCGCACTGTGCGCAAGGTATGTGCAACACTTCAAGCGATGGGTGCATTCGTTAATCGCAGTTGTGGATTGCATGTTCATATTGACGCAAGCGATCTTAGCGTTGAAGAGGTTAAGACTGTTTTCCATCGTTACACTAAATTTGAGAGCACCATTGATCTTATGATGCCTACCAATCGTCGTGGTTCTGATGTGTATTACACAAAGGGCGGTTCTAATGTAGTTAATATGGTTGAAAGTTGCCAAACTATGCACGCTCTCCAGCGTGTTTTGCCTGATCGTTATTACAAGGTTAACCTTCATGCGCTTGCCAAGCATAACACGATTGAATTTCGCCAGCATTCTGGTTCTATCAATGGTGATACCATTCTGAATTGGGTTGAATTTCTTTCATCCTTTATTAAAGCTTCAAAGGGTTCTGCTGCGACTGTTGCTCAACCTGCTGCTCGCCGTGGTCGTCCTCGTGCGTCTTGGATTGGCATGACTTCTGGTTGCCAGAAGGTTTATGATGTGTTTATGGCAAGTCACCGCAATGGTGGTGGCACGTTGTTTCTTGCTACGATTGCTAATCGCAGTGGTCTTGCTCCTAGCAGTATCAAGGTTGCTATCTCACAACTCAAGACCATGCATGGAATTCTTATCAAGAAGCTTCCCGGCCAGCGTGGTAACACTAATCCGTCTTATACTATTACCAACCCGTATGCACAGCCTCGTGTTGACCCTACTCCTACCTCTCTTCGTACAACTGCCACAGTTGCCGATGAAGTTTGGCGGGGTATTAGCAAGTCTCTCAAGGCTTATTACGTGGAGCGTATTCAAGAGCTTTCTGGATTCACGGCTCAGAACCTTTCTATGTGAAGGTAAGTTACTTAACATTACTGATTACTTTTACCAGTCAAATGAAGAAAACCAAGATGTTGGAGATAGGAAAGTTGTATAAAGCGCCCTGGAAGTTTCATGGTCATGTTGGCAATCCAGGCAGTGTTTCATACTACTTTGATCGTGTTCATATTGAAGATGGTTCATATGTTGTTTTGCTTGAGATTAAAAATCAAGCTGACATATGGCCATCGATATCTGAGTATACAACATCATCTGTAAACTATTACTGGATGAAGGTATTAACTGGCGATGCATGTCCAGTGTGGATACAAGTTAGCGAAGCTGGTTTAGGTTACTGGAAAAAAGTTAATCCAAAAAAAATCAACCTAAATCTTTAGATAATCTATTTACTGTGATATTCTTTTGGTATGAAAAAGGATATTGTCAAGAAGGCTGTTGTACGTCGCAAGGGGTCTGTGACGAGCAAGGTTAAGCAGCTTGACTGGATTATGCAGTTTGTCATTAGAATGCATCCTTGTGCGATTTGTGGAGGTTCGTTGGCAGAAGGTTACAATCCTCGTTATCCCGGTAAAAGTCTTACATTGCATCACGTGATCGGCTCACGAGAGGTTGATGATTGGGAGAATCTTGAATATGTGGCTGGGATGGTGTTGTGTCATTCTAGTTGTCACAAGAGCTATCATCTCAAGAAGCGTCATGCGGAAGCTGGAAAGAATGTAGAGGTTGGTGAGCTAGCTTTGATGGAAGCAAACATTCGCAAGGTTACTAAAAGCCAACGCAAGAAAATTTGAATATGAAAGAGAAAGTATGGAAACAACGATATTTGCTAGTAACGCTGCGTCTGGCCTAATTAAGCGCATGAACAGCAACAACACTGAATGTGCGTTGCAGCACATGATGAAGCTTGACAAAACTAAAACAAAGCTAGCTTGTGAGAAGTGTGGTTATAGTTTTGAAGTATCTACATTGAAGTAAATTAGCCATAGACGATAAAATGAGTTATCTGTTTCAACGAGAGCTAGCTAAATGGCAAAAGAATCCAATGATTCCCGGCAAGCTATATGAAAGCTTGACGTTGCGGGAGCTGCTCACCTTTGAACACTTAATCCATTTTTATGATTTAGATCATTGCAGTTACTCAATGATAGCTTTGATAGAAAAAAACAAAAACGTTGTGTATTTGAATAACGTTGTGTTAGAATTTGATTTGAAGGAAAACGGTGTAATTCGTCAAAACTTCATAAAGGTGTTGACTGAGGATGGTAGCTGTGGATGGATAATTTGGTTTCCAGGCGACTGGAAAAGGATAATCTAATATGTCAGTAACATTCTTTGACCCGAACAATCCAGCGGTATACAATGATGATGGAGATCAAGTTGGCGGGGGCACCGAAGTCAACTTTAACAATCATAACGCATATGGCATTCTAATGTTGATGGGAATGTGTGGACCAGATAATCACGATATGTTTGGTGATTTGGACGGTGACACATTCCGAAAGAATTGCATTAGAGCACTTTCTGTGATTGATATGATGCAATTCAATGTCAAAACAAACTGTTTTGAAATTTGTATTTCACTTAAAGGTAAAATTAGCAGGCTTTTGGTTGTGTTTGATGACTCAGAAAGAATTTGTTGGGGCTGAAAGGTATGTCACTCAAGATTGGTAAGTTGTATAAAAATATAACTGAATGCTCGTCTTGGACATTGTATTCTTTGGATTACCAAAAAATACTTGGTTATCTAAATCCAGGCAATTGTTTCGTGGTTTTGGGGTTTAAACATTACCCTAACTATACATGGGATTCCTACGAAATCTTGTTTGAGGATGGAAATCTGTATCAGATAACTTTTAAAAAAGACACACATAACTTCGACATTCTATTTCGAGAGATTATGTCTAATGACAAAGATTAAAAACAACAGCGACTTGTTTAAGCTTGGAAAGATGTATAAAAACATTGAACAAGATGTTGCTTGGCCATTTTATGTTTTAAAGAATGAATGTTTTGCGGTAGTGAAAGGAAGGTATTTAGATCCATCCAATACATTTGTAGCAATTGAGTATGTGGACAATTTAGGGTCTGTATGGGATTCCTACAAAATCTTGTTTGAGGATGGAAATTTGTATTACATTACGTTTTCAAAAATTCGTGGGATTGATTACGGTAAAAGTTTCAGTATAGTTATATGATGTGACTAACAAGGGAATTCAAAGTTCTAAACTAATTCCTGGCAAACTCTATATTTTGCATGGAAATCCTAGCACGAATTCTGGTGCATGGCCAGCTTATCTCAATCGTCCAGAGTTGAATAAAACCAGCAAGTTAATTCCATTATATCCATTAGAACCATTTGTGTTTTTAGAACGATTATTGAGTGATTATCGTTATAGCGACACCGATCCAATGTATGATTACAAGATATTGACTTGTAATGGTGTGTTATGTTGGTTATCACTGCATGACGATGACTTAAAAATACTTGGAATATATTTTCGTGAATATCGTATTGAGGACTTTGAGGAAAATTTATAGTTTTGAATATCTGGATGGTATAACCTAGTTAAGATCATGACGACCATGCAAACGGCATTATCGATAGCGGGTGCTATTTGTTTTTTCCTAATGTGGGTTTTTACTTGTCCACTAGTAACCAATCAGAAATGTTGTTGTAAGTGTCATGAAACAAAAAAAACGTGTTATTGATTTCAATTGCAAAGAAACTCCAGGTTCTCTTTATGAACTTAGGAGGAAAAAAACAGAAGTATTGTGGAAAGATAACTCATTAGGCTTTCATGACATTAAACATAACTACAATATGTCTTATATCAACATTGGGCAGTTGGTGTTGTATTTAGGTTCAACCGAAGTTGATAAAGCAAATTTTTTGCTTCCTAATGGCACTGTTGGAAGTATAAGCACGTACATGTTAAATCGTATGTCATTTTACGGTTTAGCTTTGGTAAAAGTAGAGGGAGGTAACAATGCGCAGATATGAAAAGCAAAAAGATCTGATTAATGCTCATCTTGCGGAAGGTGAGTTAATCACCTACAACAACAAAGTTTGCAGGGTTACGATAGCTCGTGGTGGGCCATTAAATGCACCAAAACTAAGTGTTGTTTTGACTCCACTAACTCAAATCACAATCACAGAAGATACAGAAATCATTGTTTCTACATGACATTTCGTAATGAACTCAGCGTTATAGCCTTTATATGCATAATTATTTGTGCATATGCTGCTGGGATTTATTTCGCACGATGCTAAAACTTAATTTCTTTAGATAAACTGTCTAATATGCTAAACTGATACTATGGATAACATTGGAAAGCTATATTCTGTGAAGAGACATTATTGGTATGTGTTTCCTGATAGGCATATGGCAATGGTTGCTCCTAGTGCTTATTCAGTTTATGAATCTACTTTGATGACCAAGGAATTCAACGCACACACAAGCTATCTTAAACCAAATGATGTAGTTGTGTTGCTTAAGGAGGGAAATCTTTGCAAAGAAGTTCTGCTGCCAAATGGAGATATTGGTTGGATTGCATATCACGACTGGTGTTTTCCATATTTTGAGGAAATTGTATGCAAGTAGGAAAACTTTACAAATTTAAAACTCATTATTGGTTGTGTTATGAGGACAAAAAGCTAGCATGTGCCAATGGTACTAAGGCAGGCACATATCATGATGACTTAGAAAGTGCAAATCACATAGCAAAACAGTTGAAAAACTATTATGGCACGAATATTTCAATTCTTTTGCCAGACGATTTATTTGTTCCTTTGGATGTTGAAGAAAGAGTTGTAAAGGTTTTAAGTTCTGGAGGTATTGGTTGGATTAGGTATGCATACCACGCTCCTTGGTCTTATGATAATGTTGTTAGGTTGAGTAAGCTATGATGGTTGGAAAGATGTATGGTTTAACAGCCGCTGCAAAAAAAACTATCCAAAATAATCGGCTAGCAGGCGAAAAAGGTTATCTTGTGCACTACATCTCTTTCGACAGGTATGACAGGTATTACAAAATTGATGTTGTTGATTACAAGTACTTTCCATTAGATTCAAGGATTGTTGTGTTGGAAGTGCACAAAGCACATCATAATGGAAGTTTGCTTAGTGGAAAGAATTCCTGTAGGGTCATAGCTTTATTGGAAGATTCCAGTATTGGCACGATTTATTTAAGCACACAGGAATGGGAGCAAGTTGAGAGCATCCAAGTTTGAAATGAAGGTTGGTAGGATTTATTGTTTTACCAAGAAAGCCAGAAAGCTGCTTGCGACGCAGGCTAAAAAGCTTAACTGGCCGGAAACATTTCCAATACGTATACATGATACCAGCCGAGCAAAAACGTATACCTTTGACTTGCATATTGTTGTGTTAGAGGTATACGATATTACTGTTTTTGGTCCTGACAAGGATTGGCGCAAGATAAAAGCTTTACTTCCAGATGGAGAGATTGGTATACTAAGTGTGTGTTTGACAGAGTGGCAAGAAGTTATTAACCCGCAAGATATTGAGTAACAAGATGAAAACTAACATTCCAGAAACTGTTAACAAGTCTACTGCATTGATTGTTCTTGTTATGTTAATCTTTGCTGGTTGCATTGGTTATGCATTTGGAGCAGATGCTGGATACGCAAAGGGTTTACAGGATGCAACAAGACTTCGTACTTTGTCACCCGAACCTATTCAAATGCCCTAAAACTTTACTTACTTACAACAACTTGAACAAGGAGAAACAAAAATGAACAAACCTAATCTTACACTGTTTAACAATCGCTGGTTTCATTTGTCTAGGGAAGAAGCTGGAGTTATTAGTGAAGGACCATGTTGGATTCTTTATTATGACATCTACGCTCATTACAACGAATCATTGATTAAGCTATTGATTCAAGCTGTAAGAGAATACAAACACGACGACCACATAGCTTACTGAAAGCAATGACACATGGATTGTAAAGCTAACATTGGTGATTTGTGTCAACTCGTTAGAGGAATCAGTTTGTCTGATAAAATTTCCTATCAAGCGCCACGTACTGTTTTCTCTGATAGACCAGAGCAATCAATGTTAAATGAGCATTGGGTTCCTTATGCAGTAGACTATGTTAGTTTTGAAAATGACATATTTGTGTTGTTGGAGATAAATGATGTTGGCCGTGGATCTTCGTATCCAAAGGTTATCACAAAAAAAGGAATTGTTGGGTATCTATACCTGCATGATGACTTTGAAAAGATTGTCAAAGCAGTGGTGTAATTAGCAGGCTTAAGAGAGGCTTCTTTTTACTAAAGCAGATTCATGAAGTTGAGATGAATGAAGATTGTTGTTATGATGAGTTTGATGTAGTTGAGGAATAACAATAAATGACGGACACAGAAACCAAGATGGAAGAGCCTTGTGATGATACCGGAAAAGGTTGCAGATGGATTTGGTGTTGTGATCTTTGTAACGACATGTTTTGTCAAGATTGTTACAGACGCCGAGAGTGGGGCTTGAAGGAATACGAGGAACCAAATGGGGATATCTGAAAGCACAAAAGATCTTGGTTGGATTCAATGTAGCCAATGCGGAAATGGGTTTGAGGTTCACCGTTCAGAGGTTGAGGCTGGAGATTATGTGAATCGTCAAACTTGTGATGAATGTGGAATCGGTCCAATGTTTATTGATTGGGATTATCCAGATGGTCCCGGCTGGAGAGCAGATAAAGCTTGACTTTTTGTTTATAAGTTGGTAACTTATAACCATGCAAGACAATACAAAGCTTTTTGAGTTTATCTACGAATCTGTACTTTGTGAAGGTGGGGACGGTGATCTAGCTCTTGTTCTCACAGCACAGAACCATAGAACGGTTGCCGATCAGTTTGAAAAGTTTCTTGCCACGAAACCTTTTGGATGCTGGCAACGAACTCTTCATATGAATGGTGATATTAGTTTTTCTGATGGTCAAGAATGTTTTACCATTTCAAACAACGATCATTTTTGTTATTGGAGCGATTTAAGAGGACCGAATCCAATTGAAGATAAAACACCTTGCACACAAAAGGTTGTTGTGCCATGAGCGATATCAAGTTTGGAAGTTTTTATTGTTATCCTACTATGGATGTAACTCTCTGGCCCGCTGATAGAAAGCCAACACTATTACCTACCATACCAAAAGCAACACCATTTGTTGTGTTGGAGCTTACAACACCCATCTGGTCCAGTATTAAATATTTAAAAGTGTTAACTGCAAAAGGTGAAATTGGGCATGTTAGTCATGCTCCATCTTTTCTAAAAAAGGTAACCGAGTATGGATCATGATGTAAAAGTTGGCAAGTTATACCAATATCCTTTTAGTTGCAACTTGAGAAGGTCACCAGCAATAGACTTCAACATCAAAAAGCTTCTAAAAGCTCATACTCCTTTTGTTGCATTAGAAATATCTGAGTCATCAGAACCTCGTCCATCAAAAGAAAAACCCTGGCATCTTTGGCTAAAGATTCTAACTCCAGATGGAGACACGAGTTATGTTCTTTGTGCTCGAAAACATTTAAAAGAGGCCAGATGAATTTAAAGCTTGGCAGCCTGTATGCGTATCCTTATCCTGTAAGGATTTACAATCAGATTACTCCTATTTCAGATTTTTCTATTGCTGAAGAACACACACCTTTTGTTATGTTGGAAGTAAACGAAACTCATTGTGTTACTTGGTTAAAGGTACTAACACCAACTGGATTGGTTGGATATGTTCAATACGCTAAACATCTAAAGGATTTGAAAAATGAATATCAACCAAAAGTATATTGACTTACACTTTCTTTGTTGTTCTGGACATGGTAACGTTGATTACGCTTACGATTATTGCAAGATCATTCAAAAGGCTATTCAAGATGGATTTGGAGTAACTCTTAGCATTGCGGAATGTTATAACTTCTGGCATTGGAGGAGTGAGCAATATGAAGCCTCATTCCTGAGCGTAGGAGCCTCAGCAAAGGATGGAGATGATATCTGTGAATGGTTCGTTGATTGGTTGAAAGAAACCGATTATACGCACTCCTGCGAGCTTTTTGAAGACATGTCATGACTTCTATTTCGTGGCTTTGCTGCCATGGCGAACAAAACTATTGGGATTGGATGGTTGCCTTTCGAGCTTGAATATTACGAAAACGTTTAGATACTGATTAATGTGTGATATGATAAAAGCATGAATACGCAAAACTATCTAGCAATTGATCTGGAACTCAACAGCAACGGCGAAGGAAACGTCACCAAAATCATTCAAGTTGGTGTTGCCATTGGATCAAATATCAACAACATTCAAACGTATAAGTGGTACGTTAATCCCAAAGAGCCACTAACACCTTTCATCACAGAACTCACAGGCATCACACAAGAAGATATCGATACCAAAGCTGTTCCTCTATCACAAGTTGCTGCAGAACTTGGTGAACTTATCGTACAACACAACACGTTTGTAAATCCTGTTCAATGGGGATTCGGAGACGCAGACGAGCTAAAAGCAGAGTTCAAAGAAAACAATGTGGAGTTTCCTTACTTTGGTCACCGTGCCATTGATGTGAAAACCATTTACACATTTCTGCAAATGGCAAAGGAAAACAGTGTTAAGGGTGGTCTACGTTCTTGTATGGGACGATACAAGCTTACTTTCAAAGGCGAGCCTCATCGTGCTGATGTAGATGCGTATAACACTCTTGTTTTCTATTTCGCTCTAATGCATCGTCAAAAGAATCTGGAAGAAATTGTTCGCACAATCAAATATGAAGTTTGATCCTTTGCAACAGCGAATATTCCTTTAGTTCTCCAGAACCTACTGTTATTATTAATCCATGATGGATTTTAACGGAAAATATATTCTCTTTTTGGATGACGAACGAACCATTGAGATGGTTGACCGATCTTTATGGCCGGATGGAATGCATATTCTGATTGCTCGCTCAACCAATGATGCCAAAGACATTATTGAAACTTGTGGTGATCCAGCATTTTGTTCGTTTGATCATGATCTTGGTGGGAAAGATACCACAATGGAGTTTCTTAAGTGGTATGCCAATCAATATAATCCAGAATATATGGTTATTCCAAGTTATGTTGTTCATAGTGCCAATCCTGTTGGTGCAAAGAACATTATCTCTTTCATGGAGTCTTGGAAGCGTTCTCTGACAATGTGAAAAACAAATACTTTACTTCCCCAGAACCTTGTGATATAACAAGAACATGAACATCACGATCAAATTTGAGAATGAAGCCGCAGCCCGTCACTTTGCTTCTTGGCTTTGTGGACAAGGCGAGCAGTCATATTGGGATTGGATGGAGTGCCGTGAGGAGGAAGAAGAAGGAAACATTACCGCACGGCAGTTTATTTACCACAAGGACAACAAGTTTGTTCCCGATGGTGAGATTGGCACGGTTCTTGGACGACGCAGGAAGTAACTTCTACCTCATAATCTAAGTCTTTATAAACGGTTTATGGTGTGATATACTGGATGTATGAACATTGGAAAGCTTTTTCAGTTCAAGAAATACTTTTGGATGCTTTATCCTTCGAAGGATATTGTTGCTGCCGTCGCCCACGCAGACATAACCAACCCCTACGCCGTCGTCGAGAGCGCCGCCGAAGGATGGACTGATTATTGGAGCAATCGATTAAACTGCAATGTTTCTCATATTGAACCAAACAGCATGTTTATGCTGTTGGAACAGACGGATAAGGTTTGCAAGATTCTTACGACTAATGGAGAGATTGGTTGGATTTTTTATCCAGAAGACGCTGAATGGACCAAGGGTTGCATTGAGGAAGTAAAGCATGTATACGTATATTCATGAACTAAAAGTTGGTGGCTTATACGATACGGTTGAAGAACGCATGAACACGATTGAACTATTCAAAAAACCTCATTCCATATACGCTCGGGCACACCTACATTCAACCTACGGTTCATTGCTTTTACCAAATGATTGGTTTGTTGTCTTGGAAGTAAAACTAATCCATGATAGTCAGTTTTGCTTGAAACTTCTTACAACATCTGGTAACATTGGTTGGACCTCAGAACTTCATTACGATCTATTTGATTATCCTTACTGCTTCAAACAAGTAACACAACCATGAGATTGCCTTTATCTCCAGAAGATTTAGAAGTTGGGAAGCTCTATAAAGGTATATGGCTTAGTATGATGAATGAAGCTATGACCGACATATGGCTTCTTATTACTCCAGAAGGAGTAAGTCTTGTTTCTATGGAATGTTTGGTTCTATTAGAAAAGGAACAAGATCCAAATAAGATGACTTGGTATTGCAAACTTCTAACAAGTAAAGGTCAAGTTGGTTGGGCATACTTTACAACAGGCACTCATTGGTTCAAAGAACTTAAAGAGTGAAAGAGTATTAATGAACCCCAAAGAAATAAAAGTTGGTAAAATATACTGCTGCGATATTCCTAAAGCGTTGCTCGCTGACGCAACAAAGCCGACTTTGGAGAAACTATATCTATTAGGCCGCATAGAAGAACAATCACCTTTTGTAACACTTGGTAGCGTGATTCGTCATGATACGTATCATGAAACCTTTCTTGTAAAAGTGCTTACAGAAACTGGATTGGTTGGTTATCTTCGTTTTTGGGAAGGTGAAACCGTTGAGGAAATCATAACATGAAAAATATCTCGGATATCAAACTCGGCGGCTTATATCATATTCCACATTACATGGCAATGTATGATATGGTTGATCCAAAACAACCTGATGCCACACTAAGCACAAACAAACTGCTATCACCAGATCTTGCTTTTGTTCCGTTAGAGCTTCATACTGTAATATTTGCCTATAGGAAATACAAGAAAACTACGTTCCATGTCCATCGTGTAAAAATTCTAACAACAACAGGTGAAGTAGGTTGGTTATCACTTGAAGATAGTGATTTGCCTTATGTGTTTTCCTATGACAAAACACAGATTTAGTTTATGTGCCGATTATACCATGTTAAACTAAGAATGTGATTACAACACAAGAAAACCTGCAAATAGGCAAACTGTATGCCTGTAAAATCGATCTCGATATGCGTCAATTCCATCCAAAAGATAATCGTTGGTATGATGGATTTGTTGACACTGTTGACACAATCAAAGCCTTGCAACCTTTTGTCGTGCTGGATAAAGATAAAACAAGCTTTTCCCACCCAAAACGACAACCACTTTTTTGTGTTAAAGTGCTAACAACAAATGGAGTTGTTGGATGGCTTATCTTAGACAAGTCTACTTTCAAACTCATTAAAAACGCAAATCAATGAATACATCAAACTTTGATTCAGGAGCATTGTACCAAACAATCAGTGAAAACGTTTGGCTGCTGTTCGAAACACCAGAACGGGCAGCTCAAGCAATACTAACATACTTCTCAAACCCAAATATCGCCGCAAACATGATGCATAAAGCAACAGATATCAACTTCAAAACACATGGATACACAACTAACACATCCATCAAACCCTTGTACCCAAATAATACCTTCGTTGTACTAAATCACCTAAATAACAATATCCTAAAAATCCTAACATCAGAAGGTGAAGTAAAATACATGGTGGTAAACCATCCACAATACTCACATATACACTTAACCAAACTATGACCCTCTCCGAACTCAAAGTAGGTAAAATGTATGTTACACCTCAGAACTCACGAACAAGAATCGTGTGGAATCAAGAACAAAAAATTGTTGATCAACTCAGTCCAAATATCCCATTCGTACTGCTACAACACTCTCTAGACCAAAGTAGCTCAAAAATCCTAACACCAAAAGGAATCGTTGGATGGATCAAATGGGAACTAAACGTCTACCTAAACACTAACGCATTCCAAGAAGCAAAACTAGAATAATGAACATACTATCTCACTCAATCGCTTTCATCTACGGATTCCTCTCATTCCCAATCGTACTATACTCAACAATCTTCACAATCAATCTCATAAAAAAACAAAACCTTTAATCCAACATTATTAAACCAGTATAACTCTATCATGAAAATAATCGCCGTAAACGAATTCTCTCTCGCTATCCCAGAAACACCTTCCGAATGGAAGCTACATCCCAATAACCCCCATAAACTTAAACTAGCTAACAACCTAACAAATGCACTCATACAAGCTATAAAAGCTACATCAAACCAACAAGCAGTCGAAATCATGAAAAATGCACTGCTCAATAATAACTCAACAAACTCTCATAACACAAAAAATATAGCTTCTCACTTCCTCTCAATCGTCAGAAATAAACAACTATACCTCTAAATTGCCCCTCTGAACAACGCCATTCACACGGCTGATGCAGATTGCCTCTGGTAAGCTAATAACGCCAGTTTTCAAAAACCACGATTTACATAGGTAAATCACTAGGTTTTCATAAACTCGTAATCCAGTAATATGGTAAATAGTCACAACCATAAACTTCTTCCAAAATAAAATCAAAAAAATCATAACGTGATGTAGTGTATCGTCACATAACACAATAAACAAAATCATACTAAAAAACACTTAGCCACAAAATAACATAGACTAGCAAGGGGTAGTAAGGGGGAGCAAGAGGGAGTAAGGGGTAGCAAGGGGTAGCAAGGGGTAGCAAGGGGGAGGGATTAAATCCTAGACTAGTCAAGCTGCATGACCAAAAAACCACTGGAATTCCAGTGAAATAAAAAAAGAAAATAATCCTTTAGAAAATCATGATTGGGTGGTATTCTAAGAACATGAAGAAGACGAGCAAGACCAGCAAGAAGGCTCCCATGACTACAACTCTTCATCCTGTGATTGAAAATCTTTTGAAGAGCAATCCTCTTAACAAGGCATCGAAGTTTAATGCCAATCATGAATGGCTTGAGCTTACTAGTTGGAACACTCTTCGTGGTGTAGACCACAGCATTTATACCTGCAATGAAGCAGAAGTTAAGCGTCGGGCGCTGGAGAGTCTTTTGTTGACAGGTTTCGGTTTCAGCTTTGGAACGAGAGGGTATCAGGTGATTTATTACAACATGAAGACCGGTGAAATTTTCAAGGCAAAGCCTGTAATCTCCCATGTAAAGTTTTCTCCGGTGCAGTCAGGCAGCACTGTTGCTGCGAGGAATGGTCTTAGCAGCGATGGTATGGATGATCGTCCTTGGTGATTGAGAAGCTGTAAGAACAAACACAACACAAAGAAGGAAAGAAAGCCATGAAGACCATCGATATGAACACGATTGATTCCAACGTTTCAAAGTTCATTGCTGCTTATGCTGATAAGCTTTGGAATAGGATGGTTTCGGGTGAAGGGTTTAATCAACCTCTTCATTATTCTCTTCAGAATGTGAATGGTTTTATTGTTGCGTTCGATATGATGTTTGATCGTGAGCCTAGCAAGATTGAGCGTGATTTTTTCACGTTTCATCTTTATGAGCGTGAGCATGTATATCTTTCTGCTAAGGGCTGCACTGCTCTAGGTTCATCATATCATGCTGATATGCCGAATGGTTATCTTGTGAAGATGCGTGCGAAGTTTGGTGGTGTAGCTTTGTCGGTTCCTGCATGGGGCAATAGGCCAGTCTGGGATGCTAGCAAGCCAAACTGTTGGCGTAACGTCGCTAGCTGAGAAGCTATAAAACACAAAGAAGGAAAGAGGTAGAAAGTCATGTTGTTGAAGCGTCAAGAGAAGATTATTTCTGAGTATGTCAAGGTTCATGGACAGCGTTCAGAGATTTTCTATGATGCTCTTCCTAGCAGTGTTCGCTCTGCGCTGGAGAAGGTAAAGTTTACAGAGACTCTTTGGTGCGACACAGAGCGTTTGATTGCCGATCTAATGCTCAAGCAGCGTTTGTCTCGCTGAAACAAATCCTTTACTTTCTCCAGAAACCCTGATAAGGTAAGAACAAGAACATGAGCATGAATCTTGTAATTCCGGGCTGTCCTTATACAATTTGTCAGACAACCACTGAATTTACTTACAAATGGCACAATAAATCCATTATTGAAACATTGCCTGCATATAAAGCAGAATATATTGATTCTAGGCTTCCAAAGCCTTTGAGCGAGAAAGATTCCAGAAATCAATTCCTTGTTGCTGCTTATGAAGCAGAAGTAACGGAAGTTACAGCATCTTATGAAAAACTCCGTTTGTGGGTGCTGGCAAACCCACAAATTCGTTGGAAGGTTCGCTAATATAAATTGACTTCAATGGAAGTAAAAACCCCACCAAGCTCTCAAAACCCCTGTAAATCCAGCGTTTTGAGTAAAATGAGGAATAAGTTTTAGAATATCGAAGGTGGGTGATATTATGAGTATAGAAAGAGAGAAGAACAGATGGCAAAGATCCGAGACAACGAGTTCGTTGCTTTTGTGCGTGATGGTCTTGCTTGCCGTCATGGTGCCCTTGAGATGAAGGGTAACGAGGTTCGTAGCTATGGTGTTCTGATCTTCCGTGTAGACCATGAAGCTGGAAAGATTTACTACAACGACAGGAAGTATTCTCGTACCACCAGCACGCATCAGAGCATCCTTGACCGTTCTTATTCCCGACTCGCAGATTTCGTTTTCGAGTCGTTTTGAATAATCTTTTACTTTCTCAAACCCGTCTGGTAGAGTAGATTCAGAAAGAGAGAGAAGAAGATGGCTAGCTGGAAGAACATCCCTGAGATCGGCGTTTCCTGCACGTTCGCCTGTTCCGAGTGTGGTGCGGAGGCTCACGGGATTGGGCCGGAAGCGATTGCTTCTAATGGGGCTCCCATGTGCCACGACTGCGATGTGGAGATGCAACTCTCCAACATCGAGGTTGACATGGATCTTCTCAAGTAAAAGACTTTACTCCCAACACTCTGATAAGGTAAGAACATGAACAAGGAAACAATCAAGGCATATCTGGACGGACTTCTGAGTGACAATCTTCTTGATTATGATGGTGATGGTGTTTATCTCAGGTTTGAACGTCGAAGCATCTTTCGGGTAACGCTTGGAACAGACGCTCTTGTTTGTTTTGAGCAAGAGCGTATGCGACCGAATGAGTGCAGGGAGGCATTGCCTTACAACGAAAAGACCTTGACGAGGCTTCGCTCTCGCTTGGGATCGTAATAATCCTTTGCCGTCAGAAGCTCTCAAACCCCTGGAATTCCAGCGAAATAAAAAAATCAGAATAATCTTTAGAAAATCCTCCTCGTTTGGTATTCTAAGAACATCGAAAGGAAGAAAGAACAATGCCGAACTGGTGCAGCAACTACGTGACCGTCACCCACAACGACCCTGCGATGATCCAGAAGTTTGTCGAGGCTGCAAAGCAGGAAAAGATTGCAGAGACTTTCTTCCCTCAAGATACCTCGCTCCCTCAAGGCGAGCAGGGCTTTCTCTCTGACAGTGAGTTTTACTGGAGGGTGGGAAACTGGGGTGTAAAGTGGGATTTTGGTGGCGATTTTGATGGTGATGCCAACACCGTTAGTGGGTACGTTGACACGGCATGGGCTCCTCCCCTTGGTGTGTTCCGTGAGCTTGTACATCATGGGTTTGATGTTCATGCGTACTGGCATGAGGGTGGAATGTGCTTCGCTGGTGAGTTTGAGAATGGCGAGGTAACGGATTACAACGACATTGAATACACCTTCGACGGTTTGGAAGGATTGCCGGAAACTATTGTGGAAATCTTCAACTTGAACGATATGGTTGACGATTCCCATGATTGCGAGGATTGTTCCTGAACAATACCTTTACTTCTCCAACAATCTCTGATAAGGTAGGAACATGAAGATCAACCACCAGCGCAACGATGTGAAGCGTCAAGATTTCAAGAGCAACTATTTCTTTCGCTCTTCGCTTCTGAAGCATGAGAGCAATCGTGATCGTCGTCGTTGGGATCGTGCGGTGCTTGCGCTTATGGTTGCTGGTGATGATGATATGGTGTTTGGAACCAATCACATGGGCAATCCTTGGCATTGGGACTGAAAAACTGAAACACTCGTCGTCAGAAAACCCCTGGAATTCCAGCGAAATAAAAAAATCAGAATAATCTTTAGAAAATCCTCCTCGTTTGGTATTCTTAGAACATGAAGAAGACGACGACCAAGGCTGCTGCTAAGACCACCACCACCACCAAGGCTGTTGTGAAGCGTGCCACTGCAAAGAAGGTTTCCACGACTATGAAGAAGAATTCCAAGAAGAACGTTGAGGTTGCTGCTGCTGGTCGTCTCGCTCAATCCGTTGAAGCGGGTCGTTTCTCGGATATCAAGGTGCCTGATGCTCTGCGTACCACGCTTAAGACTGGTTGGGAGTACATCGATGCTCTCTTCACTGGTGAGGGTATCCGTCCTTCAACTTGCTGCATGGTGACGGGTCTTCCTGGTGGTGGCAAGACCACGATCTCTCTCCAGCTTGCTAACAGCCTTGCAGAGCAGGGTCATGTGGTGCTGTATAACTCTTGCGAAGAGTCCGGTGCTCAGATCAAGATGAAGCTTGAGAAGATGGAGTTTAACGCTCTTCTGGAGTCGGATAACGCTTACTTTAGCTCTTTCTACGATATCTCTGATATCATTGGTTTTGCAGATAAGGTTCGGAAGAAGCACACTCTTGCGGCTGGAAAGGGTTTTTTCCTCTTCGTCGATTCTCTTCAGACGATTGAGCGTGCAAGCAAGGGTGCTGGTCGTCCTGCTGGTCCTGCTCAGCAGCAGTGTGATGCGATGTGGGATATCGCTGCTTGGTGCAAGGATAACATGACGGTTGCCATGATTATTGGTCAGGTTACCAAGGATGGTACGTTCGCTGGTAAGCAGGAAGTCAAGCACGCTGTTGACTGTCACCTGCACCTTGCGATGGATACTGATAAGAAGTCTGAGACTTATCGTCAGCGTGTTGCCGAGATGCAGAAGAATCGATTTGGGACTTCGGGTCTGTTCTTCCCTTACGAGATTTCCAGCAAGGGTATTGAGTTCGCTCAGTGATTGGTCTTGCGGTCTGTGGGCCGGGACTGTGGCCCATGAGACTAACAGTGGGGAGCGCATACTGAAGGAATAACGCTCAGTCTCCGACAAACAACAAAACAAAATCAGGTAATCCAATGTCAAGTCGCTCTCATGTATTCTTTGCTCACAAAGTTGGCGTGAAGCTTCCACAGCATATCTCTGAGATGCTGGTTACCAGTTTCGAAGCAGAGGTTCTGGAGAATGCAGAAGGTACCGCATACAACATAGAAGATGTGAAATGGTATCCATCACACAACACTGATGTTGGCGAGTTGTATAGCTTTCTGAGGAGTCTTGAACGTTCAAGTTTCATTGTAATCGATGCATGTTATGATTATCCAGCAAGCAACGAGAATGATGCTGGAGAATGGTTTGACAATCCATGGAATGCACACAAGCATGTTCGTGTAAGTATCGAATTTGATTGAGAGATATAATCACAAGAATCTTTCCTATATGGTGATATCACATGAATAAGAAACATGAATCACTTCTTTATGGAAAGATATATCGTTGGCGGTGTGGTAAAACAAACAATTCCTATAACGATTGTGCTTGTGATAAAGAAAGGTATAATTGGAAGGATTACTGTGTTTTAGGTAAAGCACTCCCATCAGGTATGATGAGAGCGGTAGACAGTATTTATTGCGGCGATTTCATTGTTCCCTTAGCTAAATACGGAACTGTAGGAATAAGGGTATTAACAATGAATGATGACCCTGTTGTTGGTATTATGTCGTCTGATGATATAAAACTGTTCATGGACCATGAATAAGATTCGTGACACACTTGCTTATGGAAAGATATATCGGTGGCGGTGTGGCCTGACGAATAATAATCTCAATCATTGTGGATGTGATATAACAATACCAGACTGGTCAAATTACATTGTTCTCCAAACAGGAATCAATGATGAAGACGTTGTATATTGTGGAGACTACGTTATTCCTATCTCACCAATCCACAATGAATCCATTATTGTATTAACCATGACAGCTGATCCTTGTGTTGGAAAGATGTACTATGAATCATCATCTAAAGATGGTAAACTTCTTCTGGCTCACTCTTCAGAAAGTTCTAACGTATGTTGAAGCGTGACAAACTTAAGACCGGCAAAGTTTATCGTTGGCGGTGCAATATGCGAGGAAACGATATCGAACGTTGCTCCAAATGTGATCACAATATTTCAGAATCGTTTCCTAGATCTTACACATTGTTGGAAACTCATGATGGTATGTGGTGGACAGAAGCGCACAGAGTTAAATGTGGAGACTATGTTGTGTTTCTGAAAACAACTGGCTGTGAATCCATTAAGGTTCTAACCATGGTAGAAAATCCTATTATTGGTGACATGCATTATTCTGGGATTAGCACTGGCAAGCTTTTCTTGTTAAGAATCTATAACGGTTAACTACTTATCCAGTGATAGCTTTGTTTCTCTCTAAGGACTAACGGCGCTTAATGCTAGATATGAGTGACGAGAGATAGAAAGAGATCAAACCAGTTTAGGGTGGATTAGGCCCACCATCAAAGTAAGCCCAAAGGATGTATATGCCCGAGGGCTATAAGTGTTTGGTTGCCACCTATCCATCCTTTTGTGATTAAACCGGTAATGTATCGGTGAAGCGAACTCTCCAATGCGTATGTGCTTTAACTGTTCGACGCCGGTGACAGTTGGCACATACAATATCACATTTACTCACCTCTGTTTTTAATAACTCGATTGATCCTTGCTGCACCAGCAAAGATACGTCTCGGTATTTTTCCTCTGGATTTCTATGATCAAACTCTAATACAATCGGATCAGATAAACCACAATCGACGCAACTAGATTTAAGCAAAATATCATAAAGATATGAACGACATCTTTCTTTTCTTTTATGATTTGTGTTTCTAACCTTCTCACTATATGCACGATCAAGCTGATCAGGATCACCATAATGTGCCTTATAGCAATCTCTACATACACCTATGCGGCTTCCTCGACGCATAGGAAACTCTTCTTCCACCAACTCCAGACAGCATCGATAACACTTTTTCATATATGACTCCTTTCCATATATATTACCTTCACCACACCCCTACCCATGTTGAGTGTCATATCCTGACCCCCCTCATATGCCTTCTAAGCAGGGGGGTAGGGGGGCTGGGCTTTGAGCCACGGGTGTTTATCCGGGGGTAGGCCGGACATGATATGCAGGGGTTTCAGCAGCAGAAGGGGCTAGATCCCCGCAACTCGCAAAAGGTTTTTTTCTTGGAAGTTTTGTTTGTGGTTCAAAAATTTTTTTGGGGAAAAAATTTCTTGGGAAACTTTTTGTATTTAACCTTTATGAAGTTATCAAAGATATTGTTTGAGGTAGAATCACAGAGGCCACCTAAAGTTTCGGATGTAGATGATGCGATAGAAACGGCTATGGAAACATATCCAGAAGAGTTCAGTGATGATACCTCACGTTCAGATTTCGAGTTAAACTATCTTGGTATGCTTTCTGTGGATGATTTAAAGCAGTACGATGACATTGATTCATGGATGGAAGATGTTGAAGACGAAGATGAGTTAAAGTCATTTCGTGGGGAGAGATGGAAGAAGTTATCGGACACATGGGGGAACACTCCACCTCCTATTGTTGTGGTTACTGGAGATAACTTTTCTATGGTTGGAGATGGCAGGGGAAGAGTTACATATGCTAACTACAAGAAGATTCCTTTAGAAGTATGGGAGTTGAGGTACAAGGCAAAATGAAACTATCAAAGATATTGTTTGAGAGTGATGTATACCGTTTGGACTCTGACAAGATCAAGAGTTTTGGTGGTTCATTAAGAACTTATCATCATTCTCCAGATTGGATTGAATCTGGTTTAGCTGGAGAGGATGAAGAAGTTCCAGAAGGAATGCATAAAAGCAAAGTATTGTTTGCTGTTGGAGACAAGAGAGATGTTGTTCCATATATGGCACCAAGAGAGGTAAGTCGTATATGGACAGATAACACGTTGTATTTCAACAAATCAGATGAACGTGCGATAAGAAGCCATAAAGCTTGGTTAAGTGTGTTTGACGGCGATGATTTTAGATATTTGGAAGATAGTAACGAGTATGTTAGTTCTAGCCCCAAAGAACCGATAAAGCAAGATCAGATAACGGATGCTGTTGGGTTTATGGAGCAGAATGGGTATGATGTTGAGTTTGTTGATGATGTTGTTGAGAAGGCAGAAGAGTTTGACGAAACTGGGGTGGAGTACAACGCTGAAGGTTTATAAATTATTTGAGTGGTTTCAGCATAGCAGAAGGGGCTAGATTTCCGTATTCCGCAAAAGGTTTTTTCTTAGAAGTTTTGTTTATGTTTGAGAAACTTTTGTATTTAACCTTTATGAAGTTATCAAAGAGATTGATTTCTGAATCTAGCTATAACATGACAAGGCATCCTCCAGAAGACATTAATGAAAAGACCATGATGATTGATGAAAAACTAGCGGAGCGGGAATGGATTGCGATAAAATTTTATTGCAACAAAAGGTATCGCAAAGCTTTTATTTCTGAGCATCGTAATTTGTTATTGTTTGAGGGATTAGCTTCTACGGTTAAGAGTTGGTGGAATTCAGCGAAAGAGAAAACAAAAGGTTTTTTAGATGGGATAAAGAACATTGCTGGCAATCTTGTTCCTGGTAGTTTTCTTGTTGGTTTAAGTAAACTTGGTGAAGCTGGGAAAAAGATTTGGGAGTTTATCAGTTCACTTGCTGGGAATGCTTATAAGTGGATGACTGATTGTGTTGACAAGGCAAAGCAGTTTATTGAGAATGGCAAGGCCCAACTTGTTGCAAACGTATTAAATTTGATTCTCAAGGTGATTTATCCAAAGAACGTGAATTTATACAATCAGATTGTTACAGCTTGCAAGCAAGCTGGTATAAACACTGGTTTAGAACCTGCACAAACGAATCAACCGCAGCAGCAAGTAAAGGAAGGCATTGTTGGTGCGGCTATAAAAGGCGCTAATCTTGTTGCTGGTGGAGGTGAAGATTCTGGAGGGAATCCAAGAGAAACCGTGGCGAACTTGGTGGAAAATGCATTTAAAACAATAACAGATTTACTATCCGACAAGATAAAACAACAAATCGTAGAAACCTTGTTTCCGTTTAACTCTGCTTCAATGGAAGCGGTTGGTATAACGTTGATGATACCTTTGGCTCAAGCTTCTGGTGGTTTAAGTTTTGAAGTGCTTGTTGATTTCGTTCAGCAGATTGTTAACACGATCAAACACGGAGCGGCAAAAGCTGCTGGTAAAATAAGTTTGTTTCGTGAATACAAGGAGTTTTTGTTGGAAATCAAAAGTAGTTTTATAGCTTTGTTGGTTAAAAACTTTGATTCGATTACAGGGGCGATTGTTGGTTTGATAAAAGGTTCTAATGCAGAGATGCTTATTCGTGCTGCTGGTGGAGATGCTGGGGCAGCAAAAGATGTTGTTAAGCAGCTTTTAAAGATCTTGGTTGATGCTGTTAAAAAACAAATGAAGGAAACAAGTGATGAAGAACCAAGTGATGAAGTGTTAGAAAAGGCAGCGGATTTTTTGATGGGAGAATCAAAACACGTTTATCTTTCAACGATTTTATTCAATTAGACCTTGTGGATGTATTTCAGTCAAAGAAAACCAACGTACCTTCTCCACCAGATCTACGCACACCGATATTACCTGCATGAAAGTCTGTGATACCTTTTTGTTGTAGGTTCCACATATGGGTAACAAGTTCTTCGAACCAGTTATCTTTAAGTCTTAGTGAGGAGCTTAGTTTTTTAACATCACGTTTTAGATTATCTGAATAATTGTCTAAGTCTTTAACGTATTCTAATGACATTCCAGCATATAATTCGTCGCTTATTTCGTCTAACAAGTCATTGAGTTTATCTTGATCTTTTTGGGTTGGGATTTCGAACTTTTCCATTAGTGTCCATGATATTTCCTGTCCACCTTCTATGTTTGGAAATCTCATGGTTCCTTGGTCATATATCATTGGCACGGCTTTTCCGATACTTGCATCTTTGTTTTCACGAACTGTTTTTAAATCGGTTGGGGTTGGGGTTGGGGTTGAAGTTTTTGGTTTTGGTTCACCGAACAATGCTGTACTAGCTGTTGTTGCACGTTTTTTAGCGGAGAATCTTGTATCCCAAGGAGTTTCAAGTTCTAGTTTAAGGATATAGTTTTTATCCTCGGTTTCGACATTGAAGGCATTACCTTTTGAACCACCTCCTAAGTGTTGAATGCTTGTTGCATTTTTTAGGATTTTGTCCCATTCGTCTTTGGTTTGAGTGTAGAAATATTTGGCTAAAGCCATACCTTTGTTTGAGGTATTGGAAACTGATGCTAGTAATGGATGGTCTATAAATGTTTTAAGGTATTTTGCTGTGCTTGTGTTTGATTTAAGCATATCAAGGATTGCTTTAAGGGTATCATCTTCGTTAACGTTTTCAAAGAGTAGTTTATAAAGTTTCATGAAGTCTAATTAGTTTTTGTTATGAAATTATTTGATATATTGTTTGAGAGTGATATGCGGAAGGTATCTCTTGCCGTTTTAATATATGACAACAAGGTATTAATTTTGAAGAGGACTGCTGGTGGTTCTAATCCATTGAAGTGGGGATTTCCTGGTGGTGGTATAGATAGTGGTGAAACGGCGTTGGAAGCTGTTTTAAGGGAGTGTGAGGAGGAGATAGGGGTAAGACCTATAGGAGTTAGGAAGTTGTCACAGAACGGGCGTATAACATGGTTTGTGGGTGAGTTACCAACTGCTCCAGAAGAGTGTATTAGTTTAGATTATGGTGAGCATAGTGATTGGGAGATGGTTGGTGTTGGTGATATGGATGGATATGATATGATTGATGGTATGAGAGAATTGATAGTTAAGGTATTGGAGGGTTAGAAGACACAATGAAGTTAAGTGAGATATTGTTTGAGAAGCTAGAGCTTGTGAACTGGGATTTGTATTGTGATTTGGTTGCAGAGGCTTATGAGAATGCACCTGATAACGATCCCGAGGCGATAAAATCTTTTTCTGCCATGCGTGATTCTGTGAACAAGTTTTTCAACATTATTGAATCGAAAGTCAAGGTTGAGTTTGTTGATGGCGATCCTTATCAAACAGCGGAACAAATGCGAGAAGAGATAAAGGAAACAAAGACGTTAAAGGTTATGAAAGATTTTTCTGAGCATCCGTTTTTTTCTCAAGAAGAGAACTGGAAATTTAGAGCTGTTCACGATTGGTTTACACACGTAATAACCAAGCAACCTTTTACACGCAAAGGTGAGTTAAGTGCATATAACACTCACATAAAAATGTTTCCACCATCAACTTGGCCAGCATTGTTTACAGAAATCATTGGTCAAGTGTGTTATCAAACCAAAAAAGGAGCATTTGGTGTGCAGAAAGTGGCAATCCTTAAAGGATTTGACTATAAAAACATAGGAAGAGTTGAGGGTTATGTTTTGAAAAACAAAGAACTTGTTAAACCCGAAACCAACTCTTAAGTATCAGATTACAAACCCATTATGCTGGTACCATCTTTTGATAGTTGAACGACAGCTTCATCCACTAATACCTTTGTAGTATTTCACAAATAGACTATTTGAGAGACTCTCTATATCCTTTTCGATATCAGTGATGTACCCTCCTGTTTCATCAGCTATTTCGCTTATAGCACTATAGCCACGATCTATGAGACTACTTGAGTCTATATTGCCTTTATACAACCAAGCGTCGGCTGTTCCTAGTTTTTTGTTTATACCTTCTTCATCAGCCGCAACTGGTAGATTGCAATCATCGGAATCATCACCTGGAGTTGCTGGTTCGTCAGCAGCTTTTACTTTTCGGTTTGGCCAATTGCCATCGATTCTATACCAAGTCGGCCCATCTTTAAAGTTATCTAACGCAACTTTTGTCCAGTCTGAACTTGATTCAATATTTGCCCAAGCTTTTTTGGCTGAGTTACTTGTTGAGCTTTGTCTGTCGCTTGTGATTGGTGCTCCAAAGTAATCTGAAACCAAGGCATACATTACTGAACCAGCACCGGGAAACTCTGGGCTTCTTGCAATGTAGTTGACTTCTACCGCATCGCTACAATCGCCTTGGTGTTCATTGTATGTAGCAGCGTATGCACAAAGCCATTTTTCGTATGGAAACGACTTTTGACTTTCAATCCATTTTCGTAACATATCAACATGAAACAATGCGAATCCATGCTCACTACCAGATTTCCATTTGTGCACTGCAAAAGTTGGCGCAGCGTAGCTTTTGAACACTTTGGGTGTTTTTAGATGGCTGAAAGCACTTTCTGGTGCTTTCATTTGTTCTGGACTTAAAAGTTTAAGTTGTTCTTGTTGTTCGAACAAAATTTTGTAAAGCTTAATCATCGTGCTGTTTCCGATCCTCTGTAGCGACTTCTAAATAGCTCTGTAGACATAGTAAGAAGAACCTCTTTTACGTAAATGTCTTTTGGATTTACTTTTGCATCTCTTGTTAGTTGAAGCAGCTTTTCTCCTTGTTTAACTAATGGTTCAGCATTGAGTGGACCTGTATAGCGATATGCATCTGCTGTTCCAACAAGGTCGGCCATTTCTTCTGGATCTAAAATAAAACCACCTTTTGATGGTAATGGGCAATCATCAACAGTTGTTGATGTTTTTGGAAATGTCTTATCTGGTGTTATATCTTTAAAAGATGTGATGGAAAGTTTTTTATCTTGTTTGATTCTTGGTTCTGCTAAACGCTTGGGATAAGTGCCTTCAATATCAACGTAGATATTTCCTTTGGGTGTTTTGGCATAGTTGTCCAAACCTTCTCCAGCTTTTGTCCACTCTGAACTTTTCTCAATTTTTGCCCATGTTTCTCTAGAAGCCACAGAGCTACTGTGATCTCTATCGCTTATTAATGGCGCTCCAAAATAATTGCTAGCAATACCATAAATGCTTATTCCAGCACCTTTCCATTTTGGACTGCCAACAGCAAGGGTTACTTGCATAACACCAAGACAATCGCTTCCTCTTTCTTCGCATTCAATCATAGCAGCACAGATATCTTCAAATGGAACATCACCATCTGGGTTGCTTAGGTAGTCTAGCAATGAATTGGTATGAACCAATACCAAGCGTGTTTCTGCATCTTCATATACAAAAAGAGCAAAGTCTGGTGCTGTATATGAAGTTAAAGTTTTTTTTGTTATTGGTAGTGGAGGTGGAGTTGCTGCTTCAAAAAGTATTGGATATAGCTTCATGGTTGATAAGTATCAACAAAGAGCTATTTTGATTAATACCCAAGCAGCTTGTTAAATACTTTTTGCATGATCAAAGCTTCGGTAATACCAAGATTTTTAAGTGTTCTTTCAGCAGCATCTGAAACGAAATGTGATGGGTCTTTGCTAAGTTTAATCAAAATATCCCTTGGAGTTTTATTGTTCTTTGCAACATTCATACGAATTTGCTTTTCTGTGTCATTTGCTAGGAATTCCAATGCTTCTACTGGAATACTTGGATTGGATATAGCTACAACACGAACGAATAATTCGGGGTCATTTTTTGCAAGGTCACTTAAAATATCTGGTGGACAGTTTTCATTACCAACAACACTTCTACGAAGCCAAAAATTATCACCTCGTCCTTTTGTTGCAAGCTTTCTTAACGTTTCTGGTGGAGTGTTTGGGTTTTCTGCAATAATAGTATCTAATCTACCATCTGAACTTTCAGCAACTGCTGTTAAAATATCTGGTGGACAGTTTGGATTTGAATATACATACTCACGAACATCTTCATTGCTTTCTATTTCTGGGTTTGCTAAATCTCTCAAAGTTTCTGGTGAAGTGTTTGGATTCTTAGCAACATTTCTACGAACCTGATTGTTTTTACTTTTTGCAAGCATTGCTAAACGTTTCGGTGAAGTTTTTGAATTAGCTGCTTGTTTTAAGTCTTGGTTTTCGGGTTCAAATAAGTCACTCTTATATTTTATGCCTGTGCCCTTCATGTCAAGTATTTTGATTAAATCAAGCTTGCCTGTATCAAAAAACACAGCTTGACAAGGCTCGGATGGATGGATGATGCTAAAACAATCGTCATTAACTCCATCGTAACCAAGTTTTTTAAGAAGCATTGACCATTTACCTGTTGGTCCTCCACCTCTTGTTGCTGAATCATCATCAGTTTTTTTATCAGAACCACTCAAAACTCTTGTAACATTCCAGATTTTTCCAGCAGGTCTTGGCCTTCTGGCATTTCTTGCTGCCTCATTGATATCATCTAAAGAATAGCCCATATCAACAAGTTCATCAACATCTGCCTTGTAGTCACCTTCACCATACTTCTTAGTATCTAAAATTTTTGCTTCTGGCTTAGGTTTGAAGATAATGGCATAAGGTCTGTCTACAGCAAAGTCAGCCATCTTCTTTCTATTTAAAGGATAGGCATAAAATCCAATAGGGGTATTGTATTTGTTTACAATGTATAATCCTATTCTTGGAACATTAGAAAAATGGATAAAGTATCCACCTTGTTCCTCGTATTTAATGATTTGTTCTTGCGAGCTAGGAAGACTTTCTCCTGTCTCTCTTTCATATCGGGTTATTTCGTAAAGAATGGAAATTAGGTTGGTCATATGCCATATATATGCTTTTCCAAATGATATTTCACGATATGATTTTGAGGTTTTTTAGCTTGAAATCTTGTAAATCTTGTTCTGATAACAAGAAAATCCAAAATCACTTTTATCAAACAATCCAACAATAACATCGTTTTGCGCAAGGTTTACTTCACCTCTCCAACCCCAAATAAAGCAAGTTACTTCCTTGTTAGCTTCAGCAAACAACCGAAGCTTAAGATAAGTCTTGCCTGTTTTGGTTTTAGCTAGACCAGCAGAAGCCACGATGGCCCAGTAATTTCCCTTCTCACTCCAGTTATCAATAGATTCAAAACCAAGTTCATCAAGCTTCTCACGAGCTTCCTTGGAAAGAAGCAAATCAAAATCAACAGACCCAGCAAGCTCCTTGGTAAACTCCATCTTCTCTGCCTTGGTCCAGTCTTCCATGCCTTGAACCTCTGCAATAGCAGCAGCAAGAGGTTGAGCAATATCATTATTCTTCTTACGTGAGGTAATACGCTTAAACTCGTCATATCGTTCTACAAGAACAGCATGAACCTGCTTGTAGTTCTTAAACAGCTTACCTTCACCAACAATATTCATGGAACCTAGTGCCTCAAGCTTAATCAACGCTGACAACGCACTCTTGTTAAACTTGCTGTGTCTCCATGAACCATCTGGATTAACAAGCAAATCATTTACAGAATTATATGGACGAAACTGTTGAATCTCAGAAACCGCAGTCTTACCAACATGCTTGAGTGAGCTAAAGCTTGGCACAAGAGTCTTGTCAAAAACAGGATGTGAGATAATCTCATATTCAGACACGTTAATGTCTGGCTTGGTTAGCTCATAACCAAGAGCCTTAGCTTCTTTAATCGCAATAGCCTTTGGATCTTCCTTGCCTGTTACCTTGCCCTTAGAAATTGCACAATAATCAATATATGTAGCAATCCATTCGTCTGGATAATAGGTTAGAAACCAAGCGCATTGCCATGTAGTAATTGCGTAGCATACAGCGTGAGACTTATTGAACGAATAAGCGACAAGCTTTTCCATTTCATCAAAGATGTCACCACAATCCTTGGCATCAATTCCATTAGCCTTGTTGCAAGCATCAATAAAGCTTTGACGTAGCTTGTTACGCTCTGCTTGTGCCTTTTCCTTATTGTTGATTTCCTTCTTGGTAAATGCCTTACGAATACCGTCTGTGTCCTCTAGAGGAACACCAGCGAGCTTGTGATAAATCATTTGAAGCTGCTCTTGAAACACAAGCAATCCAGAAGTTTCAGCAAACACTTCTTTGAGAAGAGGATGCTTGTATACAACCGAATCTGGATTAGAACGGTTATTCAAGAATCGTTGATCTACCTTGAGAGATAGAGGACCAGGACGAAAGATAGATGTAGCTACAGCAATATCTGTTACAGACTTCGGCTTCATGTGACGCATGAAGTTTTGTGTTTTGTCGTTAATAAACTGAAAGATTCCTGTGTAGTTTCCATTCCAGAAAACGTGCTCGTATACCTTCTTATCATCCATAAGATTGTTGTCTGGATGCAAGTTATCCCAAAACCATTGCTTGATTTGTTTGAAAGTTGGATGCTTGTTGCCCTGCTTTTGCAGAATACGTCGCACACATTGTTCGAACATACGGAGTGTACCAAGTCCAAGAATATCGAACTTCAGCAAACCAAACTCTTCAAGATGACGAAAGTTAACACCTTCTGGCCATGGTGTTTGTAGCTCACCACCAGCTTTGATAAGCGGCATACCTTCACGACTGTTCTCGGTAATAATCACTCCTCCAGCGTGACGAGACAATCCACGCATTTGCTTGAATAGCACCTTGATGGTGGTTTGAAACTCTGGATAAGTTTCCATAAGCTCTTGGAATGTGGGACTATCATTCATAGCAGCTTCAAAGGTCAATACCCATGTGCCACGGTCAAAACCTTCTACTTGCTTGGCAACATCCAACACTTCTTTCTCAATCTTTCCTGTTGCAGCGTTGATTGTCTCAAATGGAAGATTGTGCAAACGTGCAACATCCTTAATAAGAGAACGAAGTTGAAGCTGTGCAAAGTTGGTTACAGGAATAACGTTCTCGCTGCCGAAGAACTCAATAAGAAGTTTTACAGCACGATCACGATCAGAAAAATCTGAATCAATGTCGGGAAATGAGTTATGTGTAAGGAAAAAGTTTCCGTTTGGTTTGTCGCTTACAAAAAACGTGTGATCGCCTTCAACTCCAATATCAACCAGCTTGATTGGAGTTGCTAGGTTTACTTTGTTGATTTGTTTGATCTTCATATGTGACAACCAATCCTTTTGTTTTTTTATAGTTTCTTTGTTCTAGGTTGGGAATAGTTGACCATAGATTAGCAGCTTTTATTCCAGCTATAAACTCTTTTTGTGTTATTGTTATTATTTTGCTGGCTTGTTCTAGTACCGATTGGTGCTTTAAAAGATTCTTTGTCATCATTTTTTCGAATGGTTTTCCATTATCCTCTACACCTTTGAGTTCAACAAATAAGTTTAGTTCTGGCAAGAAGAAGTCGGGAGTATATGCCCCTATAGCTGTTAGGAACGTTTTACCTTCATAAATGTATTGAATCCCAAAATATTCAAGGAACCTTGCATAATCTGCCTCTAGAGCACTTTTGAAATAATCTTTCATTCCTAAATCAATGCGATAACCTGTTCTGCCATTTAGGTGTATTTTGATTTTACCGTTCGACTGATCAACGAACTGACATTGACGACTGCATCGTTGAATATGATTATCAGATTTTTTTATTTCAAACTGTTTTTTACAGGTAATGCAAGTTTTTACTTCTCTTCCGGCTTTATGGAAGCATTCTCTAGAGCAGAAATACACATTCAAATCACTTGGCTTGCCTTCAAAAATACTATTACAGTATTCACACTTTCTTTCAACGTGTGCTACTTTTTTACTTTCATTTTGACATTTTCTAGAACAGTAAGAGCGTTTCTGTGAAGGATAGCTAAGAAAAGTTTTGTCACATATTTTGCAAATACGATTTACTTTTCCTTCTTCTTTATTCCTACCAAACTGATTTTTGCATTTGTCATTGCAAAAAACTCGTCTAAGTGAGTTTGAGCTACCACTCCCATTTTTTTCTGGAATTATTAGCTCAAACTCATTTCCACAGTTTTTACAGCATTTTAATAAACTCGTCGGTTTCTCTGATTTCATCGGCCCTAACCTCTATTTCTTTTCCTTCACGAATAACAATCCAAAGATGGTTGGGGCTGCTTGTAAGCATAGTACCGTCTTCTAGTTCAAATTCTACAAGTGTTTTATGCAGTGTTTCTTCTTTGCTTACAACTGGTTTCCATGCTTTTGTATGTGTATACACCATATCCCCAACTTCCAAATCTTTTAACATTTTTACATCTTTAAGTGTTACTAGACGATGATCATGTGCCAATACATAAGTAGTGGGGAGCAAACACTTTTTAGACTTAACCAAGAAACGTTCGAATAGCAAACCAAAACGAATAGGATCAACCTGCGTAATATTCAAAACATATGATAGCAGCGAGCCAGCAGCAGAACCACGACCATTCCCGATAAGCATTTCCTTTCCAGCAATATCCATAATCTTGTGATATGTGAGAAAGTATTTTGCAAAGCGAAGATGCTTGATGGTATCAAGTTCATACTTCAATCGCTTAATGTAAACATCATCATGATTGCGTCCAACGTTACGCAAACCATTAATTGCTAGCTGCACCAACTGCTTGAATGCTACATCATCCTCAGACATGCCCGTAGAAGCCTCTAGAAGCTTTTCTAGGGCATTCTTTTCAATAAGACGACCAATGCCGGGAAGCTTCACAGAACGGTCAACAGAAACGTCACCAATAAGCTGGTGAGCAATATCATGGGTGCGTTCAATAGCATCACAAATAAGTTGATCGTCGTTATAAAGTTCTGGATATACCGCCTTTTGCTCAAGGTAGGTATTCCAAAGCTGATCGGCATTCTTTGGATAAAGCTCACACTTAAGCTCTTCAACAGTTTGAGGAAGAGTGTTGGGATCAATGGTTCCCTTGGTCTTTGAAGCCCAAGCCATAGCCTTGTAAACCTCACGCTCCTTCCAGTGATTAGGATTAGAATAGTGAGAATCTACGGTAACAACAAGCTTAAGTCCTGTTCGCTTTGATAGCTCAATAAGATGATAATTTACCAAATGTTGAGGAACAAGACGATTCATCTGGAGTTCAATGTAATAGTTCTCTGGTGCACCAAGAGCATCAACAAATCGATCTGTAATGCTCTTAAGCTCAGATTGAATCTTTTCAAAATTATAGTTTGTTACTTCCCAGGTTCTCCATTGAAGAGAAGGATCTTGATTATCAAACACAACCTTTGCAAGACGGCCACCAATACATGCAGAGCTAGCGATGATGTTTCCCTTGGCATGACGCTTTAGGATATCAAAGTCAATGCGAGGATAACGGTAAAAGCCATCGATATAACTTTCCGATACCATTTGGAAAAGGCTCTTGAGCCCAGCATTGTTCTTGGGCAGAAGAACAATATGGTTACGTTGAGCAATTGGATCAGAAAACTTGTTGTTCTTTGATTCTGCTTCGATTTCTACAACAGTTCCACCTTCTTCCTCTTCCAAAACTTCTTTGCCATGCTTGGCATCCATGTCAGCTTCTGTATCAGCTAGCTCATTTCCAATTGTTTCATTATTAGCAAGAGCTTTGGCCAAAACCTTGTTGGCCTTTTGCATCTTAACAAGCTTTGACCACTCAGAAAGTGAATCGATGAAATAAGCTTCAACGCCGGGAATAGACTTAAACTTAACTCCCTTATCTTTGAGCTTCTTGGCATGGATTTGCTGGTGAGATACTCCAGCCATAGAACCGTGATCGGTAAGAGCAAGAGCATCCATGTTGTTGGAAATAGCATAATCGATATGCTCTTGTGGAAGGCCGATAGCATCTCCAATGCTCCCAACTGTGCTATGAGCGTGAAGACCTACGAACCTTGAAGGCTTGATTGAGTTTGTCATAATCCTATATTATCAAGAATAAAACAAGAAATAAAGGTATTGTATTGGCTGTGGAAGATAACCAAGAGAATAGAATGAAGAGGAGATATGTTGAATTAACAGATTATTTATAGTGATTTATTTTATTGTAGCAATAGCAAAGGAAAGTTTTTGGTTTAAGTCTTCCGAGCTATCCTGTGTTGGTTCAGAAACAAAGTAAATTCCTTTGTCGTAATTTACTGAACCAAGAGCCAATGTTTCTCGTTCATGTTTAAAATCATCATCAACTGTTCCAGCAAGACGTTTTGGGTTTCCAAAGAAGTTGTCATTCTTTTTCAAGCTAGCTTTTAGTATGATGTAAACTGGTTTGTCTTTTTCTTTTCTAAGAATGGTATAGAACATGGATGGATCGGTTGTCCATCCTTGAACCTGAGATGTGCCGGTTGGGTTTAATGTTCCAGGTGGCAACATTCCTTTTTGTTGAGACACATTAACATTAAAGACTGATTTTGCTGTTTCTGGATTTAGGAATAGTATGCGGTATACGTTTACTCTGCCACCCCTAAGAGGGTCAAGCAATGGAGCATACATATTTTTTTGTTTTAACGCTAACAGGGTTGGAGCAACATCATCCAAGTCTGATTTGACGTTGAATCCAACATACCGAGCTAATGCTGAAAGTGCATTTTCTTCTTCTTCGGTTGGTTTTTCTTTTTCACTTTTTTTGATATCTTTGCGTTGATCGTCAAACATATATTTACCGAACAAGGCATCTGGCCCTTGTTCTGGTTCTTCAAACAAAATAGAAACCAAGGATAGTCTTCTCATGTTGAGAATAACTAGGTTTCTAGTTTCTTGATTTAAGTTTTTTTCTCGGTGTTTGAAGGGGCTTGAGTGGCAAGTTGTTTTTTGAGTTCTTTGATTTCGTTATCTAGCTTTTTTATTTGAGAAGCCAAACCACGAACTTCTTCAAGAATCACTTTAAGATAGTCGTTTTGTTGTTTGTCGTTTCTGGTTAGCGACATAATCATGCTTCCTTTTTGGACCGACTTTTGGTAAAAACCTTTTCGTATGTTTTTCTAACAATAAGCTTCAGAGAAAGTTTGGCTGCATACTGTGAACTTCCGTCATCCCATTTAACTCGAATAGATGGACAATTCACATCATCTTTACCAACTGTTCCTTTTTCTGTTTTCCCATCACCACGTTTGAAGATGGATTCAACACGTTGACCAGGGAGAAATATAGGCCATGGAGGCACCCAATTTGGGTTATTTGTTGCAACTGTGCTATCATCAACACTTGCAGTTACTACCAATGACCCAGATACCGCAGCTTTCTGCCGTTCAAGCAGTTCTTTACGAAAGGCGATATCAGCTTCCTTTTCAATACGTGCTTTTGCAGCTAGCTCGGCATTAGTTGGCCGTCCACGCTTTTTAGGCTCAACCTTTTCCTTGCCTTTTGTTTTGCCCTTTGGCTTGTCTTTAGCTTTTGGCTTTTCAGTTTTTGGTTGCTTTTCAGTTTTGGCATTAGAAACACCAAAGATGCTTTTAAAGACTTTCATTGGCTACCTTGTTCAGTTCAGACACACTTTTTAGAAATAAACTCTGCTAGGTTTTCATAACTTCTACCACCATCAATCTCACCCCAGTCAGTAACACAACCGTTTTTATCCGCTGGGAAAACAAGAATTTCTGGACCAGACACAGGCACGTTTGCAAACGATGCAAGAAAATAATTCCCATTCTTTTCCAAAACTGCCTTGTCCATATTAACAAACTTCACAAAGTTATACCTCATACATCGCTCCTTTGCTATAGGATAACATCTCAAAATAAACAAATAAAGCTATATATTCATAGGAGTGTTTTATTATGACGAAACTAACAAAAGCTTCTCTACAGCGTATAATTCGTGAAACCTACGAAGATGCTTGCATGGAATGCGGTTATGAGGAAGGTATTCACGAGGAAGAAGAAGCATTAGAAGAATATCTCGCTGAAGCTAAGAAAAACTGGATTAAAAAGGCTGTAAAGAAACCTGGTTCTCTACGTGCGACTGCCAAGAGAAAAGGTTTAGTTAAAGGTGATGAACCTCTTTCTAAAACAGATCTAGAAAAACTGGAAGATATGGGCGGCAAAACTGCCAAAAGAGCAAGATTAGCAAAAACTCTCAAAAGCCTTAAAAAGTAATTTACTTTTCTTTTGTGTCGAAAGAACCACAGCTACAATTATTCCAATCACCCCACCAAGTACAATCGTCGGTATGTTTTTCAGCTTCTTGCTCTAAAGCAACTTGAGCATCAACCACAGCTTGTTCTAGATTTAATACATTAACTTCGTGATATTGAACAGCTACCCAAGGACCGGTTTTAATAACTTGTTTTGGAATCCATACGTTTTCAGTCAT